CCCCTTTGCCATTTCCCGGGCCATCGAAAAAAGGGGGCGGGGCTTTTTTGGCGGGGGGCCAAAAGGGGCGTGGCTTGGCAACATGCCAACTCCACCCACTGGGCGGGGCTTGGGCTGTTGCCAACCCCGCCCACAATAAGCCCCTCCCATGGGAGGGGCTTGGATCATTGCCAACCCCGCCCATGGGAGGGGCGATCCCGCCCATGGGAGGAGTTAGGGTTGGCAGGGTTCCAAAGGTTTTACGGTATTAGGGTTAGGGTTGGCAGGGTTCCAAAGGTTTTACGGTATTAGGGTTAGGGTTGGCAGGGTTCCAAAGGTTTTACGGTATTAGGGTTAGGGTTGGCAGGGTTCCAAAGGTTTTACGGTATTAGGGTTAGGGTTGGCAGGGTTCCAAAGGTTTTACGGTATTAGGGTTAGGGTTGGCAGGGTTCCAAAGGTTTTACGGTATTAGGGTTAGGGTTGGCAGGGTTCCAAAGGTTTTACGGTATTAGGGTTAGGGTTGGCAGGGTTCCAAAGGTTTTACGGTATTAGGGTTAGGGTTGGCATTAAGCCAAGTAGGGTTGGCCGGGACTGTCATAGGGTTAGGGTTGGCCGGGCTCCAAAGGCAGAACTGTCTTAGGGTTAGGGCTGGCCTTAAGCCAAGTAATGTTATTGGATAGGGTTGGCCCTAAGCCAAGTAGGGTTGGCAAGGTTCCAAAGGCAGAACTGTCTTAGGGTTAGGGCTGGCCTTAAGCCAAGTAATGTTATTGGATAGGGTTGGGGAGACGGGACTCCGAAGGTAGTTCGCTCTTAGGATTGGCCCCATGGCAAGCGGGGCGGGTCTTCATCCGAGAACTCGGCAAAGGATTGGCAATACACCAAATAGGCGGCGACTGCATCTGATTTAGGGTTGGCATTCGCCCAAGTAGGAAATATTGAGCCGAGGCGCTAATAGGGCTAGGGTTGGCCATACGCCGAGTAGATGGTGACTGTAGCCAGATTCTACCTGGCCTTTATCCAAGTAGGTACTACTGAGCCGGGTAGCATAGTTATTAGGACTGGGGGCGTTGGGAGGAGTTGGAGCTAACCCTAATCCAATTAGATGCCTGTAATGGCGTTATGGTTGGACCATTATCAAAGGAAGATATCTATTAGGGTTGTCGGTTCCTTTATTCTTTCTTTCCTCCCCCACGCGGACTATGCATCTGGATTGGCCTTGTTCCAGAAATCGACTGAATCATTTAATGATAGTGTTTGTGGTTGGCATATATCCAATTAACTGTAGTAGTCTACAATTGCATCATTGACACAGGATAACACTGGGGAAATTGGGCAGACGCGTTGCCAACAATGCTGCGGCGAGTACGTAATCTCCATTCATAAGAATGTGAGGTGATTTAAGGTCACATGCACGCCCGATTGGGCGAGTCAAATAGTATATAGACAGGCGGCCCGAGTGGGCGAATTTGTACGGACAAGCGATTAACTAGTTCACTTGTAGGGGCATACGGCCATGCATGCTTACCAGTATTGGATATCTTTTTCAGAGCTCTGTTATCACTTTATTTTACCTCCCTCTTTTTGCGTCAATTGCAGCCTATGTGTGTTAAGGAATTAGGACCTGTGGATTACTATCATGAATGTCGGCCAGCCTCTCCGCTTGGTACAAACGAAATATAAAGCGGTAGTTGCCCGACAGCCATGATAGTCTCCCATGAACTTCGGCGGTTTAGTGATCTTTGTAACTAATATTCCTTTACGGACTTACATAGTATTTAGACTTTTGACACTTATTGGGATGGGGTGGATGGTTTGGAGACAGCTGCGGTGGTCTATACATCTAATAACCATCCATGCAATCTCCAAACAACCTACCAATTCCACCAATAACTTTTTGGCCCGGCCATATTCCCGCCCGTCACTTTTAAATAAGAACTACAAGACAGGTTGCATTTATTAAAAAGACTTTATTCTTAACTATCGAGCTGAATATGTCGAAGACCTCTATTTCTTTAAAAACTGGATACATAGCGAAGCTATTTTCTGTGTATAAAAGGCTGTCTAAAAAAATGGAGAATATATAATACGGTGCAGGTAAAAAAAATCTCTTAACAAAAAATCAGAAAAAGTCACGACAAGCTCCCGCGTACGGATTGCCCTCATCCCCCGAATCATCCCCATCGGACAAGATCTCAATTTTTATCTTATGTGGTGCTTTGGGCATTGGAGTTATAGATGGCTGTACGGCAGTAATTGTAACATCATCCTCATTAGATTGTTCATTGGGCGGGATAATAGCCTGCTTCATATCTCCGGCCTCGATGCTAGTAGCCCTAGACCCCCCGTGACATAGTTCCCAGGTTATTGTAGGTGGACGTTGGCCGCGCTGGATAGTATTTGGATTGACCACACATACATTACCCTCCATTTGCGGTTCGAGTAAAGCAGCTGCACAGTATGAGCGGACTACTTCTGGAATGTCATCTGGGGTCTCAAAAGGATGCTTCCGGCTCTCTGTCAGGTACAAAGGCCTCAGAGGTGCTCCTAGACCCCATCTATTTGCTGCCCTGTGATTATAAGCAGCCCCTTCTAGAAAATCTGGTCCTCTTATACTGAGTCCATCTGCCTGGAAGGCCATATCCTTGCGGTCGTATTGCGGAAGAACAAGGCCGCGATATTCACGGGGGGTCATTGGCACGCGAGTAGTGCGACCGGCCTTTGTCTCGACAACATATTTAACATTATCACCTCTCATCAGCTGTAATGGGGGTTCATTAGGGTATAGCTGAGCGAACGCGGCTTCGACCCGCGCAAAGACTCCAGGCCCCACTATCCCACGTGATGTCATCACTACCCTTGACATGGCTTCACAATCTGGCCATCTGTGGGCCCCATGGGCCTGGGGAGTTATAGTCGCCTTTATATATGAATGATAGCTACTAATTGCTGGACCGTCGGCGGGCCAATCCACTGTATCAATTGTATCCAGGAAAATGAGCCGCTTGTGGGCCGAGCCGAGCCTGAGGCATAGATATTCAACCGCCCCCGCAAATCCTAAATCTCTAACGGATAGCAGCAGCACGCCCCTGGAATTGAGTGCAGAAATATCTGGGACCCCAGTCCAGTTACCCGCCCATGCGTGACTGCCGTATGAACAAAGGCGGTCACACAAGGCGGCTAGCAGGAAGGAGAGGCCACCTTTTTCATCAGACCACATAGGCATGCAAGAGGCCACTGGGGCGGCGCTTAATTCCTCCCCTACGAGCGGGCAGTACATGATGACCACCTTTACATCCTCAGGGTCTGGAATCTGGTTCATCCAAGCACATTGTTTGCGGAGCGGATCAGTGACTCGCAGGGGCCCGTATAGTCTTCCTTCGACATGGCTTCCGCCACGTCGTGCCGCCACGCGGGCCAGTGCCTCCGGATCAAACATTAAAGCGGGTTTCCAGTTAGGAGGAAACATAGGGTCATCTAATAATTCTGCGACTATGTCGGGCTGGCAATAGGTAGACCGTGCCGACTCGGTTGGCAGCGGAGTATGTGTTATTCCGGTGGGGACGCGCCTATATCCCCCGCGGGGATGGGGCCCGCCTTGCGGCATTGGACCGAGAGCCTTGACCGACGGCAGTGTCCACGGTAACTCGGTTTGGTTATCCTTTTTAGAATTTTGTATATTCTGATGTTTTGGCAAGCCATCTGGTCTATCTCGGTCCTTTGGGGCAGTATCATCTGTCTGGGCATATGCCCCGGACCCATTACTAGGCACAGAATGGCGCTTTGTTTGGGGCGGCCCATGAACATCATCGGCTCCATTATCTATACCGTCTCGAGGGAGAGCTTGGACGGGCATAGATTTGCGCTTAGAAGCAAATCTTCGTGGCTGTTCTCCCTTCCCGTTGGCCCGCTCAGACCCAGGTATCTGCTGACATTGCTTATTGACACGATTGGCGCCATCTATCTTACGTTCCCTGTCTTGCTTGTGGCAGTTGGTTTGGCAGGCCACACTACGGGTTTGGTCCTTGCGCTTAGATCCCCCGTCTTGCTGGATGCCGCTCCCGCTTGTCATGTATTTATCAATGGTCTTTGACGCGATTGGCCAGACAAGCGGCGACGTTTGTTTGTCTTTGGGGGTAAGATGACTTAACACCCAGGATAGTTTGGCGCCATTGATCTTGGCTGACCCATTTCCGCTCGGGGCAGAAAAGAGCGCCTCTGTTAGGTTCCATGCAGAATATCTACGCCTAGCCCTGTCCACGGAAAAGTTTACAAAGGGTCTCACAGTGCTAATCACCGTACCAACAGCACGAAGCGCCATAACACATGATTCAATGCCCTGCGACGATGAAAGCTCGCCCCGTAGTCTCATAGCATTTATACATATAGGCAACAGTTTAAGGTCCTTTATCCATGATAGAAGCTGGACGTGATGCCGGTGGAGCTGGGCAGACGGACAGGCAGCGTCCAGCTCCAGTGAGGAAATACCAGGAATGTTGCCGGCACCACCAAAGCACTCGAGCAATACCTCTATTACTGCATTACAAGCTAAAACGCACGCATCTGCCAGTTCCTCGGTTGAGTAATCAGATGCATGTTCGGGATCACAAAAGTCGGGGTCCGCCGCGCTCTGCTCTGTCGCCAGATGGTCCGTGGACTGCGGTGTGTTCTGCGGCTCTATCTGCGAGTCGCCGCGAACCGTCACAGTCTGCAGACCCTCGGTAGCTTCGCGCATGCTGCGGCGGACAGCATTCATTCGGCGATAAATGGAAGAAATGTCATCCGTTAGAGATGCGGAGGCATCAACGGCCTTTGCGGGGAAAAGCATGTAAGCATACGCCCTCCGCAGAGACATTTGCAGAAATTGTTTTTGCACTTTATCATAGCGGCGGCTCATCGCTACGGCCGCGGCAACATGCGGTAGACCCCATAGAGCATTTCCAGCCGCCATCGCATCTCCAATATGTGGTAGAGGTCGCGCAACACTTCCAGTAATAAATGACCCGGAACCAGTACCACCCCTCAGATTGCATTGTTTTTGACAAACTTGCTCCAATAACAGATCCTCACCAGTTATTTTGTTACATTGTATCCAGCCCATAGCATCGAAACTATTGCTATATAGTGCTTTTACAAGAGCATCATACTGCTTTGATGAATCCCCCATCTCTCCCACAAAAACAGCCACCGGACCGCGGCTCTCGGCATACCGCTCTCTGGCATACCGTATCTCTGGTTCATCCCACAGCCCCTGGCGATAGTCCCCAGTACCGCCATACCGCACCTTGCCAGGTGGCGGTGGCTCAGACCCGGGCCATGGATCCCCATTTGTCATTAGCAAAGGTCCGTTCATAGTAGGCATTTCTGGGACGCCTATTGACATACAAGACTCAGCTCCGGCGCTAGATGATGATACTCTTTTCATCGCCGATGGCCGTCTCCCCCTACCCCTACGGGGGCGCTGGTAAAATGCGTTATTTGCCGCTGGTGGAGGTTCGCAGGAGACTAAATCTATGGTGTCATCTGATGATGGGTGTTGATATTGAGTGGACTCGCGAGGGCTATTCGCGAGCATAGTTGGTTGTTCCATAGTCTGGGGCTGCTGTTCGGTTTCTTCTTGCTGAACTGCGCGGCGTACGGGTTGCTTGCCCTTGCGCTTGACGGTGCCCGTGGCCTTGCTTGCAGCGGTGTTACTGGTCGGTGGGTGTGTTAATTGCTGCGAAAACAGTTTTGATAAATCAGTCTTTGGGGACCGCTGCTCCGCATTATCCTTTTTACGCTGCATGGCGGGCCTACGCTTCTTTGGTGCAGATGGAATAAATGATGGAGGGGGGCGCTTTGGTGTTGGAGGGCGGTCTGGGGATGGTCCCCTAGAAACAGAGCTCCCGTCCGAGGAGGAGGAGGACGACGATGTGGATGAGCTGGAACTGGACCTGGACCGCCCCCGATCGACAGATCTGCGCGGCGACGCGGCTGGCGAGCAACATGAGACTATAGGTAGCGCGGGCGGCGAGCGGCCCCTGGGGGCAGACCTTGGCGATGTAGACGGGGGGCCGGAACGTTCCACGACACCAGTTTGAGGCGATCGCGCCGGCGACCTATACCAACCGGCCGAGGTAACAGAGGTCGGTGATGACTTGGGTGTCATGGTGCGCCCACTGTCGGCACATCTAGCAGGGGGTGGCGATGCCGATGAAGATGGTGAGCGATGGCGCCTCCGAGCGGTATTCTTGGGCGGTGCTGCTGTCGGTGACCGGGCAGGTGAAGCGATCGGTTTATCAGGAGCCGATGGTCGCCCCGCGGTGGCAGATCTTGGTTTTTTAACACCCACTGCTGCCCCCCCGTTATCGCTACATTCTTCTTCAGATTCACCAATATCAATAACATCAGCAATGCCCGCATAATTCTTACCACCGGCCGCCACCTTCGTTTTATTCACACCGGGTTTTTTAGCCATTGTTTTCCCCCCGCGACCCAATTTGTACTCACTCTTTCTCTTCTTTTGCAGATCGGACCCGGTTTTTGGACCGCCTTCGGCGCGCACAACACCTTTGGGTGTTGTGTCCCCTTTCTGCCGCATCCCCTGTGATGGAGACTGCATTTTAGGTGGTGTGGCCTCTTTTATGGGGTTTAAATTGCCACAGGTGGTTGGTTCTTCATCACTCGAATCAATTTCTGTAGGGCCGGGATTAGGTTGCAGGGGTTTAGTAAATGCAGCGTCGGAAAGCGGCGGTCCCATATAATCCAAATAAAGTCGCCCATCTCCTCTATTAACCGTTTCCATGGGTTTGGTAGTTGCTGCCATTGCCGCAGCATTCATTACATTATCTATAAGACACCTCGAGTCGTCCAGTAAGTACTGCGACTCGTCAATCAACGGTGTATTGGGCCCCTGGATGCCGTGCTGAATATCAATCGAAGAAATGTTGCTCATAAAACTACAATCCGCACTCGCGGCGGCCTCAATCAGGTCAGTAAAATCTGGGTACTGCGTCTTGGCCATGAGTAGAGCTGGGCGTCTATTAAAAAAGCATAAAGTGACACCAGATAAGAACTGTGCCTATTTTACAAAATAATAAATCTGGAAGCGGATAATATCTATACATTAGTTTAATTAATATGTTAACCGCTATTACAGTTAATTAATAGGACTATAAGTGATCAATTACTTGTAGTAATTGAGATTAAGATATTAAGATTCTAAATACCTCAAAGGCCAAATCATGGATCAAATTGTAGTATCACTTATCAAATAAAAAATAGTTGTAATATTTGCAAAGAAACTTACTTTTAGTCTTTAGCAATATGTCCCAGATGCTACTCCGAGCCGTAGAACTGCAGAGAGAAGGCTGAAGAGCGCTGGTTAGACCGGAGTTGAAGATAGGTTGCTCGTAGTAGAACTATGCAACGATCGAAAAGGCTTCTACTTAAATGCTACTATAGTAAGGGCGTAGTCTTTAGCCGCGCCCATACAGGAAAATTAACGATGCCTTCTTAGTTCGAGGGAAAAATGAATACATTTGCCCAACTACAAATCGCGGCCCACATAGTTGCATTCTATTAACTGTCCGCCAACCAAGAAGTTGGAGAAGTTCCGCAAAGACTCAATTTGCATGTTCAGTAGCATACGATTAAGTTTTTTCCAATGATAATGTTTCACACAGTTCCTGTTGTGCATATTATTATTGTGTATTATGGGTAAGTTTACCTAAGGTGGGGTAAATGTTAGCATATAGTTAAACAATCACCGATAACATTATTACTATTCGTTTCCTGATACGAATATAATTAAAGCCCGCTCCAATAATGTTATTCTTACTATTTCCTGAATGAATACTATTATCGGTGGTTATGGGTAAGTTTTCTTAGGGCGGGTAAATGTTAGCATATAATTAAACCATATCCAATAATGTTATTCTTACTATTTCCTGAATGAATACTATTATCGGTGGTTATGGGTAAGTTTTCTTAGGGCGGGTAAATGTTAGCATATAATTACGGCTAGATCCAGTAATATTATTTCTACTAGTTCCCGGTTGAATATAATTAACAGTGTTTATGGGTAAGTTTTCTTAGGGCGGGTAAATGTTAGCATATAATTAAACCATAATCCAATAATGTTATTCTTACTATTTCCTGAATGAATACTATTATCGGTGGTTATGGGTAGATGTTTGCGTATAATTAAGCAACAACCAATAATAATATTTCTAAAACATCCTGCAGTGCATATCATTATTTTTAAGCCTATGATCAGGCAGCATTATTCCCCGACACTTATATACCTAGCCATGTGGTGGCGCTCTCACGAGAAGTTATGCTAGCTGGCGGTCATGCGAAGATGGAGCTGCGCCACCTACATGACCATCGTATTAACACCTATTGGAGCGGCATAGTTGAACCGTCGGCTACGAACGGTAGGTTTCAATATAGAGAACTCTCTACTGCCATCTAGTGCGCTTATAATTATATACAGTGACACTGTTGCTTGATTAACCCCTTCGCGACAGTGTGCAAATAGAGAGGCATCACTATTAATACTATCACAGATCCTCTAGCGAGACATAGTAATAATAACGGTGTGATTAGTTAGCGTCATTGCTGCTATTCTGGCCGTAATGCGGTGACGCATCGCCTATATTGCTAACTAGGGGTTAGTTATCAAATCCTGACTCGTGTTTCCTATACCACTAGACTCGTTACGATCGGACCGCAGTCTATACGATCTATCACCGTCTAGCGAAACAAATGAGTACTATACCTCACCTTAGCTGTTTTCTCCTGAGCTACTTTTCTAACACCATCTAGCGATGCAACTGAGTACTACATATCACCTTAGCTACTTTACTATTTCTTCCCCTGCCCCATCTAACGATACACATCACCTTAGTTACTTTACAACACCATCTAGTGATACAAACGATCATTGCAGGTGAGCATTTCCGCACGGCCACGGCCGTGCAGTAGGAAGGCGGGTCTATGGGCATAGAAGAGACCTATATAGGTCGTCGTCCGCTACGATGCATACCTAGTATACGAGACGGTTAATTTGCGGTTACGTGGTTGGCCGACACCTCTCATCAGATCTAAAAAATCAGAGTAAATCTTGCCGATATCATTGGTTCATTTAACCAACATCATATAGTCGCACATGCGATCGTGTGTATCGATTAATAAAAATAAAAAAAAAAGAAAGCAAAGTTGTATGTCTCTGAGTACTTACTGCGCGGCGCCTGCGATGTTATTCGGCAAGCCAGATCGGTCGATTTTTCATGGCCGATAGTAAAAATATTTGCCCAGTTTAGGGGGCGGGGGTATCGACCCCCCCGGGCGTAGAAACGGGCAAAAAAACCAATTTTGCGTAGAGGTTTGTACCGTCGTTAAGACAGTTCAGCCGTTCGTGCATTACATTTATATAAGCCTAGGATTTATTTTGTACTCGCTTTAAACATACTGTGTCATGTTTCAAACTTTCCGCCTTTGAGCGGATAGGTCGCCTTAGATAGAGTTCAATTTGATTGGGTGAGACATATAGGCGCTATTATGTTTTGCCCGGGCAAATGTTTGTCATCAAGGCGGCAGTATTGACAAAGAATCGGGGGTGTCCGGCGCTGCTAATAGATCCCGTAAAATTCAATGTACAGGCAATAAAACACAATGAACGGAAACCCTCATTACCTTCTGTGCCCCCGGAATAGGTTATTTAAATATAATTAGCGCTGTATGTTGCCATTCTTATTAAAAGGCTGAGTCACTATGTTCTGAGGAAAATATATCCGTGTACTTAAATACACTATGTACACTTAAGACAAACTGAGCGGTTTATGAAAAACCATTAACGACACTATCCCTGTGAATTGAAAGATATGATCTAGGTCCACCATTCCCCTGATTATATGAATCGGTCCTATAGTTGGTTTTGCGAGACAGCTTTAAATTTAAATTTAAAGCCCCCAAAAGCCATCAACTGCTTTATTCAGTGCTGGTGTGCCGCCAGCCCTCAATTCCCATCCCGCTGCTGTTCGGCCTTACTTTCCAGGAACGTGGCAATAAATTAAAGCCTATTAGTTTAAAGCAGCTCTGCTGTGATGTAGCAGTTTGTTCAAACTGCAGCAGAAACCACAGAAAGAAAAAAAAACAACCAGACACAAAACGTTAAGAGAATATGGATTTTATTATACTCGCTTATAAGCGAGTTAAAAACTATAACTATGTTAACAAGTTCAATCCAAAATGCCAGACACAAAGTACTGGCTAAACAGTTTAAAGCACGATCATCGTTAACGCCAACACGGTACAGTTGACGCTCATACATTAAGAAACGCCAGATGGCAAAATACAAGATGAGTCAACACCGAAGGACAAGATCGCTATCGGCAAACTTTCATTCATTATTACAAACTGTACTCCTCGACCCTGTGATAAAAACGCCATTATTCGTACAATATGAATGACAAAAGTCATAAAAAAAATCATTCCTTGCAGTCACCATCGTAATGTCGGATGTGGATCCCAATCTCTCTTCCCCCATCCCGATAGTTATAGTCGGAAAGAAACGGAAGAATTTTTGGAGGCTAAATACGCATAACTAAATGCAGTGATAGTCACTGACAGCGGTGCAGCCGTATCGTAAAAGTGGCGGCGGGAGCGCGACGACGCCCGCTAAGCGACCCCTCCTCGCGCCCTCGTCGCCGGAAACGGTTCGTAGGAATGGGGAAAGCATAGTAGTCTGCTGCCAGCGATTAGGTTGTATCCCATTTTAGTCCACATCACGACCCCGTTCGACCGTTTTTCCTCTCCTCGCGATCTAAAAGAGTGGAAAAAACAATCATTAAAAATTTGGCAGTGATATGCGAATAAAAACCGAGTCTCAGTTCGAAACAATCGCTTACCAGAAAGCCGCCAGTCATTCTCGCGCTATCGTTTATGAGAAAGGGGGCCGTGTAGTCGGTGGTAGCCGAACCCCGACTACACGGCCCCCGTATCGTTACGTCTTGAATGGTCGCTCCGTCTGTACCGCCTTGACGGTATGGACTAAATGGGCTCGGGTGCCGCTTTTTATAGTCTCAAAGCGCCTTCAAACCACGCCCACTTACCGAACCCGGACCGTTCGCACTCTGGTTTCCAATAATATATTATAATATATTATTGGCTTCAGAGTGCGAACGCCAGATTTGACCAATCGCATTAGCCCATTCTTACCACATGATCTAATTAAGCACATATTCGCACTCCGAAATACTGTGTTGGAAAACGGCCAACTTTCTATTTCACAGTGCGAACTCTAATGCATATTCATAACCCCACGACCACGCCTTTAAAGTTGAATATTATTAAGGCGTGGTTATTCCCAGAGCTGCCTTCAAACTGCCATAACCAGTTGACGCAACATAAGGTAGGCGATCGCGTGTATATAATTATATCATTGCTCAATACGGGAAGTATTGCTTAATATGGTTCAATATGACCGTAACTTGACCTTTCCTCCTCTCAACCAACCATTTTACAGGCCTAAAAAGCACCGCACGCTAGTGTCTATACTGTTCGACGATACTTCGGACGACCGTACCGCGGACAGAATTGATATACGGTTCGCATTCCTGAATAAACCATTGAAACCTCGACCATTATACGATCGCGGAATCGCGTTTAGGATGGCACCAAACTAAATAAATGATTCATGGTCAATATATAAAAGGCTCTCGTTTACAGAACTGCGATAGACATGGCGACGGCATCGCGACGGCCAAGCGGTCAAGCGTGCGAACAAACTGTAACGGTATCGTATGTTCAAGGATTGAGTAATTCACCGTCTACATCCACCGCTTTGTGGTCATCACCACCGGCAACTTTGACCAAACCGTCTATAGAATCGCCTAGAAGACAATTGGATCCGCGCACGGTAAAGCCGAGGCAACAAATGTCGCCGGCTGGAGGAGATGGCATGTGGGATCTGCATAAGTCCATCACTGTAGATCACAAGGAATACGGACCTCCTGTACCGCCGGACGAAGCCCGCAGTGGTATGGATCCCAAAATGGGACCCGGCGCGTTTTGTGCTTCGCCGTGGTTACCCGACGCAACTCGACTAGGTGACGATGTTAACCTCGTGTTTAAAGCTATAATACGAGCATCCGGATCAACTGGGCGTTATTGCCGGGCCTTTCGGAGAAGTTTATTGGAATTTTACCTGATCGGGCGCTATGGACCACGACTGCCGCGCGAGGGCTGGGAAGCTACTTTACAACTATCCCCCAACCAAAGTGGACCGCTCCGTGCTGTATTGCGCGAGGCGGACGGACGTATAGTGAACAATACCGGCTATATGGAAGGGCCGTTTGGGCCCACCGAAGCGCCGTATGGAGCAGAATGTGAGGTCGACGGGGGATGTTATTCTGACGATGAGCGATCGGAATGCGAGTCAGATCTATCGGAAGGGGACATGAACTTCGTGTTATCGTCAGATACGGAAAGCGAGCGTGGCTACGATTCCGACGCGTCGGTACGTAGCGTCACATCAAGCAGCCATAGTAATTGTGACGATGTTGACTATGACCCGCTGGGCGACCTTGATTCAGAAGAGGAGATGACCTCGTCGGTATCTACCTCCGACTCTGAAAGCGAAGTTATAGAGGTTATAGGGACCAAACGCAAACGGCCGACCACGAGGAGTATGAGCGCACTCGCGGGTACCACAAAACGCCCCAAGAGTTAATAAACCTGTCGCGATATATGCTGCAAGCGCGTATTAACCTTTTGTAGCTATGCAACTCGTTGGGTACCGCAAACGCCCAAGAGTTAAAAAAAAACTGTCGCGATATATGCTACGGGCGCGTATTGACCTTTTGCGATTGCTATGTAACCAGTTGCTGGCTCCTGTTTGCCCCGCCCATTCCATCCAATTGATGTCAATAAACACCGCTTAAGAAACCGACGCCGGCACTTGTTTACTGAAGGGAGGGACGGTTGGGCGTGGGCGAGGGCGTGGGGGAAACGGCCAGCCCGCGGCGGGTCGGGTAAATATAAATGAAGAGGCGCTGTCTCAATCTTATTGTTTATTAGTATACTAATAACAATAACAGACAAATGCATGAAATTACAGAAAATATGAAAATATCACAAATGGCCGACCACCAAGTAGGTTTCATACACTCTGTGCGGTGTTCAGGTAGCACTATATTCTTCGCGCGTTCGACTACACGACAGTTTTCGAATAGCCCATCAACATAACAAGGATGACAAATGTAACGGTCGCCGAGGCATATGTCTGGGCGTAATGGAACCGAAAGACCTAAGTTGGCATTAACACAAAGCGAGTACTTCTCTGCGTCGGTCATTATATTCCATCTGCGTGACCGGTCTGCGCTTGATAGTGGTCTAGTGAGGCACTGTCGCCGGCTAGTACATCTGCGCATTCCGAATGGATTCCAGAGCAGTTGTAGGTACAGGTATCAAACGTTCTATCCCTTGTAGGATGCGGTATAACCCCTGTATACCAGGTGTCGGCCTAATATACCTGTGCATTAGTAATACAGGTAACTATTTCACTAGTGAGTCATTAGTTCAACATCCATGATCAGATGCGGAAACTAGATTTGCTTGCCCTCTGTTCATGAGGATATGGTGGAACGGAGAACTCGTTCTCAAAAGAATCGTCGGAAAAGTCTCCACCATTTTCACAGTCACTATCACTGTATGGCTCGACGCCGGGTAATGAATTGTAATACGAGCCGTATGCATTCTTGATGCCATTGCTTTTCGAACGCGCTCTTGCCCTAAGGAATTTAGTAGTTAAAAAGATGGATGAAACAGCCAGGATTATAATAGTCACGACCCCTAGTACTCCGAGACCGACTACAAACAGTCCAGATCTGCCGTCATGGGTACCGCGGCCAGGTGTAGATTCGGTAGACTTTAGCATCGTATCTTCAGCAATTGCGGGTTTATGAGTTTCGATGGTCACGCCGACAAATAGATCAATAGTTGATAGTAACGTATATGCCCACGATGTTATTTTATCATCTATCGTGATAATTACGACATATAGTCCTGAGTCTGTGTTCTGAGGATTCGTCAGTCTTAACCCTATACCCTTTTGCATTACTTGTATTGCCGCATTATTATCACCGTCTAGCTGTTCCGATTGACATGATGCCCAACCAGCACCCGTCTCATTGCAATTGCTGATCTTTCTTTCCCCGACTATACTGGCGTTCAACGTAGATGCGAATGCGCAATTTGCGTTTTCTGGGAAAAGACATTCACGTTCAGACGGATGAAATAAACACGGTTCATAAAGCGATAGTATAGGGCATGTGTTGTCAACTATAGGCTTCATAAACCACTGGATAGTCATATTATAAGGTCCTTGTATGTGGTAGATGGATAAGTCTGCTGTCACGTTCATATCTTCGCCGGCATGGAATAGGACTGTTTTATACAAAGAAATGATAGCTTCTGCGTCCATATGTTTAGGTGTAATAGGAGCATATGTTGGCATTGGCATCGCAGTCGGTTTTAGCGCACCGTCTTTAAGTGTAAGAAGAAATACTTCTGTCCTAAAATACGACGAATCATTTATACGTGCGTGTAGTAGATAGAGTCCTTCGTTTGCTTCTGTTGAATTAGTGATCTTTACACCGCGTATGTTGGCTCCAAGTATTGGATAGACATTAGAATCGCGGGTAAAATAAGCATGATCAAGTTCCGTCAGGGCTGAGTTTTCATGTACGGTGTAGTAAGCGATTCCTAGCGGAACGGTCATATGTCCATGGTAGTCGCAATCCTTGTCCATTACCAAATCCGAAAAGCAGTAGATTGTGTCGAGACAGATATAGGCCGGTGCTACGGCTTTGCATTCCGTAGTTTTGGTAAATGACCACGCTTCTTTGAAGCGGGATCCGACGATCGTAGGCAACTTATCACGTATTTTCGGCTCCAGCGTTACATCCTGACCGGTAGTTCCAATCACTTGATGATAGTCTGCTATACAACAGTTCAACATACATGTTATTATGCACACAGCTGTAGATATAAAAGTAACCATCATCGTACCAATTGTTGAGGTTCCGTAGTCTGGCCGGCAGTATGTTGGTGTTTAGTACTCCAAACTCCGCGCATAATACAGTTAACCAGGCTGCACACTTAAATTAGTACAGATCTATAGCTCCACCCATAGCCTATTACCTCATGTACAAATATATTTGGATGTTAATGAAAGGCAAACAGTCAATCATAACAAAAACATTTACTTTTAGTCATACTGATGTGAATTATTCTGTTTTATGATCCCCAGAGCTGTCATACGCTGCCAGTTTTTCCTCCAGCTTTCTCATTAGGGTACCATATAGACTCCGGATGTTGTGATTCCAGAGCGTATAGGGAAGGGGGATTATGCAGAGCTGGTTGGTTGATGACGCTTGTGGTAGAACCTATGTAAACACGTCGTTTAGTACAACAAAGACATAATTTGCGTTTAAGAGGAGAGCACATCAACACGATGAATCTGGTCAGCGGTAGTACCACAAACATTACAGCTGGGATAAGATAGATATTTGGAATTTTGTCAAAGATATTAAGTCCACTATTGGTATCATTATGCGTAGGCTGCATATCATCAGATAATGTTGTGTAATTGTTAGTCGTAGGAACGGTCACAGGCTTCATGGTCGAGAAGCCTTCTGTAGATACCTCTTCTTTCAAATGCTTGTCATCCTCCAATGGTCCAGAAATGCCCATGAGATGATAGTCGAGAGGAACTCCAGAATAGAAGTCATAGTGATGGCATATGGAACCTACATCCGCTACAACTCCGAAATCTTCGCCGACGGGTGGCCGTTCTGTTACCTTTTCATAAGCGTTATCATCCGGGGGGACTACTGCATTATTTTTGTCGGTAATTATAACTGTCGTTTTAAACACATCCGGTACTACAGCATCGTTCACACTTACTCTGATATAATATATCCCCGAATCGTGTATAGATGGAGAGTCCAATACAAACAACGCAGTACTACTTAGAACATCTTTCAGGTGTGGTCGCGCCGGGTCGAAATAGCGTGTAGCATGTCTGCAGGCCTTGAAGGCAGTTGCTCCAAGACGAGGGCAATCATCATATATAGCTGCATACGCGACAGAATAGCAGTGACGAGAAATATTATATACTAGTAGCTCGACAGTTCCATTGTATACTGGCGGTAGTTCGGCCTGTGATCCAAGAAAAAGTAGTTTTCCATAAACTGCGTGTCTGTCTTCCACGGCCGGTATTGACGCAGAAGCAGGTTCCTGTAGATATAAGCTTACGGACGTCCCAGCATACACGATTGCATTGATCGTTGTTATACAGTTAATCGCCGAAACAAGTATCAGTATATGTCGTGTCGTTCCCATTTCTATTTTTGAAACTCAATATATCGTCTATATGGCGCACTGGACAATACTGGAAGTACGCGCTCCCAGTAATACACTAAAAGAACTACAGACGGCCGCAAGAGACGTGTATTTTATGTCCACATAGGCGCCGCCCAGTCAAGCCTATCCTCTTCGTCGAGGATTTTGTAAGCGCTTCTTACTGGTCTTGTATTTTTAGTTTTGTGGCGGCGCTTATCATCTTTGGTTGTTAAACATATGTAGATGACCCACCCACAAATACCTAATACTATACAGATAGACACTACAGCGATGCTAATATAAATTGCTGTTTTGGACGTGGCGTTTGGCAAATCCTCATCTTCGAGACCGGAATCATGGGCCGGTTGCGTAGTAATTATATGCGATAACCAGTTGTTAGGTAACTTAGGCCTCCAATATGATGGCTCATCCTGAGGACTACTAGTTCCAACATAGCTTTCAGTGTCGTTTTCCCGGATTATTGTAATACTTCCTCCGTTAACTTCAGCATTATGTGCATGTCCATGGTCATCGCTCGCGGCTTCGTTATGTGTATTACTACTAGTACGCGTTATGACGTTGTCGTCTGTATATGTTTTGGGTACAACGGCGCCACGCTGGCGCATCCAGTACTCTACTATTGCCTTGTGCATAGGTTGTTCAAAGTAACTTGTGAGGCCCATCGTCTTCTTTCTATTTGCAACATCAATCTCTTTTTGAGTAAAACAACGATTGCTGGTGGTCGGGTCCGGCTTCCCGAACCAACACGATGAATTAATGTTAACTTCAAAATCAGAATAAATCCTGTCGCCATTAACTTCCAAAACGCGTGTGTATTGTCCACTATGCCATGACATAGGTGCGGCAATGACCAGTCCGAGTTCGTCATCTGTTTGGAACATGAAACTCGAGAACTTAAAGTCCCACCACATAGCTGATCTAACTTTACAGTCCCCAAAAACCTGTCGTAATGAACAATTCCCATATTGTATAGTCATTATCGGGTAGGCACAACCCACTCCGACTTTGAACCAAGATATTGTAGCGTTATATGTAGACATACGGTTAAGCAATGTCCCCAACATTAGTCGGTCGAGTCCTTCGCCCGGTATTAGCGCTATTGTAGAACAATCACCTGTATATTCAAGCGCCTTGACATACGTTGCAGACCCCTTCGGTCTTTCAAATGGCGATGCTATCCACGTGCCGGGCAATGTCCAGTCGGTCTTATGAGTAAAACGCGGGGGTGGTACAGACGGCGGTGGAATATACACCGTTGTAGTTTTTCGTTGTGTAACTGCATGATTGCCAATAGCTGCAAGGCTAGTATCGCTATAATAAATTACGATCAAGAACAATATATTCGCTGAGTATTTATTCATTTCCTACTGAGATGTTGGACCATCAAATCCTGGGTCTTACCCCAATTAAAACAACAACAGAACTGTAATGGGTACATTAAACATACGCGCATATACATATTGCCGTCATACCATACAAAGGCATAGGTACAGCCCACAGGTTAAAAACAAAGAAACTGTAGTCATTAAAGCGGCCATGGCCGACATTGACCATGTTGAAAATCCTTCATAATTTCCGCGGAACCACTTTCTACTAACAGATTCGGCATAACCGTCTAAAGTTCTTATTGAACATATATAAAACACATTGTCCCGGCCTTCAGCACGTGGCATCGCAATTGCACTGTACATTCGCCAGCACTTATCCCCTGGTATTGTTATATTAGTAACCGGTCCAGATTCTATTTTCGTTTCATGCACGACCCAAGAGAAGATTGGGACTGTGTCAAGATTATCGGCCTTACACATGGCCACATGACGCAATTCGTCAAACTCTATTGCCAAATGTTTACGTGAATAGCATGGGATTGCAGCATCGACCGATATGCAAACTGAGCGCCCATTCTCTTGCAGGTGTGAAAATTCGGAAGCACATATTTCGCAAGTTATAACAGATTTTATGTCCGCCACAGTCTGATTGATATGGACTATGCCAATGGTCGTTCTGTAGTCGTTAACAGTCCAATGTTCTTTCTTAGTCGTAACATCAATTATAGCTTTATTTACATACCAGTTAAACGAGTATGTGTAGTTATCTAGCGTTGCGACATGACATTCTGCTCTGAGAGCCTTATGGGGTTCATCAGGTGGAATTATCTTCAGTAGTGTCGAGTCTCTATCAGGAAACGGACTGGTCGTGTTGGCGAATGCTATATGGTGGTAATGTCCGGCGAAATGATCTTTATCTTGGTCTTCTATTTCAGCGCTTTCCGGAAAGTCTTCACCAGAATTGGGCCATCTGGGTATCCATGGGTATAATAACGAACCATTGTTTGTGGCTTCTATATATTCATGAGAGCATGGTGCGGCGCTTACCCATGGATAAGCAGTTAAGCTAGTGTCGTCGATAATGTCTTTGGGAGTAGAAAATCTGGTATATATGCCAGTATCGGCACCACTTAAATTATCATTTACAATTAGTCTAAACAGCATAATCCGCCGCAATCCGTACGAGTATATTATAGTCTTCTCATATATTTTCGCTACCAACAAAGAATTATTTAGTGTTTTATTCATGGTAATATTTACATCGAATCGTCTAGGTTGATGGGATACATTGTATATATAATCCATGCGCCACATTTGTGGATCGTGGTTTATCATGGTTGAACCATTAAAAGAGGCTATTTCATAATAGTGCCAGGTAGAGTTTTCTGGCTTTAAAAGTGTTATGTTAAAATATTGGGTAGCGCTACTTCTATTCCTACCTCTAAACGACAAAGGTATTGTCACGTTTGCCGCATTCGGCGCATCGATACGAATACATCTCGTCCGGTTAGAGATTATTGTGAGGTTAGCACCGTTGTAAATTCCATCTGGTGGCGCTTCAGCGGCCGAGGTACTTGACGTGGTCTGCGGTGTCGCGGTAGTAACCGAAGCTGTACTCGTCCATGGTTCTGTAACAGTCGATGGGTTCGTAGCATCTACTCCCAACGACATAGTTGGCTGCGGTGAAGTTGGCGAGCATTGAATGCTCATAGTAAATAAAATCACGGCTACCCACATGACCGTAACGTCTGTATACATCCTGCATGAGATAAGGACTACGACAGGAGGCCTACATCGCTTGCATTAAATTACTCTTTCATTTTAACCGTTTAAGTCAACATTCCGCGTCAATATAAACACAAGACACACACGTCATTTAATATCTTTATTTAAAAATAGCTGTTTAAACAGATGATTTTAAACTAATGGAACGCGTTGGAATTTCAAGTCTTGGCGCCCAAACATCGATTGATGTTTGGTCAATCGCGTAACAACAGATCGAAGATATAGAATATACATCCCAAGAAGAATTATTGTCACGATACCAAAACATCCGATAGTCACTATTGCAATTAAACCACTCGTACCGATACAGCGCCGCGCATCTTCTACTAGAGCGGCAAATAGTAGTGGCTGATCTATCATACTGTCATAGGTATGTGGGGGATGAGGGTGATTGTGGTAGCTTCCATGCGAATGTGTTGAGGTGGTATTAATAGTTGTACATGTCGATAGGTTCGCCATTTTAAGACCAATCCGCGGCATCCTTCCAGTAGAATGTACCATGAAACTGGCGAGTAACAAATACCCACCAGTTTGATTTCTGAAATTGGCATTGGTTTTAGGTACTGTCCATATGTCCGTCTCATTTACACATTCATTATCTATGTCATCATAGCATTCAGATCCATGATCTGTAGAGCCGTAGTCTTCATAACCACACCGGGGGAAACCAAGCATGGCCGGATCGACATTGCGTTCATCCCAAGACTCACTCTCGTCCCTGATTTCTTCGAGACTCTTCACCAGTTGACAAACGGTCTCTGTGCCATTTTGGAAACTAAATCGTATCTTCCCGTCTTTCGTACTAATATTATACGTATTGGGATGGGGCAAACCATCTGGAGACATCCACGTACCTATATCAACAATGTCCAGGTCAGCGCCAGACGTTCTGCCAAATTTATTAACGCAATAAGGATCGTCTGATGTTTCAAAAGTTACATTTAGTGTTCCAGTCTTCGTATTATTGTCTGTTCTTAGAATAAACTTATATAGTCCACTATTATACATCCCACTAGATATAATCAAGCCAGTACCATATGGTAGCGTGTCCATTTGTCCATCAATATAATAGGAATAAATATGCGAATAGCCGCCACAGGTCCATACAGACGGCTGATCCCCAGAGCAGTTGTAGTATTCCACGTAGCCAACAGGCATCGTGCAATTAGCGGTGATGTGATACCAAGTAACAGACATGTCATATGGCGCACCATTCCCGGCGGAAACACTGGAAATAGGCGCGAGGAGTGTAAGGTCGCACCATTGAACTGCAATATCCATCGTTCCAATGTCCTCATATCGTCCTGTGTGTGGTGGTATCCTCCCAGGCGGTCCGATTGGCAACGGTCCGTCCAAAATAGCCCTGGCGCCAGCTGGTATAACTACACGTCTTGCATGTGTAGCGTTGTCCCATGTTCCAAGATGAATTGGGTCCTTGCTGCGGCTATCTCCCATTGCGATGCCTAAAACGCATCCCAAAAAAACTAACACCACAGCTATCATTGTTGCCATACCAGCTACACAAGCGCCTCTATGATTTCAACACTCCAGCGGCGCGCCCGACCCGGAGATCGCCGCAACGCGCATAGCTACTTGTCTAATTTATACACTTTTTTACAAACTTGACTCCTCCCATATATTAATTGTAATTTACCCTTTGTGGGTAATAACGGAAAGCGAAAGCAGATCGTCTGCCGTAGGTCGCCTTTGTTGATCAAATGTCAACATCTTGCATATCAGATATTCGGCGTCCATATGTAATGTATATTTACGTATCAAAGGCGGGACTGTATATGGTTTGCGCTTAACTTCTGAATACTTTCCATATTCCTTTACAATACGGCAGTTACCATTTACTGGAAACTCAGCCGGATGTACTTGCATGGCCTTAATTATTCCACGTAATTGATGACTACTATACCCAGAGGGGTTTTTGATCCCAAAAAGCGAAACACGTTGTACTAGCATTTCAAATAACACTATTCCAGCGCTCCATATATCCGTCTTTGCGCAATATGTATCCAAGGCCAACAGTTCGGGAGAATTAATCTCAAGCGTTCCAACCCACCCATAGTCTTGAGGTGTATACGGCGATGCCGTTGTTTTACACGCAGCGCCCAAATCGCCCAACACTGCATCATTCGGTTCGTTGAGAAATATATTTTCAAGTTTTACGTCGCGGTGTATTATTCCTCTTCCGTGCAGGTAACTAAGTGCCTCTAATAGTCGTTTTTGGATAGTAAATGCGGTTTCTAGACTGAGGGGCGATGAACGCTCTTCGACGTATGTATATAAGTCATGAGTATAATGTGGCAATACCAGACATACTAATGGACCGTTGCGAAATGCATCAATAGCATTAATTATCGCTCTGTGGTTTATATTACGCAAAAACCGCGCTTCGGTTTCCGTTCCACCTTTACTGCCCGCCTTGACTACTACGGGTGTACGTTGTTCATCGCCATGTTTCACACATACAAATACTTCTCCTTCTGCGCCAGGTGTTAGCGTTTTCAATATTTCATATTGCGTATTCACAACCGCCGCCACGTCAGACGACGAAGTATATTCATGTGGAGATTGACAAACGTCGGTCTGGTCGGCCAAAGATTCCTCATCTCCATCATAATCAGTTGCATGTGTGTTTGAATCAGACGTGAACAGTTCATCACAATCGTCAAATTTGTCCCCGGTGTGATTCTTCCGATCAGACGTGTCGCTCCCGCCTCGCAAATCGAATTCGGCAAAAGCGCCCAAACATATTACCTCGTCATCGAACTCTAATGTATCGGTATGACACGTTTCCATTTCATTTGAGCTGCGTCCGCGGCAGTTTTGTATGTTTGTTCTCGTTTGATATGAGCAATCATCTAAATCATCATACCTCGTTTAGACGACAACTGTTCCATTGCCAACGATTGTAGACCACAGGAAGATCTTACGAACTCGCCCTTTGACAACAAAGTGTCTAAAAGGCAGAGAATGTGGCTTATGAAGCAGCATAAGGAGGAGACGCGCAATGGGTGTGGTTATATTGTCAATAGCCACCCTGATTGACGAAAATGGGCGGTTACCTGGCAGAACTAGAGACGCCTCGGTACATTTATGGGACATTTTATTTAAACAATGTGCCAAAATGATGGATGATTCGCTCGGAATCCCTGTTGTTATCAGACCCGCAAATCTAAGGCGTTGCGCCGGCAAATTTATGAGCATGCCACGAGCCCACAGACCTATTTTAAGACTAACCAACCCTCTGGGAACTGGGGCAAACGGAACTGGCCTCGCGGGAAGACGTGATGTACCACCAGTACAATTTTATGAAGACGGTTCCGAAAGTACAGAATGGACGAGTGTTTTGGCTGGCTATGATCATCTTTCGTCGGGTATACTTGGGAATCATACTTTTGATATGTGGATTATTGGTGCTGCCGATATCTGCAAGCCGGCAATAGAACAACTGCCCAATTCAAAACGTTTCATTACCATCAAAGTTCCAGGCACATGGTCTGGTTTGACGTGGGAAAAACCTGATGGTCTATCACCCCTTACTGTAACCGAATGGGATCCTTGTGACGATGAAACCATGAGCAAAGACATTATTGAGAAAAAGCTCGTCGGCATAAAATGTTGTTATGACCTCATTGGCCAGCCCGCTGCCGCAAAACATAATAGCGAATTGGATGACAGCAAAGATGTAAAATGCTGCAACGGCCCCGCCTGTTGTATAGCCTGTTAGCTTTATATAGCAAGCGCAGCTGGCTGGTCGGAATAAGGTATTTGTTGCATATTCATAATATATACGCTTGGTTATCACTACGCGAGGATAGCTGCATCTTGTATAGAAAATTGTACGCTATAAAATGACTTCTACACGACTTGTGGTAAAGTATAGTAAAGGCGGCGGTAGCGTAGTTCCGGAGGATTATCCTGAGCTATTACAGATTTGCATACTGGACGAAAATGATGACGTTACACCAGAACCGATACTGTCGGATTCATGGGAGTCTATTAACGAAGAGCCTGATGAGATAACTGGTCATAGACGACGGATAGAGCGCTTAAATCGAACCGCCCGAGATGAGTATAAGTGCTTTAAAAGGGCCCTGATCGCAACTGCTATTGTTTCATACACTATCGTCGTCATAACACTGTTAATCGCAATTCTTTTCAATAAGTATTTCAGAGCAGTTTAGGCATACGTTTAATATACAATGGCTGAAACTAATCGGTTATTTGCTGCTGCGTTTAACGGCATTGATACACCGCGCGGAAGATTCTGGAATCCGCGCATGAGGGAGGATGCGCTCGTGTTTTGGCCGCGATTTGTCGATGAGATAGTACATGGAATTAAGCAATGCGCCGAGGCGCGTGAGCGATTGGCTTCTATTTGCATAAGTGAACCAGCCTGTGGTGATAACTACGATCCGAACATAGACATGTGGGCTCAGATAACATTATGGTCTGTGTATCATCTCTGCGAAGCCATAAGCAAGAGATTTTCAGTCGACGAATTAGCATTACTGGGCCATCGTGACCTTTCATGTGGTGGACCTTGGAAATTTGTGTTTAATGAATGGGATTTCAGGGATTCAGGGAAATTGCGTCTCGTTGGACCTGGACTGATGGCAATGTTTACAGCACATATGGAGAATTGGACTGCAGGCCTTTCAACGGCCCCTGATATGGCTACTATGTCAGTATCTACACCATGTGAACGCATGCCGACGCTAATAACAAAAGTTGCCATGTTATGTGCACTGGAAGTAGCACGATTCATCGCTGTGCTAGTATTACCAATAAGTGATTATAGAGTACCCCCAGGACTTCCAGACGATGATGCTGGGCGAGCTCTACGGGTATGCTGCGCGACAATGCAGCAACGACGTCTCTTGGGTCCAGAGCTGGAACCCGATGCGCGTCTTGATGGAGAAGAACTGTACTACAGAGCTCTAGTACGTACAATAATGGGTATTATAGATTCCAGGCGGGAAACTAGTTTTAAGTTGGACAAGAGGATCCAATTTACTCAACACCCCGCTTCTAGAGATTTGCGGAATGTATACGATTGGGATCAATGTCGCGTTAAACGAGTTCCTTAATATATTAAAAAAGTTTATAATATGTACACGACACCGCTTGTATGTTTTTAAAATGTTTTAATAAACAATTTAAAACTCAACATTCGTTTGCAATCCTTTATACATTGGCATGTCATATAGTAACAGTCGTAATGAACGCCCCGAAAACATTTATAATCGTTCTTCTGCACACATAAAGTAATATACAAACCAGTTACCAAACTCGTAGAGTATCAGTCAGAGTCATCGTAGTCTGACAGAGGAACTTTATTCGGATCCTGGCGCTTGTAAATCCTTACGGCGGCTGCGGCGTCTATAGCTAAGGTATCTGGATTTGTAGCGGCCAGCTTTACAAGTGGTCGCCAATACGTATCTATTGTATCGGGCGGCGTTGTTCCACAGCCAAAAGGGCCGCGAAAAAAACCTAAGACATGTTTTTTCATATGCCCATGCCATAGAACATGTGGCCGCGTGACCTAGACAACACCAAAATGAACAGAAAAGCAATCTTTCGCTCAAATCTTTATGGCTAGTTGGTGTATCTGTCATCGAACTGATCATATCTCCAACAAGCCGGCGTACGGGAGCAACTGGATGGAATAAAGATTTCGTGCGTCGAAATTCACAATATACGGAACAGAAACTTGCATACACTTCATGCCATATATGTGCAGGTGGCGGCCTGTATGCTTCAAGGGCTGCATAGGCCTCTTGCATACCTTTATTGATCTTGAGAGCCAGGTCGGAAACAGACTTTGGTAGAGTGGAAGCATGTTCCGCTGCTACGTTGCGCGTTGTGTATAAGTCGGCGCTATTTTCCTCAATAAAGCGCTTAAACGTGGGCACGTTTGACGATGTTCCAGATGAAGTACTTGGTGCATCGGAATTTCCAAATCTAACGGAACTTAGTTTTATTGTAAACTCTGGCGATGACCCTCTCTTCTTGCTCGCGGAGCGTGTAACCGGACCGGGGCGCGGCGGTTTCTCATATATGCGTTCAGGGTCTTTACAAGACGAGTTTCTAGATTTTTCCATTACTTTTGACGCTCTAGACAATATATCGAAACGCTTGCGCGTTGGGCGCCTCTGGGTCTGAGTATACTGGTCCGCATCAGAGGCACTTTCCGAGGCGCATGACGACACGCATGTTCGCGAAGCAGACATTTTGATCCTGTTAATAAGATTGAGACAGCGCCTCTTCATTTATATTTACCCGACCCGCCGCGGGCTGGCCGTTTCCCCCACGCCCTCGCCCACGCCCAACCGTCCCTCCCTTCAGTAAACAAGTGCCGGCGTCGGTTTCTTAAGCGGTGTTTATTGACATCAATTGGATGGAATGGGCGGGGCAAACAGGAGCCAGCAACTGGTTACATAGCAATCGCAAAAGGTCAATACGCGCCCGTAGCATATATCGCGACAGTTTTTTTTTAACTCTTGGGCGTTTGCGGTACCCAACGAGTTGCATAGCTACAAAAGGTTAATACGCGCTTGCAGCATATATCGCGACAGGTTTATTAACTCTTGGGGCGTTTTGTGGTACCCGCGAGTGCGCTCATACTCCTCGTGGTCGGCCGTTTGCGTTTGGTCCCTATAACCTCTATAACTTCGCTTTCAGAGTCGGAGGTAGATACCGACGAGGTCATCTCCTCTTCTGAATCAAGGTCGCCCAGCGGGTCATAGTCAACATCGTCACAATTACTATGGCTGCTTGATGTGACGCTACGTACCGACGCGTCGGAATCGTAGCCACGCTCGCTTTCCGTATCTGACGATAACACGAAGTTCATGTCCCCTTCCGATAGATCTGACTCGCATTCCGATCGCTCATCGTCAGAATAACATCCCCCGTCGACCTCACATTCTGCTCCATACGGCGCTTCGGTGGGCCCAAACGGCCCTTCCATATAGCCGGTATTGTTCACTATACGTCCGTCCGCCTCGCGCAATACAGCACGGAGCGGTCCACTTTGGTTGGGGGATAGTTGTAAAGTAGCTTCCCAGCCCTCGCGCGGCAGTCGTGGTCCATAGCGCCCGATCAGGTAAAATTCCAATAAACTTCTCCGAAAGGCCCGGCAATAACGCCCAGTTGATCCGGATGCTCGTATTATAGCTTTAAACACGAGGTTAACATCGTCACCTAGTCGAGTTGCGTCGGGTAACCACGGCGAAGCACAAAACGCGCCGGGTCCCATTTTGGGATCCATACCACTGCGGGCTTCGTCCGGCGGTACAGGAGGTCCGTATTCCTTGTGATCTACAGTGATGGACTTATGCAGATCCCACATGCCATCTCCTCCAGCCGGCGACATTTGTTGCCTCGGCTTTACCGTGCGCGGATCCAATTGTCTTCTAGGCGATTCTATAGACGGTTTGGTCAAAGTTGCCGGTGGTGATGACCACAAAGCGGTGGATGTAGACGGTGAATTACTCAATCCTTGAACATACGATACCGTTACAGTTTGTTCGCACGCTTGACCGCTTGGCCGTCGCGATGCCGTCGCCATGTCTATCGCAGTTCTGTAAACGAGAGCCTTTTATATATTGACCATGAATCATTTATTTAGTTTGGTGCCATCCTAAACGCGATTCCGCGATCGTATAATGGTCGAGGTTTCAATGGTTTATTCAGGAATGCGAACCGTATATCAATTCTGTCCGCGGTACGGTCGTCCGAAGTATCGTCGAACAGTATAGACACTAGCGTGCGGTGCTTTTTAGGCCTGTAAAATGGTTGGTTGAGAGGAGGAAAGGTCAAGTTACGGTCATATTGAACCATATTAAGCAATACTTCCCGTATTGAGCAATGATATAATTATATACACGCGATCGCCTACCTTATGTTGCGTCAACTGGTTATGGCAGTTTGAAGGCAGCTCTGGGAATAACCACGCCTTAATAATATTCAACTTTAAAGGCGTGGTCGTGGGGTTATGAATATGCATTAGAGTTCGCACTGTGAAATAGAAAGTTGGCCGTTTTCCAACACAGTATTTCGGAGTGCGAATATGTGCTTAATTAGATCATGTGGTAAGAATGGGCTAATGCGATTGGTCAAATCTGGCGTTCGCACTCTGAAGCCAATAATATATTATAATATATTATTGGAAACCAGAGTGCGAACGGTCCGGGTTCGGTAAGTGGGCGTGGTTTGAAGGCGCTTTGAGACTATAAAAAGCGGCACCCGAGCCCATTTAGTCCATACCGTCAAGGCGGTACAGACGGAGCGACCATTCAAGACGTAACGATACGGGGGCCGTGTAGTCGGGGTTCGGCTACCACCGACTACACGGCCCCCTTTCTCATAAACGATAGCGCGAGAATGACTGGCGGCTTTCTGGTAAGCGATTGTTTCGAACTGAGACTCGGTTTTTATTCGCATATCACTGCCAAATTTTTAATGATTGTTTTTTCCACTCTTTTAGATCGCGAGGAGAGGAAAAACGGTCGAACGGGGTCGTGATGTGGACTAAAATGGGATACAACCTAATCGCTGGCAGCAGACTACTATGCTTTCCCCATTCCTACGAACCGTTTCCGGCGACGAGGGCGCGAGGAGGGGTCGCTTAGCGGGCGTCGTCGCGCTCCCGCCGCCACTTTTACGATACGGCTGCACCGCTGTCAGTGACTATCACTGCATTTAGTTATGCGTATTTAGCCTCCAAAAATTCTTCCGTTTCTTTCCGACTATAACTATCGGGATGGGGGAAGAGAGATTGGGATCCACATCCGACATTACGATGGTGACTGCAAGGAATGATTTTTTTTATGACTTTTGTCATTCATATTGTACGAATAATGGCGTTTTTATCACAGGGTCGAGGAGTACAGTTTGTAATAATGAATGAAAGTTTGCCGATAGCGATCTTGTCCTTCGGTGTTGACTCATCTTGTATTTTGCCATCTGGCGTTTCTTAATGTATGAGCGTCAACTGTACCGTGTTGGCGTTAACGATGATCGTGCTTTAAACTGTTTAGCCAGTACTTTGTGTCTGGCATTTTGGATTGAACTTGTTAACATAGTTATAGTTTTTAACTCGCTTATAAGCGAGTATAATAAAATCCATATTCTCTTAACGTTTTGTGTCTGGTTGTTTTTTTTTCTTTCTGTGGTTTCTGCTGCAGTTTGAACAAACTGCTACATCACAGCAGAGCTGCTTTAAACTAATAGGCTTTAATTTATTGCCACGTTCCTGGAAAGTAAGGCCGAACAGCAGCGGGATGGGAATTGAGGGCTGGCGGCACACCAGCACTGAATAAAGCAGTTGATGGCTTTTGGGGGCTTTAAATTTAAATTTAAAGCTGTCTCGCAAAACCAACTATAGGACCGATTCATATAATCAGGGGAATGGTGGACCTAGATCATATCTTTCAATTCACAGGGATAGTGTCGTTAATGGTTTTTCATAAACCGCTCAGTTTGTCTTAAGTGTACATAGTGTATTTAAGTACACGGATATATTTTCCTCAGAACATAGTGACTCAGCCTTTTAATAAGAATGGCAACATACAGCGCTAATTATATTTAAATAACCTATTCCGGGGGCACAGAAGGTAATGAGGGTTTCCGTTCATTGTGTTTTATTGCCTGTACATTGAATTTTACGGGATCTATTAGCAGCGCCGGACACCCCCGATTCTTTGTCAATACTGCCGCCTTGATGACAAACATTTGCCCGGGCAAAACATAATAGCGCCTATATGTCTCACCCAATCAAATTGAACTCTATCTAAGGCGACCTATCCGCTCAAAGGCGGAAAGTTTGAAACATGACACAGTATGTTTAAAGCGAGTACAAAATAAATCCTAGGCTTATATAAATGTAATGCACGAACGGCTGAACTGTCTTAACGACGGTACAAACCTCTACGCAAAATTGGTTTTTTTGCCCGTTTCTACGCCCGGGGGGGTCGATACCCCCGCCCCCTAAACTGGGCAAATATTTTTACTATCGGCCATGAAAAATCGACCGATCTGGCTTGCCGAATAACATCGCAGGCGCCGCGCAGTAAGTACTCAGAGACATACAACTTTGCTTTCTTTTTTTTTTATTTTTATTAATCGATACACACGATCGCATGTGCGACTATATGATGTTGGTTAAATGAACCAATGATATCGGCAAGATTTACTCTGATTTTTTAGATCTGATGAGAGGTGTCGGCCAACCACGTAACCGCAAATTAACCGTCTCGTATACTAGGTATGCATCGTAGCGGACGACGACCTATATAGGTCTCTTCTATGCCCATAGACCCGCCTTCCTACTGCACGGCCGTGGCCGTGCGGAAATGCTCACCTGCAATGATCGTTTGTATCACTAGATGGTGTTGTAAAGTAACTAAGGTGATGTGTATCGTTAGATGGGGCAGGGGAAGAAATAGTAAAGTAGCTAAGGTGATATGTAGTACTCAGTTGCATCGCTAGATGGTGTTAGAAAAGTAGCTCAGGAGAAAACAGCTAAGGTGAGGTATAGTACTCATTTGTTTCGCTAGACGGTGATAGATCGTATAGACTGCGGTCCGATCGTAACGAGTCTAGTGGTATAGGAAACACGAGTCAGGATTTGATAACTAACCCCTAGTTAGCAATATAGGCGATGCGTCACCGCATTACGGCCAGAATAGCAGCAATGACGCTAACTAATCACACCGTTATTATTACTATGTCTCGCTAGAGGATCTGTGATAGTATTAATAGTGATGCCTCTCTATTTGCACACTGTCGCGAAGGGGTTAATCAAGCAACAGTGTCACTGTATATAATTATAAGCGCACTAGATGGCAGTAGAGAGTTCTCTATATTGAAACCTACCGTTCGTAGCCGACGGTTCAACTATGCCGCTCCAATAGGTGTTAATACGATGGTCATGTAGGTGGCGCAGCTCCATCTTCGCATGACCGCCAGCTAGCATAACTTCTCGTGAGAGCGCCACCACATGGCTAGGTATATAAGTGTCGGGGAATAATGCTGCCTGATCATAGGCTTAAAAATAATGATATGCACTGCAGGATGTTTTAGAAATATTATTATTGGTTGTTGCTTAATTATACGCAAACATCTACCCATAACCACCGATAATAGTATTCATTCAGGAAATAGTAAGAATAACATTATTGGATTATGGTTTAATTATATGCTAACATTTACCCGCCCTAAGAAAACTTACCCATAAACACTGTTAATTATATTCAACCGGGAACTAGTAGAAATAATATTACTGGATCTAGCCGTAATTATATGCTAACATTTACCCGCCCTAAGAAAACTTACCCATAACCACCGATAATAGTATTCATTCAGGAAATAGTAAGAATAACATTATTGGATATGGTTTAATTATATGCTAACATTTACCCGCCCTAAGAAAACTTACCCATAACCACCGATAATAGTATTCATTCAGGAAATAGTAAGAATAACATTATTGGAGCGGGCTTTAATTATATTCGTATCAGGAAACGAATAGTAATAATGTTATCGGTGATTGTTTAACTATATGCTAACATTTACCCCACCTTAGGTAAACTTACCCATAATACACAATAATAATATGCACAACAGGAACTGTGTGAAACATTATCATTGGAAAAAACTTAATCGTATGCTACTGAACATGCAAATTGAGTCTTTGCGGAACTTCTCCAACTTCTTGGTTGGCGGACAGTTAATAGAATGCAACTATGTGGGCCGCGATTTGTAGTTGGGCAAATGTATTCATTTTTCCCTCGAACTAAGAAGGCATCGTTAATTTTCCTGTATGGGCGCGGCTAAAGACTACGCCCTTACTATAGTAGCATTTAAGTAGAAGCCTTTTCGATCGTTGCATAGTTCTACTACGAGCAACCTATCTTCAACTCCGGTCTAACCAGCGCTCTTCAGCCTTCTCTCTGCAGTTCTACGGCTCGGAGTAGCATCTGGGACATATTGCTAAAGACTAAAAGTAAGTTTCTTTGCAAATATTACAACTATTTTTTATTTGATAAGTGATACTACAATTTGATCCATGATTTGGCCTTTGAGGTATTTAGAATCTTAATATCTTAATCTCAATTACTACAAGTAATTGATCACTTATAGTCCTATTAATTAACTGTAATAGCGGTTAACATATTAATTAAACTAATGTATAGATATTATCCGCTTCCAGATTTATTATTTTGTAAAATAGGCACAGTTCTTATCTGGTGTCACTTTATGCTTTTTTAATAGACGCCCAGCTCTACTCATGGCCAAGACGCAGTACCCAGATTTTACTGACCTGATTGAGGCCGCCGCGAGTGCGGATTGTAGTTTTATGAGCAACATTTCTTCGATTGATATTCAGCACGGCATCCAGGGGCCCAATACACCGTTGATTGACGAGTCGCAGTACTTACTGGACGACTCGAGGTGTCTTATAGATAATGTAATGAATGCTGCGGCAATGGCAGCAACTACCAAACCCATGGAAACGGTTAATAGAGGAGATGGGCGACTTTATTTGGATTATATGGGACCGCCGCTTTCCGACGCTGCATTTACTAAACCCCTGCAACCTAATCCCGGCCCTACAGAAATTGATTCGAGTGATGAAGAACCAACCACCTGTGGCAATTTAAACCCCATAAAAGAGGCCACACCACCTAAAATGCAGTCTCCATCACAGGGGATGCGGCAGAAAGGGGACACAACACCCAAAGGTGTTGTGCGCGCCGAAGGCGGTCCAAAAACCGGGTCCGATCTGCAAAAGAAGAGAAAGAGTGAGTACAAATTGGGTCGCGGGGGGAAAACAATGGCTAAAAAACCCGGTGTGAATAAAACGAAGGTGGCGGCCGGTGGTAAGAATTATGCGGGCATTGCTGATGTTATTGATATTGGTGAATCTGAAGAAGAATGTAGCGATAACGGGGGGGCAGCAGTGGGTGTTAAAAAACCAAGATCTGCCACCGCGGGGCGACCATCGGCTCCTGATAAACCGATCGCTTCACCTGCCCGGTCACCGACAGCAGCACCGCCCAAGAATACCGCTCGGAGGCGCCATCGCTCACCATCTTCATCGGCATCGCCACCCCCTGCTAGATGTGCCGACAGTGGGCGCACCATGACACCCAAGTCATCACCGACCTCTGTTACCTCGGCCGGTTGGTATAGGTCGCCGGCGCGATCGCCTCAAACTGGTGTCGTGGAACGTTCCGGCCCCCCGTCTACATCGCCAAGGTCTGCCCCCAGGGGCCGCTCGCCGCCCGCGCTACCTATAGTCTCATGTTGCTCGCCAGCCGCGTCGCCGCGCAGATCTGTCGATCGGGGGCGGTCCAGGTCCAGTTCCAGCTCATCCACATCGTCGTCCTCCTCCTCCTCGGACGGGAGCTCTGTTTCTAGGGGACCATCCCCAGACCGCCCTCCAACACCAAAGCGCCCCCCTCCATCATTTATTCCATCTGCACCAAAGAAGCGTAGGCCCGCCATGCAGCGTAAAAAGGATAATGCGGAGCAGCGGTCCCCAAAGACTGATTTATCAAAACTGTTTTCGCAGCAATTAACACACCCACCGACCAGTAACACCGCTGCAAGCAAGGCCACGGGCACCGTCAAGCGCAAGGGCAAGCAACCCGTACGCCGCGCAGTTCAGCAAGAAGAAACCGAACAGCAGCCCCAGACTATGGAACAACCAACTATGCTCGCGAATAGCCCTCGCGAGTCCACTCAATATCAACACCCATCATCAGATGACACCATAGATTTAGTCTCCTGCGAACCTCCACCAGCGGCAAATAACGCATTTTACCAGCGCCCCCGTAGGGGTAGGGGGAGACGGCCATCGGCGATGAAAAGAGTATCATCATCTAGCGCCGGAGCTGAGTCTTGTATGTCAATAGGCGTCCCAGAAATGCCTACTATGAACGGACCTTTGCTAATGACAAATGGGGATCCATGGCCCGGGTCTGAGCCACCGCCACCTGGCAAGGTGCGGTATGGCGGTACTGGGGACTATCGCCAGGGGCTGTGGGATGAACCAGAGATACGGTATGCCAGAGAGCGGTATGCCGAGAGCCGCGGTCCGGTGGCTGTTTTTGTGGGAGAGATGGGGGATTCATCAAAGCAGTATGATGCTCTTGTAAAAGCACTATATAGCAATAGTTTCGATGCTATGGGCTGGATACAATGTAACAAAATAACTGGTGAGGATCTGTTATTGGAGCAAGTTTGTCAAAAACAATGCAATCTGAGGGGTGGTACTGGTTCCGGGTCATTTATTACTGGAAGTGTTGCGCGACCTCTACCACATATTGGAGATGCGATGGCGGCTGGAAATGCTCTATGGGGTCTACCGCATGTTGCCGCGGCCGTAGCGATGAGCCGCCGCTATGATAAAGTGCAAAAACAATTTCTGCAAATGTCTCTGCGGAGGGCGTATGCTTACATGCTTTTCCCCGCAAAGGCCGTTGATGCCTCCGCATCTCTAACGGATGACATTTCTTCCATTTATCGCCGAATGAATGCTGTCCGCCGCAGCATGCGCGAAGCTACCGAGGGTCTGCAGACTGTGACGGTTCGCGGCGACTCGCAGATAGAGCCGCAGAACACACCGCAGTCCACGGACCATCTGGCGACAGAGCAGAGCGCGGCGGACCCCGACTTTTGTGATCCCGAACATGCATCTGATTACTCAACCGAGGAACTGGCAGATGCGTGCGTTTTAGCTTGTAATGCAGTAATAGAGGTATTGCTCGAGTGCTTTGGTGGTGCCGGCAACATTCCTGGTATTTCCTCACTGGAGCTGGACGCTGCCTGTCCGTCTGCCCAGCTCCACCGGCATCACGTCCAGCTTCTATCATGGATAAAGGACCTTAAACTGTTGCCTATATGTATAAATGCTATGAGACTACGGGGCGAGCTTTCATCGTCGCAGGGCATTGAATCATGTGTTATGGCGCTTCGTGCTGTTGGTACGGTGATTAGCACTGTGAGACCCTTTGTAAACTTTTCCGTGGACAGGGCTAGGCGTAGATATTCTGCATGGAACCTAACAGAGGCGCTCTTTTCTGCCCCGAGCGGAAATGGGTCAGCCAAGATCAATGGCGCCAAACTATCCTGGGTGTTAAGTCATCTTACCCCCAAAGACAAACAAACGTCGCCGCTTGTCTGGCCAATCGCGTCAAAGACCATTGATAAATACATGACAAGCGGGAGCGGCATCCAGCAAGACGGGGGATCTAAGCGCAAGGACCAAACCCGTAGTGTGGCCTGCCAAACCAACTGCCACAAGCAAGACAGGGAACGTAAGATAGATGGCGCCAATCGTGTCAATAAGCAATGTCAGCAGATACCTGGGTCTGAGCGGGCCAACGGGAAGGGAGAACAGCCACGAAGATTTGCTTCTAAGCGCAAATCTATGCCCGTCCAAGCTCTCCCTCGAGACGGTATAGATAATGGAGCCGATGATGTTCATGGGCCGCCCCAAACAAAGCGCCATTCTGTGCCTAGTAATGGGTCCGGGGCATATGCCCAGACAGATGATACTGCCCCAAAGGACCGAGATAGACCAGATGGCTTGCCAAAACATCAGAATATACAAAATTCTAAAAAGGATAACCAAACCGAGTTACCGTGGACACTGCCGTCGGTCAAGGCTCTCGGTCCAATGCCGCAAGGCGGGCCCCATCCCCGCGGGGGATATAGGCGCGTCCCCACCGGAATAACACATACTCCGCTGCCAACCGAGTCGGCACGGTCTACCTATTGCCAGCCCGACATAGTCGCAGAATTATTAGATGACCCTATGTTTCCTCCTAACTGGAAACCCGCTTTAATGTTTGATCCGGAGGCACTGGCCCGCGTGGCGGCACGACGTGGCGGAAGCCATGTCGAAGGAAGACTATACGGGCCCCTGCGAGTCACTGATCCGCTCCGCAAACAATGTGCTTGGATGAACCAGATTCCAGACCCTGAGGATGTAAAGGTGGTCATCATGTACTGCCCGCTCGTAGGGGAGGAATTAAGCGCCGCCCCAGTGGCCTCTTGCATGCCTATGTGGTCTGATGAAAAAGGTGGCCTCTCCTTCCTGCTAGCCGCCTTGTGTGACCGCCTTTGTTCATACGGCAGTCACGCATGGGCGGGTAACTGGACTGGGGTCCCAGATATTTCTGCACTCAATTCCAGGGGCGTGCTGCTGCTATCCGTTAGAGATTTAGGATTTGCGGGGGCGGTTGAATATCTATGCCTCAGGCTCGGCTCGGCCCACAAGCGGCTCATTTTCCTGGATACAATTGATACAGTGGATTGGCCCGCCGACGGTCCAGCAATTAGTAGCTATCATTCATATATAAAGGCGACTATAACTCCCCAGGCCCATGGGGCCCACAGATGGCCAGATTGTGAAGCCATGTCAAGGGTAGTGATGACATCACGTGGGATAGTGGGGCCTGGAGTCTTTGCGCGGGTCGAAGCCGCGTTCGCTCAGCTATACCCTAATGAACCCCCATTACAGCTGATGAGAGGTGATAATGTTAAATATGTTGTCGAGACAAAGGCCGGTCGCACTACTCGCGTGCCAATGACCCCCCGTGAATATCGCGGCCTTGTTCTTCCGCAATACGACCGCAAGGATATGGCCTTCCAGGCAGATGGACTCAGTATAAGAGGACCAGATTTTCTAGAAGGGGCTGCTTATAATCACAGGGCAGCAAATAGATGGGGTCTAGGAGCACCTCTGAGGCCTTTGTACCTGACAGAGAGCCGGAAGCATCCTTTTGAGACCCCAGATGACATTCCAGAAGTAGTCCGCTCATACTGTGCAGCTGCTTTACTCGAACCGCAAATGGAGGGTAATGTATGTGTGGTCAATCCAAATACTATCCAGCGCGGCCAACGTCCACCTACAATAACCTGGGAACTATGTCACGGGGGGTCTAGGGCTACTAGCATCGAGGCCGGAGATATGAAGCAGGCTATTATCCCGCCCAATGAACAATCTAATGAGGATGATGTTACAATTACTGCCGTACAGCCATCTATAACTCCAATGCCCAAAGCACCACATAAGATAAAAATTGAGATCTTGTCCGATGGGGATGATTCGGGGGATGAGGGCAATCCGTACGCGGGAGCTTGTCGTGACTTTTTCTGATTTTTTGTTAAGAGATTTTTTTTACCTGCACCGTATTATATATTCTCCATTTTTTTAGACAGCCTTTTATACACAGAAAATAGCTTCGCTATGTATCCAGTTTTTAAAGAAATAGAGGTCTTCGACATATTCAGCTCGATAGTTAAGAATAAAGTCTTTTTAATAAATGCAACCTGTCTTGTAGTTCTTATTTAAAAGTGACGGGCGGGAATATGGCCGGGCCAAAAAGTTATTGGTGGAATTGGTAGGTTGTTTGGAGATTGCATGGATGGTTATTAGATGTATAGACCACCGCAGCTGTCTCCAAACCATCCACCCCATCCCAATAAGTGTCAAAAGTCTAAATACTATGTAAGTCCGTAAAGGAATATTAGTTACAAAGATCACTAAACCGCCGAAGTTCATGGGAGACTATCATGGCTGTCGGGCAACTACCGCTTTATATTTCGTTTGTACCAAGCGGAGAGGCTGGCCGACATTCATGATAGTAATCCACAGGTCCTAATTCCTTAACACACATAGGCTGCAATTGACGCAAAAAGAGGGAGGTAAAATAAAGTGATAACAGAGCTCTGAAAAAGATATCCAATACTGGTAAGCATGCATGGCCGTATGCCCCTACAAGTGAACTAGTTAATCGCTTGTCCGTACAAATTCGCCCACTCGGGCCGCCTGTCTATATACTATTTGACTCGCCCAATCGGGCGTGCATGTGACCTTAAATCACCTCACATTCTTATGAATGGAGATTACGTACTCGCCGCAGCATTGTTGGCAACGCGTCTGCCCAATTTCCCCAGTGTTATCCTGTGTCAATGATGCAATTGTAGACTACTACAGTTAATTGGATATATGCCAACCACAAACACTATCATTAAATGATTCAGTCGATTTCTGGAACAAGGCCAATCCAGATGCATAGTCCGCGTGGGGGAGGAAAGAAAGAATAAAGGAACCGACAACCCTAATAGATATCTTCCTTTGATAATGGTCCAACCATAACGCCATTACAGGCATCTAATTGGATTAGGGTTAGCTCCAACTCCTCCCAACGCCCCCAGTCCTAATAACTATGCTACCCGGCTCAGTAGTACCTACTTGGATAAAGGCCAGGTAGAATCTGGCTACAGTCACCATCTACTCGGCGTATGGCCAACCCTAGCCCTATTAGCGCCTCGGCTCAATATTTCCTACTTGGGCGAATGCCAACCCTAAATCAGATGCAGTCGCCGCCTATTTGGTGTATTGCCAATCCTTTGCCGAGTTCTCGGATGAAGACCCGCCCCGCTTGCCATGGGGCCAATCCTAAGAGCGAACTACCTTCGGAGTCCCGTCTCCCCAACCCTATCCAATAACATTACTTGGCTTAAGGCCAGCCCTAACCCTAAGACAGTTCTGCCTTTGGAACCTTGCCAACCCTACTTGGCTTAGGGCCAACCCTATCCAATAACATTACTTGGCTTAAGGCCAGCCCTAACCCTAAGACAGTTCTGCCTTTGGAGCCCGGCCAACCCTAACCCTATGACAGTCCCGGCCAACCCTACTTGGCTTAATGCCAACCCTAACCCTAATACCGTAAAACCTTTGGAACCCTGCCAACCCTAACCCTAATACCGTAAAACCTTTGGAACCCTGCCAACCCTAACCCTAATACCGTAAAACCTTTGGAACCCTGCCAACCCTAACCCTAATACCGTAAAACCTTTGGAACCCTGCCAACCCTAACCCTAATACCGTAAAACCTTTGGAACCCTGCCAACCCTAACCCTAATACCGTAAAACCTTTGGAACCCTGCCAACCCTAACCCTAATACCGTAAAACCTTTGGAACCCTGCCAACCCTAACCCTAATACCGTAAAACCTTTGGAACCCTGCCAACCCTAACTCCTCCCATGGGCGGGATCGCCCCTCCCATGGGCGGGGTTGGCAATGATCCAAGCCCCTCCCATGGGAGGGGCTTATTGTGGGCGGGGTTGGCAACAGCCCAAGCCCCGCCCAGTGGGTGGAGTTGGCATGTTGCCAAGCCACGCCCCTTTTGGCCCCCCGCCAAAAAAGCCCCGCCCCCTTTTTTCGATGGCCCGGGAAATGGCAAAGGGGGGTCCAACGCCTCTCCCGGCCGCGGCCGCGCACGTACTAAACCATCTACATGACATATTATAAAGATATAGTCTATACTAATATTGGTGCTATAAATATGGTGCACTAGTTGCATATTGGTGCTATAAATATGGCGCGCTAGTTGCAAACATCATACCATTGGGTTCATCTAACACCCCGTGATGGAGTTTGTATCATACAGGGGGTGTTAAATGTTCCCATGGTCTGATAAATACATAAGCATCTGTGTCAATGTATACACACATAAATACTGCCAATGAGCATGTTAAACCTTTGTTGACTTAACATCACATGGGAGGAGTTTGGAGGGAAACATTTATAAAGACGCGGTGTTGATATGGTTGATGTTACCTCAGAAAGTGTAGAACGCTAAGGAATAGTGTTGTGAAAGAAATGGTGCGGCCGGAACACGTTTCGATGTTGTCTTCGTCCGCCAAAAAGAGGCGAGCAACACGCCAAGAGGTTCCACTGGGGTGTAAGATATTCTTCGGCATTGTAGTGCTGATTATCATCGCCATAATATTTGGATTCTTCTTGGTAAGTAATCTGCTTTAAGAACAGAAAACAATTGCCATTATTTAGAGTCGCGAGAGATTTACTACAACCCCCATTCTATTTACTTAGGTTTTAGATCGCATAATAGGACATGGACCAGAGTCTACCGACGAAAGACAAAGCCAACTTCAGGGAAAAGAACCGACAACCGTCGCCCCCATTAGACAATACGCCTCGAGTGAGCAACAACCAATTACAACTATCACATCCATGGCTAATATGAAAACAGAAGATCCCAAAGTGAAAGAAAGTAAAAGGAAACAGACCAGGACCGTTACAGCTAAACAACGACCACGTGTGGTAGGGGATGGGGAATCGCTCAAGGCTACTCAACACAAGGTTTCAACACTACAGAACCAATACATGCCGGAGGCGGCAGGTTCCGCTACACTACATTACTGGAATATCACTACAGAAACATATATAAATTACACTATTGGACCCGATATATATAACACACTTATAACAGACGGTGTTCTAGGACCTGGGCGGGATATAATACTTTTGACACATGGATGGACTGGAGTTAAATTCGCAGACAATGTTTTCATGTCATTCTTGCGCTTCCATCAACGTATGACACCAACACTTACGGTCTTGTTCATTAATTGGACAACCGAGAGTAGAAACAGAAGCAGCTTTGACGATCGTATTGCGGATGCAATGATAGACGAGTTGAGCTTTCTCTTTCTAAATCTAGATGTAGAACAGACAAAGCTTCATTGTATAGGCCATAGTATTGGTGGTTATTTATGTTCGGCGATATGTCGCGACTTTAGCTCAACAACTGGGGCAAAATGTAAACGGTTAGTTGCGATTGATCCATCCACTGAACTGACTATACAACAGATACAATCGCGAGTTACATCATCTAAAATTAATACAATTTCTAAACAGGATGCAGAATATGTAGTGGTATTCGCGTCTAACCAAGACTTTTTTAGGCCAGGTAAACTACTGACTGGCCATGAATATATAGTAGCAAAGCTTGGTGGACCACGAGGGCGTAAATGTGATGCTGCTACACGTAAATGGAATCGGAGAATATGTGGTACTAATTTTTTTAATGAGCGCTTTTGTGAAACATTAACACATGAAGAAATACTTAGGCGACTGGGCCCGCCAACAGAATCTCTGCTCTGTTCGCAATTTGTCGGCCCGGCTCAATATATGAAGTTATTGGATGTTGAACAAAGTCTGGTGACCTTGCAGCCGGACGACAGGTCTCCGGAGGGACAATACGGTCTTGTATACTCTGTATGGAATGCTTATGTGTCTGGTTTAGATTATAGGTACATTTCATATTATGGATACAGACCAGAATGGTATATATATGAAATGCATAGTACAGATATTACTACATCCAATCTTGTAGTAGTAATGGCTACAAGTGGTTCGATAATTAATGTTATGTACTCTACGGGTGTATACTCATATACATTAGGCTCTTTTTCTGTCGCGGCTGCTTTAATGCATGGTTCATACGATACCAAAAAACCTCTATTCATTTCTTGTTCCGGCGGCAGGATTTTATCCGTTCATCTTTCCGGCGGTCGCGGATACCTGCGGGAATACCAAAATGGTACATTTATACACAAGCTACCAATGACAACTAGAAAGCTGTCACTGTATAATTGTCATGAATTTGGCAAACATGCCGGATCCATTTTTAAATGTGAATCTGCGGGGACGGAACACTATATACCTATATACAGATCTCAACTCACTGTAACAAAAACTATACCTGTACCGCCGCTACAAGGTTGCCTTCAATATGACGATTTATCTAACATTACATTAACGACAGTCAGACCTCCAGTATCAACACAAGTAAATAGCTCAGTTACTATTTATCCTGGGCATCACGGACAGGTTATGCAAATAGAGATGGTCAACACGGTTACAGGACAGACAGATACTATTTTAACGTTTTGGGATATTTGCAACATTTCCAGAGATCGCGGGATAGTTATGGCTTTTGACAGAACAACACCGATGCTTCGCTTATTATTCCGAAATAGTGGAAATTACACTATATATCTAAAAGCAGACTTTGGAACAACCGAGGCAAATGTAACAGTGCTGGACAAGCCTATACGGTAGTAACAGAACACTAATTGTTCATATAAAGCAATAAACAAAGAGTTAATTTCCAAACATAGCGTCCTTTTTTATCTCACTCCGCTTGGATTAACCCCCCCCCCTTCCCTCCGATCGCGCCATTTAAACATACGCTGGCGTAGAAGTTGCGGCAAACGCATAGCAATATGGGATATACTGTCCAAACAGCCGCGGCCATTGTTAGCGTCTATACACAAATATATACATTACTAAACAAACGTACCGCACCGCAGCGCACGACCGTACTGCATCAGTATTCATTCCGGAGGCTAGTGTTGAATATAAAATGGAGCTATATGGCCCCATGCCGTTTAAAAACGGTTTTACAGTGCCGCTGCGCTGAGATTCAAAATGCAAAGTCATAACTATGGGCGGCGGTCGTTCTATACGTCACTTGTTTCCCTCACTATGTAATTCTGCGCATGCTCATGACAAAATGTCGGGCGCCACTGTTTAACACTGAGCTTGCGCAACCTCAGACTATAAAAGGGGGGAGCGACGCCGCGCCGCTCAGTTGTCATTCTTACCGCCGCGGCGTTAAGGAGGCTTGCCGACATAGTATTTAAAGGGGAATAATTTTATTGGGTGGGGATGCTTACCTTAGGGGATAGCTGCAAAGGGCAGTATTGCGGGCCGGCGATATTGCGGTTCGAAATGAACCGGCTAAATAGATCTCCGGTATATTGGGGATTGTTTAGGGGCCTGCGGGAGAATAAAAAATGTATGTATGGACACCAGCGACAATCTGTTACATAGGAACCGACCGTTTTCTAAAGTGAAAGTAAGATCGTATTCTGGGTTAAATTTGCGCGGAACGAGTCGTTCAAAGTCTGTTCGTTTTATTTGTGAGGGGGGGTGCATGTGCATGCACTGGTGAGTAACAAATTGTATTCTAGTTGTTTAAGGCGCGGGTGTCCGGGGACCGGTTGACGGGCGATAAAGTAAGTCGCAAATATATTAATGATTGGAGGGTTAATAGTGACATAGACTATAGCGATATATTGTGTAGTGTTAACTGTAATATATAATAGCTTTATATTGGTGATAATTAATTAATTGGGCAAAATATGAGAAGATTTGACCCCCGCCGCTTTTTTCGGTTCGTGGGTCTAATGTTCAATTAGCGGGATCTAATTGTTATTGATCAACAGGGCCGACGAAATGACAACCAACAGTAGCGGCGGAGCTAGTCCAGCTAATTAAATTAGGTGTGAAAGAGACCAAGATGATGTGCCCCCGGTGTCGGCGGAGACACGTAAATAATGAGCATTTTCTTTTTTATGGGCGCTCGGTAACAAAACGTTTAAGTACGTATTAGCCAATATGGTATGAATAACAATTTTATGAAAAGAACCAATAAGTATAATAATAATTTATAGCATTGCTAAATAGGCCGCGGTATTGGTATATCTACTATATATTCTTACTAGTTTGTGTTAATGACTTTCGAACGATGAAAGAGCGGTGCCTTTGGGATCGGTGAGGGGGGATTGTGGTTTTATTCAAACTCACCATCCCCTCCGCTGGCCCCAATGGCGCCGTTTCGGCGTATTTTGCTTTCATTTTTATGAAATTCTAACATTGGTTGTTATTCAAATGAGGCTACTCTTCCTGTTACCTCCCATTTTTGTTTAGTAAAATATTGGGTAACTTGTTTAGTCTGCCATAATGCTCGAGGCGGGTCCGTGTGTAAGTTACAGAAGGTTCTTCTAAAGTAAACTTAAGACTAGTTGGCCAGGTTCTGACACTCGTCGATCGTTGTTACGAATGGCGTTGCGGGAGGCTCCAAAACTTCATGCAAGAGACCCAGATGGGCTGAAATTGCCTGAAAGTGTCCCAGACTATAGGCTAAGATTTATGCAGCAAATCGTATCCCGTGAGTAAATAAGATGGGGGCTAATTATCGTATAATAGCTTTTGCCTATCCACCTACTTTGCATGAACTTTACTACGATCACAAATCTCGTTCTGGCTTTACTAACTTCTCTATCTATGGCCTTTCCTAATCATGGGCCTGGCTAGCCCTCTGTCTGACAATAACATAGAAATCGGCCATTAAGTTTTACTCGAGGCTTATGTGGTTCTCTTGACAAACAGGTCTTTTTCCAACTACGCTGGATATCATCAAGGGCCTTCGGACAGAGGACGGCCTAGCCAAGAAGCCAGACGAACTACGCACAGCTATGCGTGTAGTGATGATGCACGAACGTGCGCATATAGGGGGATCAGAGCATGATGCAGATGCGATTTCTATTGCTGCTATAGACGGGGCATATATGGCCTGTAGGGGGTTGGCTATGGAAGCCGTGTTTCATGGTAATGTTGATAAGATTATGATAGAGAGGCTTGCTACAACATGGGCCACAGCTATGCGGTTTATTATGGCATACCCGCAATTTAGCGAACATGAACAACTGAAACAACTTTATAGAGAAAATAGAACTTGGCTTCGAAATGTTATTGAATCAGTAATGGCGGGTTCGGAAGCTTGGGCTTTTTGGAAAGTAATGCGCAGGTGTTTAGATTGGTGTTGTATGTTTCACCTCCCACATGATACGCATTGTGCTTATGGGGCGCCGCGCGTTGGTGAACTTTATTTTACCGTTGCAGGAGACACTTTAGCGCGTCGTATGTGTGTACCCCTGATGGCATATACAGAGGCTCCATGTATTTTGACAAACGAGCGGGTAATTAATGGACTAACCCCAGGTTCTTCACCCAAAATCTGTAACGGAAAAGTAACAGCAACGGTGGCGCCTTTGCAGAAGTACACAGAATACATTAAGGGCGATATACCACCATTCATTCTCGATCTACCGCCATTCGAGGAACAAGAGAGCCTTGATTTGGATGATATTTTAGTTCCATCATCGTCATCAGAAGAAGATGTTGATGACGATGATGATGAAGAGTTTGTAAGCCTTGATGTCCTTTTAGGAATCGGACGGGATGAGAATAGGGAAACGGGCAACAGAAACAGGGAATCGGTTGGGGAGGAAAACAGTGATAATGCTTATATAGCTGAAGACCAGGGGGGGCATGGGGAAGAAGATAACAATATAGATGCGGATGTTGGGGAGGAAGATAACAATATAGATGCGGATGTTGGGGAGGAAGATAACAATATAGATGCGGATGTTGGGGAGGAAGATAGAATGGATGATGGCGACCAGGGCGTTACGGGGAACGTGTATCTGTTAGACTCGGATAGTTTTGATGAACAACCATCTGGAAGTAATGTAGCTCAAGAACATGAACACGATGGTGCAAATGATGAAGTCCTGTATACACGCGCGTCAGCCAGACGGGCAGAGCTCATAACACGTACACAAGCTGCTCTCGCGGCCGCGCGTGCCGTGTTGTATAGTAATGAATCTGATGATGAATTTTCTGATCGCGATGACGAACCGGCATATAGGCGTCGTGTAGATCGTAGTACTACAACTTCTCTTGGTTCGCGGAGAAGACGCTCACCAGTTAACCACGAGCAGGTACCGGTGCAACGAAGGCGAACGGTTGACGATCAGGTCGTTCCGACCGCTCGCCTTCGAGGCCACCAGACCCCTCGTCATAACACAAATAGACCATCTGGGGTTCAGATACCGAACCGCATTAGGCGACAATAATATGGGTAACAGGCGACCTAGGACATAAAAGAGGGGGTTAGTAATGTTGATGTTGTCGCCGAGGTGTAAATTGTAGGTGCGTGTCGGGTAATTTGTAGGAGAGTTACATTAGACTAAACAACCACCAGACCGCTTTAACGAGCTAACAATGTATCAGAAATAATTTTGTAACGACATGCCTAACCGTTAATTTGGTCCAATTTGTAAACTCTTTACAACATCGCACATGCGCTTCTAGTAAAAATTGGCCCGTGATCTGTAAACCTGACATTGTTCATATTACAAATCCTATGTTTCGATTGCCAATTGGTTAATAAAAGTTCTTAACACACATTAACTGGTCTTTGTTATTTATATTGCACATACGTATGTCGTGGCGCGCGTACGTCGCAAGACTTTGCTCCCTTTAAAGGTCGCCATTCTCCAAACGGGGAAGTATTGGGGCCTGTTCGCGCAAGAGGCCACTACTCCCAGCGACCCTACATAGGCACGGGCTAGTCTACAACTGCGATAATGGGTTCCAGATGGAAGGCCGTCTTGAAAACACTTGTAGGTATAATACGGCATCGTGTTATACACGTAGTGCGTCCGGTGGCCGAAGAACGAAACGTTCCGAACTTGTGGTGCGGGACAATGGGTTGGACTTTACATAGATTGGCGCTCGTGATCCTAGTCGTAATGGGTTTTTTTGAAGAAACTTCCTGTAGTTACCCGGTTATCGAAGGAGTTATGTATGCTCCAGATGTCCTGTCTATACTATCTAGGGACTGCCTCCGCCCAGGGACCTCGGAGACTTCAACCTATGCAGCTGTACCACCAAAGAGCACGGAGTTGTTGTCTGGAGTATTTATCCGCAGTCACTGTCCCCAAATTGAGGTAGTTTTGTGGTATGAGCGTCCACAGCGGGCATTATGGGTCAACCCTAACCTTGCGATTTCTGGGTTTTTGCTGGACTCTGAAGTTGCAATAGGTGATGACGTGGGGGTCAAGGCTTTTCAGAAAGCCTTAAATTCAGCGTGGGGCGGGAAGCCGAGCTTTAGTACTGCGCCTGTAGGTACTGGCTGTGTCAACGAGGGAGACCCAAATGACAGAACCTGCCACGGAAACGCGAATATGCATCGCTTCAAAGACCCTCAGGCCAGCATCCGTTATGCATTCGATCCAGACTCGAGATATGGCCGAAGACATGACAAAAGTGAACCCGTACACCATGGCCGACGATAGGCTCCCGTCTCCGTCCCAGGCGCCGAAACGACGCAGGCCTTGTGGTGCGCCAGCGGTATCGCATGTAGTACGTTGGTTGGTCAAAAATAGTCAAATCTGTATTACAATGGTTTACATGTACAATAAGGAAGGATTAGTGTTTATGCTGTGGGGCGTGCATGCTCAGGAAGCGTTCAAACCGAATTGTCGCAAGCATTGTGTTTTGAAATATAGCCATCCATCACCGCTGTCTAGAAAGCCATTCATCTTATGTGATCATTTTAAAAAGGCCAATGAATACCTGGAAGGTCGTGGCGTTGAGCCGGTTGACTGGCAACTTCCTTGTGGAACAGTATAAACGACGTTACGGATGTAACTTACACCTTTATAAAAAGGGCACGCGACTCACCTGTCTGGTTGGACTTAGTCCTCGACTATGGACACCCCAGTACCATCTATTATAACGGTACTTGGTGATTGGGGTTGGGAATGTAGTACAACGCAACGTGATTGCACACGCATCGATCAAAGGGGAACATTATGCAGTGTGTGGTCTATGGGAGCGGCGAACGGGCAACAGAGTAGAAGTAAGTTTGATTGCCAACGCGACCGCGGTCCAGGCGCGGAAGTGCTAACATCTGATGTTAATATACAGAATGGGGCACCTGCGGGTACTTACGACGAACGAGGACGGTGCGGTACGTCCCCGAATGAAACAACATGTGATCAAAACTATGTAAGTTTTGATACTATGTTTATGGTTTCGTCGATTGACGAGCTCGGGAGACGCCTTCTCACCGATACCATTCGCAAGGACTTGCGACATTCTTTAGCCAAATTTACAATAGCATGTACTAAGACTTCGTCGTTTTCGTCATCCTCTAACAGGCGGAGTAAGTCAAGACAAACAGTAAAGGGTGGCCACGGCAATAAAAGCCTGCAGATGTTTGTGTTGTGTCGCAGAGTACACGCGAAGTATATACGCGATCAGTTACAGACTGTTATTCAGGCTAGGAAGCCGAGGAAGTACTATACGCGTTCTGCAGACGGCCGTACCCAACCCGTAGTTCCAGTCTATGTATACGAGTTTGCTGCCGTAGATCCTGTCTTTTTACATCGCGACAACGTAATAGAGGTCAGTACGCCTCAGTCCTGAAGTGATCGCGAACTATGTTCGGGCGCGCGGCATTAGCATCTAGTGATGACTTTAGGCGTTTTGTGTCTGCCATGCCTCAAGCTGCACGCAAACTACACAAGTCCGCCAGCAGACGTCAGCGGACAGGTGATTTTGCGCTATGTGGTGGTTGGGAAAAAGCATCATGGGTAGGGTTCGAAAGTTGCGAGCGCAGACGTCGCGGTTCAGAACCGGCGCCGTCTCATCCCGTCTCTATTGACGCCTCTAAGAGACAACGCAGACGAAGCGGGTTTACTGTTGGAGAGCTTTGCATTAACGGGCGAAGTAAAAACTACGCTAAACAAAAAGATGGACTGCCGTCAATTCCTTTGAAAGATCATAAGGTTCATTCTCATTAATGGATCACTCGGCGGAAACGAGCGGCCTGAACCAGGTAATCATCAACACCGCCGTTATCGACTCATAGACCAGCAATCGCGTTTAGAATCTTAGTGGGTAAATGGGAGTATTCACAAAATAATAAACAAACAATATAAAAATCTTTTGTGTACTGTTATTTATTTACGTCCTCGGGGGAGGGGGAAATAAAATACAGACCTAAAGGTTAAATGTCTATACCGTTCACTGCAATTGGCTCCTGAGACGTTCCATTGCAGAAGCAGTCGGCCGTCTCTAGGCATTCATCTTGAATAGAAGTTAGTAAGTCGTCCATGACCGTTCTAGATGACGACTCACTATCTGATATGTAGTCGACACCAATATTAGCTTCTTTTATTGCAGCAGATAGTAAATCTTCACTTTGCTCTTGGTTGGCTATATCCTGAAGATTTTCATAGTCTTGCCCGACAGTAGATATGGCCGAAACGCTTGCCATGCGCTGAGACTCTTCCGACAGACCATATACAGTTATTGTTATATGCACTGTATTATGAGACCATGCAATCGTTAATACACCACTAGAGTCACTGCGGATGTAGCTATCTACTCCGACTACGGTACATGATGTAAACGGAACTACATATAATGAACCAGGTGAGGCTGATAATGTACCGACCTGTTGTTTTAGATCACAACGTAGCATATAGGAATATATTGCATACCCAATATCTACGACGAATAGAGTCCCAAGAGGGCCGCGTTGAATAATAACATTACACGGAGGGAGTTTGTCACAGCGTGTCTTGTTCCCGACCAGAACAGATCTCGATCCTCCATCGCACGAACAGATCACTTGTTCATATTCTGGAACAGTCCACGTATGCGAAGCACCGGTACCCCCCAGAGTGTAAGTTATAAACGTTGCCGGATGCGATTGCATGGCCGTCTGTGAATGCTGGCGCCACGTCGATGAGCAGGTGCGGATGTCGCGCCGGGTTTTGTCCGTTGATGTTTACACAGTGGGCGGATAACGCTAAACACCAACGGATGAACGTCGGCGCGCCATATTCCATCAGTAATTTATTAAAAGGAAACGACAAGACAGCAGACACAATACACTGATGCGCACTACCAGAGGTATAGTTATAAGACCTGATGGTATCTTGCATATGCGATCGCATGTATAATGGGCGCGAGCGTGGGCAAGGTACCAGCAGTTCTTATAATTCGTCAATAAACTATGTGCACGTTTGGGTCTCTCAATGCTGCGAGTATATGTTCGCTGATATCATCTTCTCTTGTACATTCTTCTCGTAGTGGATTTATGTTCATTCTTAAAAATTCAGACGTTACTACCCTAGACATTGCAACGTACACACTATTAAGTCTAAGTCCATTCTTTGAAAAACAGATAGCAACTTTTTCTAGGCCAAGACCCTGTGAGCGCGCTATAGTCATGGCCAATTTAGAACTGAGGCCATAATCTACCACAGTGGCCATATTTAGATCCTTATCTCCAACGGGGTCTACAAAATCGCATATGTTCAGGTTCAGTACGGACATAAATCCTTGGTGATCTTGCAATACCATTAACGGCATGCCAATTTCATGTAACAGCTCGTTAGTTTGATCGCTTACATAACGACGTGTAGGATCGTCCGTGAATGCTTGAATAGTTACGCGTGTGTAACCAGCCAATGTATAGGTGTCTGTCTGTAGAGCCATGGACATCATACCTCCGCGGAGAGACGAAGTAAACATTTCACAGCCGCGGAAGTTAACATTATTTACGTATGTACAGAAATTGGATTTGCAAAATTGTTGGCCAAATAACTCTTTCAAAATGGCATATCGGCCCATGAAAAGTGTCTTGAGTATTGCAAACTGTGCATACACCTCAGCCGTTGTTTCTGGCCGACGGAAATCATAGTTGCAGTATAGCATGTCGATCATATCATCGCACAATGCTCCGAACACTACATCATCATCTGCAGTAGATTGTTTTTGTTGCGCCGCGGAGTCATCAAAACGATACATCTCATGATCGAATGCGTTGGTATTGCCAGCGCCCGTCTGGGATGTCTCGGTACACGTACTACCGATAGTAGTGGTAGTAAGCTCGGCCATGCGTCTGTATGCCGTTGTGACAGAGTCTGTCTTTAAGCCTCTCTGTTGTAGAAAGTTATAAAAATTGATAAGTCCACTATACATCAATGATGACAGAAATCTATGTGCATACTCTATGGATGTTTCTCCTTGCGTTTTTGTAAACATATCATCTTTAAGTACGTTCCAGAATGATTCAAATGTACCATTAAACCCAAATATCCATCTCTTTAGTCGGGTGGTTACTGCTACTTGACTGTTCATGACAAAAGTTATATCGGAACTAACGAGTATTAATCCTTTGTCACGATACACCTCACATCTAAGTTGGCTAGTATCTTGATCGCGACTTTGAGACCAATTACTCAATCTTCCAGCATTGGCTGTTATCCAGCGCTCAACTGATAGATTTGGCTGATTGGCAGTTTTGCGGTATGTTTCGAAGTTCTCGATGTTAACGAACGTATATGATGGCAGTGTGAAAACAACGAATTTGTCTTCCCCGGATACTTTAAGGTGTGCATGTAAGCGCGTCATATAAGCGCTGACTTCGCGATGGGAGGAATATAACCTAGTCCAGCCAGGCAAATTTGCAGGGTTGTTGATGTAAGCCTCCGGCACTACAAAATTATCTACTAGGCGCGCATGCTCTTCCGTAATAGGTAGACCATATTCTAAAACCTTTAGCAAATCTCCAAATGCCTGTTCGCGACAGCGTTTATTGTTTATGAATATTGACCAGTTATTAGGTAGATTCGTATAAGTTCGCATTGTACGATTGCATATAAGGAAAGTCAATATATTTTCACTTGACCGTACTTTGCATTTCAAGTTGGCGTGTTCAAAAGTAGATTCCAGGAAGGCGGTTTGTGTAGGGGAACCGACACAAACTAAGACTGGAGCCTTACCATCCATATATTGCTGAGTACCGTATGAGGCATTGATGAGCCACCAACAGTATATCACGGCAGTAAGAAGGTGGCGACCCAAGAGACCAGCTTCATCAATGATGATTACGTTAGATCGTGTAAACGATGGCAAAGATCCATTAATACAATAGGCAAGGTCTCCTAATGATCCTCTAGGATAGCATAGAGCGTCTTCAATAGATCTTATAAGGTCGAAGGTACTTCCCCCCTGTTTTCTGTCTACACCATCGGCAATATTACGAGTGATGTCAATTAGGACGTCCCAATAATAAACTATATCTCTCTTTTGGAGCTCCTGTATAGTAGGTGGTGTTGATGGACATGAATATTGATACTTGCCAAGTTGCGCTTGTACATGGTTACCGCGGAATCCAAATTCCTGGAAAATTGTATTAATATGGCGCGAAGAGTATGCCGCCGACAGCTTTGCGTAGACGTTCTGGGATGCTACTCGAGTGGTCCCGGTTATGACGCAGTCAATAATTTCATTAAGCGTTTGTATGCACGTGCTTTTCCCAGATCCGGCGTTACCGCTGATGAGGTATGAGTAGAACGGAAGTTCTCTCAGTTCCAAGTCCAGCGGCGTTTGTAGTGTTAAAGCCTTCTGGAACCAAGACAGCGGAGGTATTTTCGTAGCAGGTACGCGCGAAGAGGCCATAGAACGAATACGATCTACTATTGGTCTGATGCCATGCATAGAGGTAAAATTTAAATATACCGTCTCTGGATAATCAACGGATTGTGTCGTTAATTGCATTTCCATAATAGCCTCTCTTTTTTTTTACGCAGATGAATATGATGAACCAAGGGTAACCTGTTTGGTTCATAATCTACTGCTGATTTGAGCATTAATATGTCAGCTAACCAATGCGGGATATGTCCCGCCCAGCACGACTGGGTACTGGGAGGAGCAAACAAAGACGTATCAATACCGGCGGAAGGCAACAACACTCGGAAAGCATGATAACAGATAAGTTACAATGTGGGCTGCATGATATATGTGATGGAATTTGCGATTGGGTACGGATACATCCTACGGAAAGAACTTGTTTATTCAAGAAAATTTTACTCGGCGAATTGGGATATACAGATGGCCAGGGAGTTTATAATTCGGTAAGGTCGACCGAAGCTGCCATACGACAAATCCAGGCGACTATACTAGCCAACACATTAGACGCTGTGCGTTATGAAGATCTTAGGGGCGATTGGGAAACGCATGTAAAAACTAGGGGGTTAGATGCACGACATATAGCTAAGAGATATGGAGAATATAGTGAAGCTGAAGCCGTGCGGGTAGCCGAACAGATATTTAGTACCTGGAAACAAACACTCCAAACAGCCCTTATAGATTTGATTCGTGGCGTAAACGCGTGTTTTTCGTCCACCGAACCGGATGGTACCGCCAGCTTTTCTAAATATATAGATTGGATATGTTGTCTGGGTATGGTACCACTAATAAGAAACGAACACTGTAAATCAAGTTCCTTTAGACGGCATTTACACGATACGGCCGGCTGCTTGAATGAAGATGTCGGTTCGGATAATGTGGTAACGACAGAGCTATGCGATCGTTTGTTAGTTGCTGATAGCGTATTAGAGCGTGGTAGGCAAGTAGCAGCCGAACTTGCAAATAAAGTCGATGCCGTTACAATACTCGATTATGATAGGGCCATCATCTTTTACAATTTTAAAAAACGTGAGGTATTTGTCAAGGATTCTGTGACAGGCCAGCGCGGGGAGTGTATGGTGGTGTGGCAACCACTATGGAAGGATGGTACTGTAATATTTGATTCTCCTCTCCAGCGCCTCCATAGAGAAGTGATGATGTGCCACGATTTGAGAGAACATGCTCGGGTATGTCAGTTGTTAAATACTGCTCCAGTAAAGGTATTACTTGGTAGGAAACCGGAAGAAGAACGTGGAATTGTCGGTGCCCAAAAGGCAGTCGAAAAAGCTTTAGGCGCTCAAGAAGATGCCGCGGCCGGATCGGCGGCGTCTAGGCTAGTAAAATTAATTATTAACCTAAAGGGCATGAGACACGTTGGAGATATTACCGATACAGTTAGAGCGTATTTAGATGAAACTGCAGGGCATTTGTTAGACGATACGTCTGTAGATACGTCTCAGGCCGGTTTTGGGAAGGCTTTCGGTCGCGGAAATCAAGCAAATGCCAGTGGACAGTTTGAAACTACAGGAGCCGTTAGGGTGCATGAGGCATTTAGAACTTCCGTAATCAACAGTATTAATGGTCTGTTAGAGAGTTATGTAAATAATCTATTTAAAACAATTGAAGGTCTCAAAGAGACAAATGGAGAACTGGCCTCACGCCTGCGCACAAGTGAAGAGAATTTAGCAAAGGCGCGAATGGCTGCTATAGACTCAGCTACTAATTCTTCTGGTAATTCTTTACAAATTGGCGGCATAGAAACTATGCCGCGAGGATTGCCGGTTATGTCTGACACTCCCGGAACAATCACAACATTCATTAGAGATTTGGGACATGAGGTAATAGATCTTAGTGGACGTATGGGCGATGATGCATATGTTGCCAACAGTTTTCAATCGCGTTACATACCAAGTTATGCAGATGAATTGCGAAGATTATCTAGTTTGTGGGAACAGGAACTAGTGCGTTGTTTCAAGATGAATCGTACTACAAATAATCAGGGTCAAGAGGTAGCACTGTCATACTCTAATAGCGCAATAACTCTCCTCGTTGCACCATATTTTTTCTCTGTATTGCGTGTACGGCGCTTGGGGTTTGTGGTAACAAATCAGGAAGCATATCGTTCGGAGGAGGAGCTATGTGTTTCAATATTAAAAAAGACCCGCCTCGAAACATATTTAGCAGACCTCTTCGCGCTATTCGTAGCCGATGTCAAGAGGGAAATTGCGATATCGAACATTGCACGCGAAGAGGCATTGTTCGAAAGCGGCGCGGTTTCCGTAAAACGCAAAGGATTTGCGGAAGATGGATATGAACCAGAGCGCATGTATCATGGACGGCGGTACTCAAGCGGTTCGGAAGATTATGAATTACGGGACAAACCATCCTCTGGAGGACAGCGCAACGTTAAACGAGCTCGTCAAGCTCGCAGCGAGTGGGAACGAAAAGCTCGGGACACTCGTCGACGATATAAGTTGGCAGGCGATACCGCGTCTAATGTGCGAAGTACGAGAGGTACCAGGCATCCCTACGCGGTTTACAGGCGCCTCAGTCATGAGTCTGAGGGTAAATAGTAATAACCTACAACAGTTATATTTGCAACTGACAGGCTCGTCTAATTCCATCGAAGTACCTAGTAATGTATATCACACTCAATGTCTCGCTCAGACTGCATTTAGAGGGTTTGCATTTGCTGTTATCACGACTGCCGAAGATCGCGTTCAGACATTGGCTGTCCCGCCAATAATTTTGAAGCATCGTATGACTATATTTAAGCCTTCCGAACACTTGGACTTTGCGTTATGTCTGGTTATTATGTTTTTGGAGAATTGTCCCAGAGAGCGCATATGTTCGTCATTATTTGTACAACTGCATACTTTTATTAGGAAGGCATGGTCTACAGTAACGGTTATGACAAAGATGCGCAGACTACTTTGCATTGGTGCAACATGGCTACTGAATACGCTCATGCTGCTAAGTGGTCGTGAACCATTTGACCCCAAACATGTACTACCTAATCATGCAATAATAAGACAATTGTCTATATTGGACGAGCCGCCCGCTGTACTCGCAGCCCTATATACGGCCAAGGGTGGGAAGAAGTTTGATTTACCATCGGATGTACAAAAATGCCCATCTGATGCAATCGTGATAGCTGACGGAGTGCTCAACGAAGCGCTGAAATGTGAGTGGATAAGAGACGCTATCTATGATTGGTGGATCAGTCAGAAAAAGAAGCTTACGGGAGAACAGCTTTATTATACATACTAACTTAGTTGTTTATGAAACAAATAAAAAATACAATTTATTCATTTGTGTCTTCAAACGTTTTATTTCAAATATTAGTGTGAGGTAGTTAGTAGTTAAGCAAATAGCGGTTCGAATTGTTCAACATCATAAGTAAACGCTTCTACATCTTCATTGCACCATTTAGATGAAACGGCGTGCGATAATATGGAACAAGCAGAATTTAATGCCGGTCGTATGTACTTTAGGCACATTATTCCGGGAACTATCATTGGTCCCGGGAGCAATGAACATGGAATGGTTACGGGCTCACTAAAAGTCTTTACTTCAACTACACGTCTCCTCCCATGATCCATATCCATATGATCATTGTAACTAAATGCACCTGATGGTATTGGCTCATCCGATATCGGTACATCTACGCTCCAAAATGTACTGTCGTTTCTATTTTCAAAGGCCGTTGTTATTAGTCGATCAAATGCCTCTTTAAAAAGAGGATAAAGTATACGGTAGTTGGAGTTAGCGGCTACGCAACTTAGTAACGTTGCTACTGTTTTGGCTACGTTTTCACTAAATGTGTTACGTATTGGAAAGCCGACGAGTTTGTAATCTTCACTGTCGACGCCCCCCAACCAGTAATGATGCATACCCAACGACATAGCATGTGTATATGTCCCCTCTTCGACCCTTAGTTTTATACCGGGGCCGGTGGGTCTCAACAGATGTAGGTCATGTAGTACGTTTTCCGCCGCCTTCTGACACAGAGCGCATATATTCACAATGTCATCGTTTGGGCGCTGATTATTCTCTTTAGGTAATACCCCCCAAAATCCATCTTTTATATAGGTACAGATAGCTAACCCATTTGCCGTAGCAGTTTCTTCTATAGCTTCACTTATGGCATTTGAAATCGCTATCGTTGCATCGAGTGCTTCTGGATGAGTATGTTTCAACATGCCACAGAACTCTACTAATGCTTTCTTTAGCCATGGTTTTTCGCGTTTATGTCTTGCTCTAACCGCGTGCTCCAGTCGTTTATGCGATGGATATAATGTCAGATATAGCGAGGGCGTAAAGGCAGAAAAGTCCATCTGGACCACATGAGCACCATCGATAAATGTCCCGTGGGGTAGAACGCATGTCATTCGACCGGCAGGCCATTTTTCTCGCAGAGCATTCATCTTTGCATTAGCTAGAACGTCCACGACATCTGTTCCGAAATCATTACCTGGTCGTTTTTCAGGGGCCCATGGTGCCAATAAGTGCAATGCCATGCCGCCTGACATTGGCCACAGACCATCTAAATCGACATATGTACTGACCGTTTCTTTGATGCCATCTTCAGAAGCCTTGGCCTTTAACGTTGGCCAGCCAGGGAAGCCGACGGTGAAAAAGTAGTCGTGTTCCTCACCGCGGCCATAAAGTTCAGGTCCCACATATGCAAAGATCGGAACGATCGCGCAGGATTTGCGCATATCGTAAATCGTTTCATGCCAGTGTCTATATACAGCCAGCACGGACAATGCAGAAAATCCGTCGGCACAAGCGACGAGACAGTCAAAACCGTTAGGCAACAACACACGTATACTTATTTCGCGCCCATCCAAAAAAAGCGTACGGTCAATTATCTCAAACATGCTATCCCCTGAGCATGAACTTTTGGCAGGTGGGGCATAAACATCATCGGAATAGCGTCTTGAGTATTTAGCGTTTTTAGTGGAGATAGATACTTCTAACGAATATATATGGTCATTTGGACGATGATGTGATTTGGTCATGTCAAGTTTGAACGCTGCGGCCATCCTAGCCTTAGCCAGTGATGGTCCAGCAGAACTTCGAATTTGGGCTACAACTGCTGCATTATCAATTGGCAAGCAGGCAGTGGCTGTTAGAATGCCAACTTTGGGCTCGATAGGTACCGAAGTTAAGTTTATCGGCTCGGTATATATAACCAGGCCAGTGTTACTGTCTACTTTAAGGCGCACGGGGGAATAAAATGACATATAGCGTAATTTCGTACGTACATGCGCAGATACCAAACAGCTAAGGCGTTTCCAGTTTCCGACGTTCGCCATACTAGACATAGGCCATGCCCCTGGTCGTGAAGTATCCCGACATGCCGTCATTGCCCATGTTGTTGTTAGGGCCGCTTCTTCCGCCAAGCTGGTCTCTTCCATTGCATTGAGATTAATATCAACCGTGGTAAAGTGGGCTTCGTATCGAGAGTTTTTAATGTTCCTGAATAGTATATACGATAGTACGGACAGTACATTTTTACTTCCTGGGCGAGTCCACAGAGTATATATTGAGGTCGAGCAAATATATCCATCAATACTAGTAAATTGTTCCTTAGTGCCCATAAATCCTCCATCGCGTTGCAGTTCCATACCTAGTGTTTAGGCCTCAAATTATAATTGTCTGTAATCAACTGCTCCCTCGGCCCTCGGCCAATGTTCCGATGGTATGTCAGCCAATACAGTTTCTAGACTCGGCTCCCATCCATCATTGTCCAAATCTCTGGCACTGCGCAATAATTTAGTCCATTTAGGTGATTTAATGCGATATCTTGTACCTTTAAATTTGTTTTTGTGGCTCATTAGGCGTGCGTACAGATCTTTATGTGTGCGGCAGTCAGAAAAGTCAATACCCGCCTCTGTCAATAACGTCACAATTTCCTCCTTTTTAAGATTTTTAACCTTTACTGATCCGGGAAAACTGCGCGTACTACGCATTAGATGTGCACCTAACATTTCATATAAAATTACTTTAAATAATAACATTGCATGTACATCAGGCCCCACTTGCCTGATGTTATTGGGCATTCCGGCCAGCGCAGCTTGTACCTCACGTACTGGCTGGGGTGCAACTAAGTCATATTCTGTAATATTACATCTTGAGACTTCCAATAGTAATCTAATATAGTTGCTATAATCAGGGCGCAATGTATCAGATATAATATCTAAGTTTAGGTCGACGGTAGCGCCTCCATTGCGCAGGTCTAATTTAATCGCATCTGCCATCTTTGCACATAGTCTATATAAGTCCCATCTGGCTGGCCAATTAAAATCGCATACAAGAGCTACCGTTTCAATCGTTCCATCGTTTGTTATGGTAGGTACTGTGCCAGAACCGTAATGACAATACAAGCGTCTAAAAACCGTTTCGCTTAACATCGCGGCGGGTATTCTACGACATGCTTCAATCATAACAGTGTTGACAAAATGTTCGCGTACAATTGGGCTGGCCATTGCTTTGAGTAGCTCTGTAGTATCTACTATTGATGCATCTGGTCGGAGATATTTTTCTGAGAAAATGGCCGCCTCTTCACTGTCGGCAACCTCTACCGCCGGTGGTAGGCGTCCATTTCCATGTTTTTTCAATGCACGTAATTGTCGCTGAGTTGTTATGGAGTTGCGTTGTATGTCTGATAGTAGGCGACAAAATTCATCTGCTGATGGTTCATGCCCTCCAAGATTAATGCGTATGCGATTGGATTCTAGGAGAGCATACATTATATTTAGACTATCGTTAAGACTGTTGAGAGTACATCGTTCAAAAAAGTGTTTGTACTTAAGACGTGAAAACAAAAATAAATCGCGCGATGATTCGGAAAACGTAGGCGCACATCTATCACGAAATCTACAGCATAGGAGGTTAGTTACTTGGGAGAATTTAGTAGGCCATCCACCGCCAGTCGCCACAACATGATTTAGTAACATTGATGTAAATATTGGGTCCGAGCGCGCACCAGAGCCGTCAATATACATCAACACCTCGTTCAATCGTAGGAGGCGAATACGGCCCAGAGATTGATAAACAGTGGCCATATCAGGACCATGTATCATTGGTTTTACGTATGCGAACATGCTGTGGAAATGTGATTCATCGAAACTCAGTCCGACAGTCACTACAGTAGTGTATATCAGTACTCTATATTGATTCCATGTCGTAACATCTGATTGCTGGGGTCTTGTAGAGTTCAACACTATGATAGAGTCTGTATATTTAAGGCAGAATTTAGCAACGATTTCAGAGAATGATACCGTTGAAGAAAAAATACATATATTAAGACCCCCAGATAATCTTCTGCCCAATTCGGCGAAAAACGTATCCGGTCTTAGTGGCTGTTGGACCTGCTGGGCGTCCAAATCGTCGTTTTCGCTTTGCATATTTTGCGTCGCTGTGGTTTCCGAAGGCGGGTTTAGCGCAGCGCGCAGCGTATCTACCCCCATATCGCGCATAATCATGCATGCGCGGTCCGCGAACCCGGCGGAGGTATATTCTCCGACGATTACATGAACGTTACTATCTCCCCTAACATCAGCCAATAACTCTACTAATTGGGCATTGACTGTCGCATCCATAGCAACAATTCGCGGGCAGTGGCGTATTAAGCGTGTCATTAATTCGTCTACTTGGTGTAAATATCGCATGGTAGGGGAATACAGTTGCGCGAATGTGGACATAACTTCATCTAATATGAGAACGTCATAGTTGTCGACTAGGGAAAGCTCCACGCGGCGGAGGGATTCTATCTGTACTATCAAACGGGTAAACGTCTTACCGCGCATGATGTAATCACTAGACGTAAAATACGTGACAAAACCGACCAATCCAGCGTCGTTAAATCGCCTTGCTAACGTATGAGTGAAACTGCGCCTGCACGATACTACCAGAGCGCTGATGTCTGGGCTATGAAGTATTTCTCGTAACCATTCTATCAGCGCAGTTGTCTTACCAGAACCCATAGGCGCGCGTACTACCGTCACTCGACGGCTTCTTTTATCATCTGGCTTGGGGAAGGATACCGGTCCCGTCGATTGCACTTCGGCGGTAACGCCGGGCCTGTAGCGCGAAATCCACTCAATAAGGTCTCCGCCATACAGCATTTTAGCAAGGGACGCACTGCACGTGTGGTCATCTGTTGCCCTTCTATCATCTTGGTAACAGGAACCGGGATCGACGCCATCGGTAACAATGGGATCCATGAATGGGCCGTATCGTTTAAATCCTGCGGGGCGAATTGATTGCGTTCATCTACGCCTATGGTTCTTGCAAGTAGCCTGTTTTGTGTTAGTCTTGTTGATGTATACAGTCACGCTGATCTCCGCGTCATTCAAGACAACCGGATTCCCTTGTTTTTTTGCCGCCGTTGTAGATTATACAACATTTAACAAGACAATAGAGGGCGGATTCACCAATCCAATTATGGGAGGAATTGTACCCGCCCTATTTTTTGAGCAAGGTGAGGTGTTATTTTTTTTCTATTCGTTTGGACTGGTACTCATCGCAACGGCATGTTATATGATCACAGGCGGAATAATATTGAAACGAGACGCAAAAACGTCAGCATGCGCCAACCACGCTCATCTAGCATCGCTTATAGTACCGCCGGCAACTATCCTAGTTGGAAGCTTATCAATGTGGACCCTACAGACTGTAGTAGTATTGCTTTCCCATAAGCTAATTGTACTCGCGGCATGTACTTATTTGATACATTTTATTTTATTTACATTCTTCTATATCTACTTCTGTGGAAGAGGAGTAAATAGTGTGACATATGCCGACGACGTAAGAACACTACGATCGCTCAGTTCGCGGATGCATATAATAGCCGGAAATGTAAGGGCTGTGATTATAAACATTATCTCGGCGCTTTACGGATTGTCGATCATCATAATGGCTATTATGTTGGAAATGTTAATGGCAAACAGTTTTTCTATGCAACTATGGCAACCTATAACAGTCGGAATTTCCGTTTTTATCGCAATAACTATTTTCTTCCTCCTGGCCGTCGAGTTTGTAGTTGCGCGCTACGTGCATGTAATTATCGGCGCCCATATTGGTCTTTTAGCGGGGTGTGGGATGATTGGCACATCGTCCCACGACTATCTGAACAGGTTTTATTATGCCTTGGGAGAAAATGTACAGGGAATAACCTTATTCGTAAGACTTTCGCTCGGAATACTAAGCACCATAATCTTGATTATGATGCTTGTACGTATATTTAGAGCATATATATACCATAGGCGAAACGTTACGCGTTTTTATGGACGCGTACGAGACGTGCGGGATAAAGTGAAGATGTATGGATCCAGAAGACAAGGACGCGGACCGCGTGCTTCAAAGAACCATGTAGAAGATGAGGAGGAAGAGCCAATATATGATACTGTAGCTGAGACTCATTTCTCGTCGGATAGTGAATGAGAATAATAACTATAGAATGGTTTGAATAATAAAAGTTTTAGAAAGTTTATTGAGTCCCGTTTATTCTATTAGCAATATATTCATTAACGTTTTAATGATTACACAACACCCATTCATTGAAAGTAGCGTTTATTAATTATTTGTTACAAAGCATCATTTTTGGGGTTTCTATAACAAGAACGCCTATCTTTTCTACCGCTGTAGTCATTCTTGCCCTTTTTGGTGTTTCTTTGAGGTTGCGTTACGATGGTCTTACTCGTCTCAAAGTTGTCATTGTCGGTTGGACCGAGAAGTTCGAAATCTTCAAAGCTGTCGGCAGTAAGGTCTAAAACATCGCCATTACTAGTAGTTAATATGTTTCTTCTGCAGCACCATCCACCGCTCCCGTAGGATTGAGCTTGTCCCATAGTTGTGTAGCTGTCGTATCGAAGGCTCTCAAACCAGCTTTTTCTATTACTTCAAATAGAGCAGTATCTACTTCAACTGGCGTAAAGATGAGCGCGACTGGTATCGCCTGTTCTGGTGATATAGATAAGTCAAAGCCGGCGTAAGGTAATACTCCCAATGTCCCAGATAGTTCGAAGCGAATACCGACTTCTTCTGGCTTGCGAACACGGCCAAAGAATGTTACGAGAAACGGCTGTATTTTATGTTCCGGAAAGTAGCCAGATAATACATAGTGTTGTACGAAAATCTGTTTAAAGTTGGAATGTTTGGGGTTAGCAAATACTGGCGTCTCCAGTATCAGCGAGCCGTCCGCCCAGGGGGCCTGGCAGACTGTTCGAGTATCTAGATTCGGTTCGCTAAATAACAGAACTGATGACCGACCCGCCTTATTTAATAACAGGTGGTGTCTATCAATATGGAAGCATCGTTCTCTTTTTGCCGTGTCATCACGCCTCTTCCATGATTCATCACACGTCACTAGCGCTTCGGCTGCACTTGGTAGGCGTTTTGGATCAAAATATTCGATGCACGGCTTGCTTATTGAATTAATGAATCGCTTAAATGCTTTGAAAGATCTATCTTTCATAAGAGCATTGTACATACGGGCGGTTTTATTTGTTATATCCGTAGCGCAGAAGATGTATTTGGCGCGGCATTTTATCTCGTATATCTCCAGAGTTTTTTCCGTATGATGCGGCGCTAACTTCCCAGACGAATCTCTATCGCAAATAAGCATATCCATAGACGCTCCCATCATTCCTGTACGATGATCTAACAATAAGCCACATGTATATGGCTCTGGAGACTTTTCGTCGTCAAATACAAATACACCATCATGACTCGGGTCTAACCCATCGGGGGTTTTAGGAATGCTTGGACCTAAACGATAGGCCATAATCATTGCACGGACTAGCGGTTCATTGGTATTTCCGAATAGTATGCTACGCACAGATAACATTTCCTGCATCTTCGTATCTTCTAGTTGCCATTCAGGCTCATAGTACGGCCCATATTTGTTCCATTTCATAGACGACGCGGTCATCATACAGCGTCTTAAAATTTTCCAAAGATCACAATTGGCTTGGTTGCGCGTCTCAGCTTCAAAAGTCAATGCAATGTTCATGGCACGATCTTTTGTTATTGCATTCATCAATACCTCTGCAGGTTTACGGCAAACTTGCGCCCCTCCAAATAGTTTAGGTGCTGCTCCAAACACCAGACCAATCTCTTCCAACTTTAAAATTAAATCGCGAAAAAATGCTAAGCGGTGATACAGTGGTGGTACATCTAACGCTAAGTCAGAACGTTTCAGTTCTGACTCTAGATAGTCATGAAAATTGAGCTCATGATACATTGTGGTAGTGAGTCCGGCAATGGTCCAAACCGTCCTACGTAACCCCAGTCATGTTCAATAGAGCACAATTCATTATTACTAGTATGTTCGTTAGATTCTCCAAGTGTTGTATAATCACAATTACCGTACGTTTCGTCCGCGTTGCCAATATTCTCGGGAGAACTATTCCATGAAGTGTTTCGACGACGTTTGCAGTGATGTACTGGCGATGAGCTACCATCTATATCCCCACTCATGGTAGTTAGTTATAAATCCACAATAGAGGAGCGGCGCTTCTCGCCTTTGGGTTAGCGTGACAAAAAAGAGCTGCAAGTTCCAGTAACTGTGATATACTTTGAGGAATCACTAGTTCATCAAACAGTCTTCCGTGCGTCAAATTGAATCGATTGTAATGTGCTCCAAATGAACCACGGTATTCCAAATCTCTTAATTTGTGCCGTATGTCGTCATAATTATTCCATGGATTACCAAATTGGATCGTTAGGTCTGTCGTAGGAAATATACGACGAAAGAAGATGCAACGGTACGCCAAACTAGAGAGAAGAAAATCTCTCCTCACTTGATGATGAAAATAAAAGTAAGTTGGATTTCGGACTAACGCAAGTCTGTTTAGAGGATTTAAAGATGCGTTAATCAACACCTCAATCAGTGATTGGCCAAGGGCGTATATGTCAATTGCCAGCCCCTCCTCCGGATTAATTGGTTCTATTGGTGTCGTCAGCCCATCACCATTTAGTGCATTTAGTAAAATTTCTGGCGGTTGGGCATATGCATGCCCCAGGACCATACAAAAAATAGGCTGCACATTACGACGATAAATCCTGATCTTGGTAGGGTTGGTGGCTCCTGTTTGAATTTCCAATTCAGATCTCATAATAGTTGAATTAGCATTTAGTAACATGAGACTAAAATCGCCTAGTACTGCATCTAATAGAACTAGGTCCGTTCCACTGACAACGTTTATGAAAATGTTTTCGCTTTTCACGTCAAGGTGTGTTAATCCGCAGCTGATGTTAAGAAATGTTAGTGCCTTTGCCAGCCCAATATATGCGCGTTCTAACGCAGCCCAATGACGGGCTTTCGGAGTAATTTTTGCTAGTTTATGTGAATATAAGGTCATATCCATATCGTATGCTTTGAATATCATTTGCTTGTATGGTAGTGAAAAACCTAAGATAGTAATAATACGATCTTCCCCAATGATACTTTTGGCCCTCAAACCACTTTCGCTAGCCAATAATGTCATAAGCAATTCACCTCTGAAATGTTGTCTAGACGTCTTTAAGGCGATACCATTGCGTTTGTATAACTGAACCTCTCCGTAGCCACCGGATCCGAGGAAAGAAGGCTGTTCTGGTAGTGCGACAGAAGTAAAATGCAACGAGGGATTTATAGAGAATACTACATTGAATACATTTTCTATCCTTGTAGCTTGCAGAATATAAGATGGCATTCTAGGTGCGCGTGTTAGTGGCTTCCCCCCGGGAGGCGAGACGAGCGAGAACCGCGAAGCCAGGCTCCATCTACTCTTTGTCTTACGTTTGCCAGGATCCTTTCTCTCTTTACTGTTATGTTCTCCAGAATACACAGTCGCTCCTCCAAGTCGGCGTATTCCGCTACATCGTCGTTTTCCTGCTGAGGTGATATTGGGGCTTTCGCTACAGTCGCGCATTTCGATTGAATTTTCAGTGCTGTCTGGGACCCAGGCAAACGCATATATGCTTGTGTTGGGCTTTGAGGAAGATCGTTGTTTCTTGGCGGAGCTTCCGATAGGATTCATTTCGCTAATAGGGCTTCGTCGTCTTCGTCCAGCCATTCGTTACCAGATAGTCCCCCTATAGTGTTTTCGGGTCCCGGTAGACACCTTTCTGCAACTTCAGTTAATAAATCCTCCTTTATTGCGAGTTTATCTTCTTCATCATCTAGACGATCAATTAGGCCTGGCGATAAAAACCTTCTGTGCGCCTCTAGCGCATCCTTTATTGCGAGTTGTTCTTCTATCTTCGTCTGAACAGTTCTCACCTTTTGCTTTACTTGTTCAACGCGCATATTTGAGCGCAATTGGGCGCAGTACGCCACGTGGGCTGCTTTCGCTGACGTAAAAGTGTCAACGAACACGGCACTATTTTTATCCACGCCTACCCGCAACAAGTCCAAAGCGCGAGCTTTGTAAACCTCTTCGCGTTTATGGGCCTCGGCCAATCTGAGACGTCTTTGACGATCTTGAAGCCGCGATAGCATGTTAGCGAGAGTGCGCACTATTCAATAGAGTAGGAAAAAACAAATCATATTTCTTTGCCTTAAACCCCTCCTTACCCACACCCATGCGACTATGTTTGTGTTATACCCCATATATCTACTTACACTTGCTGTATAAAATAGTCCGTATTGCAGCCTTTCGCCAATCTAAATTGTGCCGAGGAGTGTAAAACGCTTGAATTTATCAGGTTGTACCGCCCTACTACTTAGTCAGAAACGCATGACATTTTTACTAATTGATCAGTGGCGTATTATGTGAAGAATTTTTACATACATTGCAAATAATGTTCGGGGCAACTTTCGGCAGAGAGAGTAGAAAATATTTTGAAGAATTGCGCCGCAAATACGAAGAAAGAAATGGGTCTGGCGATACAAGTTCTTCGACGGCAAATCTCGACGATAGTGATATCGCCGTTCCGTTTTTAAACTTTGCCACCTGTGTACCTCGACGGCATCAAACTGTAATTCCGGCCATTGGAACGCTTCATGACTGTTGCGAGCATGCACCAATATTTTCTGGCGTCGCCAGATATTTACGTTTCTCTAGTCTCCTTTCTGACAGTTCCTCAGAGTCGGGAGAAACGGCGTCGTTTAAAAGACCGGTACGAGAAGCATTCCTTGTGCCGGATATGATAAAAACGTTTGAATCGTTAAGATTTGCAGAATATGGAGAGGAAGAAACGATAGCACATAAGAATGCATACTATAGTGTGTTAAATGCATTTAAAGCTATGCGCGATTCGGATGAATTTGGGCAACTCAATGGTTTTATAAATAGTTTCGCTCGTTTATTGGATACATCTTTCCAAGATGCTGGGACGGATGCAAATACTATAAAGGCAAAGAGAAGTAAGGTCGATGTGCCAACTTATGGAAAGATGCGCGGTACTCTTGAATTATTCCAGAAGATGATTTTAATGCATGCGACCTATTTCCTCGCATCTGTAATACTTGGTGATCATGCCGATAAGGCTGATAATTTTCTGCGCATCGTCTTTGATATACCATTATTTTCTGAAACATCGCTGAGACATTTTCGCCAACGCGCCACAGTATTTCTGGTACCACGTCGCCATGGGAAGACATGGTTTATAGTGCCACTAATAGCGTTAGCTCTTACCAAATTTAGAGGAATAAAGATAGGCTATACTGCACATATACGGAAGGCTACAGAGCCAGTATTCGATGAAATTGATGCTAGAATACGGCGTTGGTTCGGAAATGGAAGGGTAGAGCATATAAAGGGAGAGACTATATCTTTTTCGTTTCAAGATGGTTCAAAGAGCACCGTAACATTTGCGTCGAGCCATAATACAAATGTAAGTATTAACATCATGCGCGGTATATAGTTAAATTGCCAAGCCTTGAGTCTTGAGTAATGCTTTTATTTAATAACCATACAGCAATAGTTTTTAGACAGTATATTATGTTTTGGGATAACATAGACGTCTAAGACGCGCGCAACCAGATATCATGATCGAACTAGCAATTTCCGATAACGCCACCAAGTGCCATCCGGCCGCATTGACAGGTACTTGTCTGGCTGAACCAAAGGCGGAAATTACTTCGGCCAAATTTGCAGAAATACGTGGATTACGGTTAGATACAAGTCGTATAGTATCTACAGCGTCCATGAACAAAACGCGACACATACTCACATCCCCTTCTACTATCATATCCCGCTGTTTTGATTTGAGCCACAGGCATGGTCCTTTACATAAACATGCCTCTGCGACTTCGCCAGGCTTCCATATGGCATTATACGAATCCACGTGATCGTGGCCGCTAATGCAGGTCTCGCAACCTGGTGTATGGTCTACGAGTCTCGCTAGAACGTCTCCAAGCGTTCTTGCTTTCCATCCCGCCGGGCATATAGCTAAAAGTGGTGTATCCATTCGTAAATAGTAGAGCCTTCGTTTGGGAAAAGACCACCACGCCCCAACAGATACCATTCTACAGTTATGAGGATCCCTTGGCGGCGTTATATTTTCCGTATGGTCTTCTAGATTTAGGATTGAAGCAGGGGCCTGCGGCATAATTTCTGTCGACGGGTCAGGAACTTCCGGAGGCGGCGGGGTCGTTTCTACTGAGGAAAACAATAATGAGAACAGGGTTCCAGATTGGTTTAGTGCTTCGATATGTATAGCTGCTATTGCAGCATACATTGATGAACGGTTGACAATAAACACGGCATGGAAAGTTCCAGATGGGAGAGCTAACGCTTTAGGACGCGTTAAGTACAATATTATTTCCACCATTGCCGCCCTTTCTCGATCTTCTAGTGGAGGCGCGAAAGCACAAAGACGGTCCCCGAGTGCTGTAATTGCGATCATGATCTTGATACGAGAATCAGATCTAATAAGGCGCCATGAACACACTTGTGTGTTCAATGCCCGAGCTAGGTGAACACTACCGAGAGACGGGTCATTTAAAAATAATATTGGCGAATTCAGTTCTCCATCGTCGAGTTCCGTACATGATGATAATCGACGTGTAATAGTACTGCGAGCCATATTAATTCCTAGGTGGTTTAGCTGGAGCGTGGGCGTATGGTTGCAGAAAGCAAAATTCTTGAATGACGAAAAATCTAGTTATCGCGTCCGGTCCTAGATGTCATTATGCCGCAGGCCGTCTTAACAATATGATATACGCGACTGTGGGTGGCACGCTTTATTGTTAGAAAGTACCGCCTACGAATGTCAGGACACATCAACTCTCCTACAGAATCTAGTTAAAATAGGATCTATATGGTCATCTGGCCAGTTAAAATGCTTGGCCAAATTAGTAGAAAGCGTAAAACCGCCCGGCAAAACAATAATGATGTCTAGGAGGTGGTTAAACCCAAAACATATGTATGCATAACATTCGCCTGGAAGATACCGTTCACATACATATTTACTAGAAAAATTATTTTGGAATTCACATGAACACTGTTCCATTCCATTAGTATTGCCGATGATTATGACGGGTATGGGTCTTTTAGACACTTTTATACATCCGCCTCCGGCACTGAAATAGTCGAATTTAAACGTCGTTTTTGATGGCGATGTAATCAAGGAACTATTCTCGAAGTATCTTTGATACGACCACTCGGATTTCGAACAAAGTGATGCGAGTACCGATTCTGCTAGAGCGCTCTGCATAAATAACTCCAATGGCTCATTTTTAAAAGCTGTTAGACTGGATTCGATCATATCACTTGATGTATCTGCAATAACTTTCATGTAGTCTCTCTGGTTACATGAAATATCATAACGTAATACTTGGCGTAAAGTTGTCGGACATACTTCCATCAATGCTGCCGCAATGGCACCTATACAAGCAGTATGGAATTTATTTGCGAAGATTGTTTCCGCGCTAATATCAAATGGTCTGAGAGGCGGATCTGATGATAATAGACAACCAGCCAGAGCAGGAAAACGCGCAACTAGATCCGCACGAGCTCGTTTGCACAATTTATTAGGAGAATCTACTCCAGCGCTAGCGCAGGCAGCCATGACTTCTTGGGTCAGACTGGCATTAATACTGTCTTTGTCTGCTTGCCCGCCCCATGCTTCAGAAAGAGCATAGGAAACGATTACAAAAATTTTTCCAGATGTATAATGCCTGCGCGGTACGATAGAAATGGCACGACGTTTCCATAGATCAGCTGGCGTATCACCTCCAGAAATCACACACATCCCCATATCGAACAAGTCTAAGGATGAAAGTGGTGCATTGTCTTTGCCGGTAAGCATAAGTACATCCTCTAATGGACAATGATTATTGGTCCGATAATTAGTCTGCGAGCGAGAATATCTAGTCTCGCCCGGGGGTTCCAACCCCGATAACATGGCCGCTTGGTCAATTGCTGTACTATGACGACTTTGAGCACTATTACTACCAGTAGTCCCAGATGGCCCATATTCGCTCAAATATGCCCGTACGCCTTGCCGTAAACCAGATGCAACTTTAAGTTCGGCGGAGTTAACAGATCGTATCGGTCGTTTCTTATTAACAACTTCAGCCGCGCGTCGTATAAGAGACATAATTTCGCGGTTGTCCTCATTTATCCGCGATTCTATTTGTGGACTGTCAAATGCGCCGTCAAACTGCAAGCGTTTTGACGAATCGACAACATCTCTATCTATTGGGCAGTCTGTGTCCTGTGATAAACATGCATCCAAGCGCGCACCTATTTCAATTAGGCGTGGGTCCAAACACGGCTGACTACTAATATAGGCACATAATCGCTTACAAAGAATCCTGAGACGCCAGTCATCCTTTCTATACATTGTGCCAGGTGGTAATAATTCATCATATGTAAACAATATATCAACATACTTCTCTCTATCCATAGTTATACGTATTGCTACAACGTCGAAGGCATCATATCTGCCTTCATGATCTAATACAATCGGTAAAGAGACGAATAGCCCCCCATCTGCACTGTCTTCGCTTTCGGAGGATTGAAAAATAGTTGGATGTTTAGGAACAGACGGTATAATAACACTACGTATAGCTTTCGAAGGCACGTAGACAGCTGATATTACTTTCCAATTAGAGCATTCTCCAGTAGCGTGTCGTCTTGTTTGAGTTTCTACAGTCAGATGCGCGCGTAGTCCTTGCGATAGTGTAGTTTTTAAATCGCTAATATTTATACCACAGCTCGTAAGGCACGAATCGCTCAGAATGATATGGACTAAAGATAACGTTTTATCATTTCGTCTTCGCGGTAGTAGTATCATCAATTCATTAGTTATATGCGATTCCATGGCCTGTCTATATTAACAGTTCTTTTCTCTTCTATCGACGAACAACTAAGAGTTTGCGAGGTCAAGATTTTAACCTGTTGTTCGTAGACGAAGCCAACTTCATCAGATCCGATGCCGTGCAGACTATCGTCGGGTTTCTCAACCAGACTAATTGCAAGATAATTTTTGTCTCGTCGACAAATACTGGAAAAAGTAGCACTAGCTTCCTTTATAACCTCAAAGGCGCAACTGATGAATTGCTTAACGTGGTTACGTATATATGTGATGACCACATGCGCAGAGTGGCAAACCATACAAATGCCACGTCGTGCTCATGTTACGTCCTAAACAAACCAGTCTTTATAACTATGGATGGGGCTATGAGACGTACGGCAGAAATGTTTATGGCCGATTCATTTATGCAAGAAATTATAGGCGGGGGTGAGATAGCGGGTAATGAAAAGTCAACAAACGCGCAAGTATTTACTTATTCATCACTTGATCGATTTTTAATTTACAGACCGTCTACTGTTGCAAACATGGAAATAATGAGTCAAGATCTATTTGTGTATGTAGATCCGGCCTTCTCGGCCAATACTAGAGCATCGGGGACAGGAATCGCTGTTATAGGTAGATATAAAACCGACTTTGTAATATACGGGTTGGAACATTTTTTTCTACGCGCTCTAACGGGAGATTCTGCAACGGCAATAGGATTGTGTACTGCTATATGTATAGCACAAATCTGTGCCTTACATAAACGCAGATTTGGTACTATACGTATAGCCGTGGAAGGAAATAGTAACCAAGACTCTGCGGTGGCTATAGCTAAGTGTATCTGCAAAGAACTTACATCCTTTGCGAAATCAGGCACTGCCCCAGCCCCCAAATCTGTATTATTTTACCACTGCGTGCCTCCCAATGGAGATGTAGCATATCCATTCTTCCTGTTAAACAAACAAAAAACTGATGCCTTTGATTTATTTATCCGCAAATTTAACTCAGGGGATGTGCTCGCGTCGCAGGAACTAGTATCTACTACGATCAGTTTACGTACAGATCCAGTTGAATATCTAACACGACAAATGAAAAATCTATCAGAAAATATATCCGGGGCATCGGAGCAGCGGACATTTACAGCCAAAACGGGTGGCTGTGCTGATGATACACTAGTGGCCCTTGTCATGGCATTGTATCTAGCGGCGTGTTTCCCGAACAATGAGACTTGTTTTGCGCACGTAGGATATGTACCATAGGTATGTTTTTGTACAACAAATAAACAAGACAGACAAGTATTGCTTGGAAATGTCTTTTTTATTGTTACGCATAAAAAATAATCATTTTAATGTTAATAATTATCTATCACAGGAGCCATATTACCGGGTTTGATAGTAGGCGGTCCTTCTATAACACATACTCGTACTTGCTCACGCGGTCGCAAACTTTCGTTGAGTGTGGTTGTCATGTTTAACCACCATGATATGGTTTCGTATATTGGAAATCGTCGGTCGCCATCCTGTATCTGTGGTATTTGCCTTGGCATGTTCATTAATTGGCCTGCGGCCCTCGCTGCGCTTTGGAGTTGGACCAAGGCGTTGACGTAGCCATCCTGTCCGCTGAGCGTCAACAGATGAGGAATTAGTGCGAAAAGTATCATACAGCCCTCGCTGATTGCAAACATCATGTTCAAGACGAGCGTTCTTGCAACGCTTTCGGCAGCATCCAAGTTCTGAATTGAAGGAGTTATGTTATATCTGCGGCCATTATAATGTATAGGTATGGTGTCACGCTGAACACCCCTCGGTTGTATTTGGGCGGTTTGTACCACCGCCCCTAGCGACAAAGCCACTACTTTGGATATGATTTCCCGAGCGATCGAGCCTGGTATAGTCATAGGAAATATAAGTTCTGTACTGATAGAATCAAGTTTTAGACGTCCATCTCCAATACCACCGCCCAACATTGGGGGCAAGAAGCATACAGAGTCTCCATTTATTAGGTCAAATGGAGATGTATTCTGAAGCGAAAGGCCAGAGATAAGCGGGCCAATTCCAAGTACCACCGCAGTAATTTTCCCAGGCATGATACGGGTAATAACAGCCGCAAAGCGACGTCTGAATGCTGCTAGTAAAGCGAGCGTGTCCGGTTCTGTTCCATTAGTATAAAATGATTTGTAGTCAATATCACTGAGTGCTATGCGACGCCTGACGGACGAAAGAAATATAATTCTACCTTCACATTTTTGCAGTGCCGATGTGTCCGCATGCGATATACCCGATGGAATAATGATTTCCACTATAAACTGTTCTGTCGTCATGTTGATGGTACCGACCTCGCCGATGAGTGCTGATACTCTCGTCGCGCCGCCGGTTAATGAAGTAGACAAACATGTGCATGACTTTGGGGGCGTTCCATTCACTTTTGTGGGTGTTTATCACATTGGCAAACAGCCTTTGATGGGGGATGCGTCGCGAATTAGGTATTGAGCCAGATGCGTTTCCGCGCCTCCAATATCACTGGTACCAACGGTCCGCAGCAGCGCCTGGTCTGTCGAACATAGTATAGGATACGCTTCCTGGAAAAGGCCACACGGATCTTCGGTCAGTTCTGTAGAACCGCGTGGTCGCTTAAACTGCGTTTCCGTATCACCGGGGAACATAGCTAACGCAGAGCCAGCTTCAAGCACCATCTTGAGTAAACATTTCCTCTTTCCTTCTACCTCTGCCGGTGTAAAGAATTTGTAACACGGACTGTATATTTGCGATGCGCCGCTTAAATTATATTTTCCGTTAAAAAGGCGATCGCCATATGATTGTTCTTGAGAAGCCCATGGATTGTTTGTCGCCCGAAATGGATATGACGGATCGCCCTGGCTGTGGTCATACATCACATCACGTATATCGTTATCTCCTTCGCCTGCGTAAGCAGATCCCGAAGCCCTGCCTCGTGGGTTGCATGGCGCTCTGAAGTAATTAATGTCCACCGAAACTGGGGTAGCGATAAATTCACAAACGGATTGTTGGCCATGATCCAGCCCAGATGGCTGCGATGGTAGTATTGTTCCCATAAACGGTACTTGATAGCGCGGGGCTAGTCTTTGCCCAGCTGTCGCACCACGCCTAATAAAATCATCTGCGTCGGCATCTATCATTGGTACAGACCCCCTGGTTAAAAATAGATTTTGGGTAGCATTGCCCATGTCCGTAAGCGGTGTTCTCAGTAGGGGGGACGTATGTACAGCTGTGAAACCGGTACCAAGGTCAACATTCGCACGTGGCTGTGTTAGTGTAAATGTAATTCCGCCGGCGGATGCATGTCTAGAGACTTGTAGCTGACCCATGAAGTAGGATTCCGATGCCTTTTCGGCAAACAGCATGTTTTCAGTTACGAATCTATCTTGCCTGACGACAGTGAAGGCAAATCCAGGGTGCAGACCAGTGCGCAATTGGTGCAGTAGTGATACGGGGGAAAGTTTGAAGTAGCCAGCTAAAAGTGCATAGGAAAGAGCATTCTCGTCGGCTCTGCTTTCCGTGACATAACGTAACACTGGTTGGCGAATGGTTGCATAGTAATTTGCGCCTAGAAAGATGGGTACGGGAGGTACTCGTCTGGCGGTTTGATGAACACGCCTGGGCAGACCATTAAATGCTGCAATATGCTCATAATATGCAAAGAGCGCATGAACGGGGGCTGGATAAAAAAAAGTTCCAGCTGCTACAGTTTCATCATTACGCGGATAGGCCATCATTAATAGTCCATGGTGCAGAGTTCCATCGTATGTACGCAGCAGACTGGTCCCGACAGTAGCAGCCCCAAAATCCGGCCCTGTGCTAGATAGTATTGCCGTAGTACGTTCTGCCATCTCGTGGACGGATTCTTGTAATGTCAGCAGCGCGTCTGAATCCACAACTATTCTTGCATTATGAAACAGTACATTTATGGAGTTGGGTACGAGATGGCGCGCATTCAGTGGATGTCTCGCATCATCGGGTCCAATTGGTGGTTCTTCGTCCGCTGCCAAATCTGGTATAATTACCGCCTGGGCGGTTGCATATACACGATTATAATTTATGCCCATGGTACAACATCGGCCCCTTGAAAATGTTGGCACCATCACAAAGTAATAGAGCTTGTTTAGTATTACCCACTCTGCATCGTGGTGCGGTTCAGTGTGTTGTATATTGCCGGCGTCGGCACGAATATGGGCGTTGTGTATTAAACTGTTGCCTGTTCTATCAAAGTTAATATCATTCAGTCCAGAAAAGGGACGTAGAGTGAATCCCTCCTCTCCACCTACTATTATTGCCGCGTTTCTATCGTGCTCTGCCTGATAGCGATAAATTAATGCATCTCCGTCCCAAATTAATGGTGGTAAAAACGATTGATCCGCCATTATGTTGTTGAGTTCTTCTTGTCCCTGGCGGCCAATGTTATCGGCATGCAATGTATAATCTGTTATGACCCTGCGCAGAGCAAGTAAATGATCGACTATTTCACGATACACAGAAGCGCACTCTTCTGGCAATTCACCATTTCCCAAATAGGTGTTTATATACATAACCATGGGGAAATTATTAATAAATGCGACACGGCGCCCATTTGCCCAATATCCGCGGATACATTGCATTATTAATCGCATTAATATTCCGAACATCCGTTCGCTGCCATGAACAATAGCTTCAATTATATAGAATACTGTTGGATAATTAACATCCGCAAATGTAGATCGGACGGCATCAATAGTAGCTTGACTCATGCGATGGCGGTTGGAACATATCTCTTGACCTCTGGCGTCTCTAAAGTTTGAAGGACACAGAGGTAGAGGTATGTTGCAGTTACATACGCGCCACGTAGCATTGACCGTTGCCATGACCTGCGGAATGTTTGCCGGACCGGGCAAATTTATATCGGCGGGGGCTATAAAGAAGTCAAAAGCTGGGTGAAGTTCAAAAGGTAGGCGAGAGTTGCCAGGTGATAGCATTTGATCAACAGTATAGGTCTCCACTGCCACCCAGCTAGGTGTATCTGGCATATAATCAAGCCAGCGGTCAAAAAAACGCCGCATAGACACGGCCAAATCTTCTTGAGTTTGGACTGCCACGTACGCCCCGAACGGACAACGCAGGTCTCGTGGTGTTGCTCGTAGGAAATCAAGTGGCATGTCAATTTCCAGAAATGAAGGGTGACATACAGTTCCGATGGCGTCTTCCAGTGTCAGTTTGATAAGTTGTCCATCCTTATTATAAAATAGTATTTGCCTCGGCGGAAACGATCTCGTATCAACTTGACCCGCACCTGGGGCATAATCACCGGCATGACGTGCATAATTATCTTGTAAAGGTTTGAATAACCCAAGGGGCATAACAAATGTCAAATCAATTGTCCCGATTAATGGATATGACACATTTGTTGCTTGATATATACGACGCTCCAACGATTCTATGAATACCAGTTTTTCTCCAATAAAAGCAAGATCAGCACGAACACGTGCCATCCGTGGGGTGTCGTCATCATCTGTATTGATCGGCCCATCTTTATCTTTCAATATCCTATCGTCACGTAGATTAAGAAGGTGCCGCGCGACATCTTCAAGATTGCGTACGGCCCTTCCCATGACTACTGCAGTTACAAGATTACTACCAGTCACGACCATTTCACCATAAGTAACGGGGACATTGGCATGATTATCGGCCATATTTAGCAAACTTAGTAGACGCTGGCGCACTGTCGCTGTTGTTACAATTACACCATCTACTGGTCTGCCAGACGTATCGGAATGTGTCAGTCTTTGTACGGCTACTGACGGGCGCGTTGAGCTGACTAGTTGAGAAAGTTGCGCCATTATAGCATCTCTGTTCGCGACATATTTACTCATAAAAAAACTATCCTCGCATACACGACGTTTAAGTTCTGATATTAAATTAGCACGCGCAACTTGGTTTGATAACCTACCTTCATCTAAATAACGTGAAAGTGGGCCCAATAGAGCTAGGGGAGGTGCCTTTTCCAATAAAATACGTAGCATTTGGTCCGCAGAGCCGCGCTCGAATGAATCTAAAACTGCATTAATGTTCCTGGCCAACTGTTGTATGGCCCTTGTGCGTAGATGTTCAGCTATTTGGGTCCCGTCGAACGAAACGCCAGATAGTAAGCCAAGTGCCTCGGCGGCGATTGAGAATGCTGCATTGAGTGATCGCCGATCGAGACTTTTTGTCATGTAATTGTGAACCGGCTGATCGGCTGGATGGGGTCCATCGCGGGCAATCATCGGCTGTTGAGTCTCAAATTGAATGGTACCATCATTCACATATGTAAGTTCTGGAAATCTTGTACAAACACATGCAACAGAAAGACCCAATTCTAGAAAGCGCACCAAGCTCAGTGTATTGCAGTATACGCCGAGAAGCATGTCCATCTGTGCTTCGTATAGAGTATTTGAATCGGAACTGAAGCGGCGGAAAAAATCAAACAGAGTGCGATGAGACGACACCTCTATTGTAGTGAGAAGGCGTCCCGTTGGTGCATAACTGGCTCCAACATTAAAACGTGTCTCCCCTCTCTCTTGTTGATTATCCATCTTTGGAGCAGGATTATTTCGTTGACAGTGCGTTATATGATCGAAAGAAATTTAGTAGTCTTTATCAGTAATGTACTGACGGCAGCCACTGACTGGCCGCTTTAGGGAAATAAAATGTTGGCCGTCTCGGTGTGGCTTATATAGGCGATGACGAAAGTGCGTTCAAAATCCCACGCAGGTTTTCATTACCGCCCTCGTCCAAAGACGCGGAAGTAGGAAACCTAAAGCGTCCCCTAGCGACCCAGTTGCGTATATAATTACTGCTATTAGAGTAATACACGACGCGCCGCGCGCACCTATAGTAGCATCCACTCTTATGGGTCCATATGCTTCTTCGAAATGGACCAGCCGCGATGAACCCGAATCGTCTTTAAATGAGGCATATAGTATGCGGTCGAAGAATTCAGGTTGTTGGAAGATGAACGTATAGGCAGTAGCTGCGAAAACGACGGGACATGCCAGCGCTATCGTACCGACAACTATGCGCTGCAAACCTTTCAGCGGTAAGAGGTCCTTGCGTACGTTGATATAAATAAACAGTACAGTAAGAAACAGTTGTACGTAGAATGCAGCTGTCGCCCCGAGTCCAATAGCCAAAAATCTGTAATCGCCGGTAATATAATAATAAATAGCAAAAACTCCACAACAAAGAGGCTTGATTATTAATGTGGATAGCCAAAATATTACTACATAACGTGTGAAAACAGGATGCCCAGACGCCGGTACTTGAGAGAATGCTGAAGTGCTGTATATGTCTGCGTCAAAGCCGTATGATGTTAGTGCCATAAATTCAGTAACGCTTTCTAGGTCGTCTATTATGTCCGTTGCTTCATTGACAGTCGTTGTTATTTCCGAACATCTGTCACCACCATTGCATGTCGCGATCTCATTACTATCTACTGCTTCACTGTTATTTCTGTTTGAAGTCATTTCTGTGTTTTCCGAGATGGGACTTGCATGTGAGTGTCTTCCATCGAATGCCATATCTAGTTGTAAAGGTTAAGATGAGTATGCTCGAGGTTGGCCCAATATCAAACGCGCTGGTATTTAAAGGAGGTACTAAGATTAATGTATTATCCAATAGCTGCCTTGCGTCCAAACCACTTTGGTATGCTATTTTTTGTTAACTGTTTTGTTGTTGAAGGGACAAAGAAATAAATAGTCCTCACACATAATCCTCTTGACAATTGTTTATTAATATTCTCTCGGGGGGTAAAATAGCGAAATAAACATCTAGGACCGCCCACTGCGTCTACGTGTCGTCGCTGTGATTTTGTTGGGCGTTTGTGCCCCCGGTAAATGACGCTTGTCGCTTAGCCTAGAACCATTCGACATCCAGGAACGTACTGGTTAGGCTTCTAATAGGTTAACTTTATAGTATAATAGGTTGTTAGGAGGAATACTTTTGCTTTAAGGAAGTACCTTTGCGGCGAACGATGGAATTTCATTATTGGGAGACCATAAACCACAATGGAGTAACATTCTATATCACACGCGACGGCATGAGAGCATACTTCGCATGTGGTGGCTGTATATTATCAGTACCACGCCCACCGGAAAATGACAGTGACACACAAGCCGAATTGGCCAAGTTTGGTATAGCATTACGAGGGATAACCTCCGGAGATTTGGTACTGTCAAATTATGTAAGAAGTGAACTTGGACGGCGGGGGTTGAAATGGATCATTGGTGATGGTGAGGTCTTTATAGATAGTTTGGATTTACTCGGGCATACTTCTGGAAGTAGCGAACGCGATCTCTGCGGGACAAATAGCGGTGATGGAAGTACTGAGCGTGATCTGTGTGGGGCGCTTGAGGTTGAAGTTCGCGACCAGTGTATCGCTGAGTATATGGTTTCACTCGAAATATCGTCAGGCCTGATATTATCAACGGGTCATATATTTTCGAACTATCAAGTTATCAAATTATATGATGTACCAATTATTACTAATGCAAGTTCTGGTTTTATTTACGAACCAAATAGGAATGCATTTGCGCTCATGCAGGCGCGTCTTACATCATTGCCGCAGTCACTTGCCGCTATGGTCGATGGACTATTTGATCGCATAGCCGTTCGACGTAGGGGAGTACGAGAAGAAACAAAACAAACAGATGTAATAATTACTGGCAAGCGCTCCTTCGGAACAGTATTGGTAAAGCATGGACATGGCGAGCGACATCGCGGCTCTGGGGAGGGAACGTTAAACACAAATGATGACTGCGACATTACCACCACACTTCATTCTCGAAAACATTCACGTCGCGGCGCACGCAAAACTACTGTCAGTTCATTTGTGCAAGTAAAATACATTCCCGCTGTGCTTAATATATGGGAATATGGTGCCGGTAATTTCAAACCTACGCGATCGCTTGGGGCCCTTTGGACCGTATTTTGTAGGATTGGGGATGTAGTCTCTCAGGATATTAGTACTTGGTTTGGTCTCGAACCCGAATTTAATGACGCTAGAGCTAGAATTGGCGATGCAATAGAAGCATCTTTTGGCAACATTGGGGAACTATTCGTTGGTTATTCCATGGGACGTTCAGTTTCTAGCGCACAAAAGTTTGCGCTGGTTCAGTATATATTGTGTAAAGGCGGCTATCCAAATTGTTACCCAATCATAGAGCATTTATGCGTAAGTCTAAGCGCGGACTCGGAATCGTTTCCAGAACCGCCCAGAGATATACATTTGCTAGTAGATACGACAAATAGACTTTTTCGCGAATCTTGCATAATCTGGGCATCTTCCGTCGCTATATTATCAACGCGCGTCAAACAGTTGCGCGTTGCAACAGATGAAGATGATTCGGTGATGGATGATGCAGAAACGTTATTTGAAATGGCTACCGATCTCCTGGACACGGCCCAGGAACACCAGTCTATTCAATTACAACGTATAGCGCGTCTCGCTTCAATAATCGCAGAAATTTATACGACTAATGATTTAATGAAGACGGCAATACGCACTGATAGATGTTTTGGGAACTCGTATATATTAAACGCTACAATTGACGCGATGTGCTCGTCAATATTTGATGAAAAATGTGATATTCAAAAGGGTGTTTTGACACTTGGCGCGTTAATTGATCGCCGCTTAAAAAACGCCGGTCTATTAGGGTAATGTGTTTTAGTATTTATATCAGTAAAGATTCTAATATATCAGTTATGTATACGGGATCATATATTTGAATAGTTTACTGAAATTGGTTATAATTAATGATAGTCTGTGTGTTTCAATGACGCAAACACTTGAGGCAATGTGGACGTATATGATGGGTCGAAGGGCAATATGTATTAGATTAACCGAAATCCTTTTGGTTATGAAATTACGCAAAATTATATACTGTTTAATAATTTATTTAAAGGAACAATAAATTGGTTTAACAGACTGCATTGAGTTATAAAATCATTCTTCATTGCTTAACAGTTCTTTTAAGTCCCCATTTCTAATTAGATTACACATCAGTTTAATTATCCCATAAAAGACAAGTACGGCAACAGCCATACCCCCAACCGCTATCGCGATATACGTGCCCGGTATGACATACTCAATTTTTTGTTCGAAGGCAAGTATGTTAACTATTGTTCCGTTAGGAAATAATAGTAATGATTCTGCACCCCCAAATGATGCAGGATTGAAAAATGGAGTGGAAGAATTTATCCCGGCCATAAATTCGCGCTGCATGGCCAGATCGGCTATATATACAGAATACAAAACCGCGCCGGTGGATGTATAACGCATGATTACACACCCACAGTACAGACACTCTGTATTTGTTCCTGGTCGCGGAAGTTGTACTGACGCAATATTGGAACTAGAGGACGAACACCCGGCATGTTTAAATGTTATATATAAAGGGTTGTTAACATCTACGCCTAGAATGCGATATGTTACACCGACGTCTAGGAAATGTCTGGAAATAATAAAAGTGCCGTTGGGGGTCAATGGCAGCAACATAACAAGGCCATTATCTGGCGACAGATTTAACCTTTCTCCACAGTCAAATAATTCGGGAAGGAAGTGTTTTATCGCAGTTATGTCCTGATTCCTCCAGCGTTCTATAGTCCTCTCAGCACGCATATTTAGGTTATCTTCTTTATGTATTCCTCCATCTTTGTCTGATTTTAGAGCCGCGACGAGGCGTAACCTATCAGGAATTGAACTAAGCACGTATAGTTTATGTATTCCTTCATGTGTGTCGTATCGCAATGCTGTGACACATGGAGAAAATAGGTCCAGCATACTGAAATCATTGCCGCGATCAGTAACGCTAATGAATATTTCTTGCAGGTTTACATTTATAGAGGCCGCATGTATATCAGTACACATTGATGTTAGTAGCAGAAGTACAAAACGAGCCCTCACCATGCTAGGGACGGAGCTGCCGAGCGTGGACTCAGTTGCAAAAAACAACGTGTGTTTGGCTGTTACGTTCCATCCCATGTGCAGCATTACGATGTCGGAATATAAGTTACTTATAAGTGATGTTGAGAGCTTATCTAGTGCAGAGTCTAGGCGTTTATCGCCGGCCAGACCATACCCAAGGCGCAGTACATTTAGTACTTCTTCTAGTGGTTCGCGCTTGCCATAATCACTCTTACGATGTATGTCGTCTACCAATTCTATGACCCGTGTAGTTAATATACTGGTAGCCTTCTCGGATAATGTTAATCCAGTTCGCATAAAAAATGTATCAGGGTCTCCAGTTAATGCAGTTTTACACACAGCGGTTGCAAGGAAGCGTGTATTTAAGTCCGTTGCTATGTAGTCCTCCAGACTTGTAAACTTGGAAGAACTTGATTCAGTTATGAAAGAAAATGCAATCAAAGCAACACGTGTAACGATTCGTCTCCAGAAATAAACATCGTCTTCTTCTTGTGCATTGGATAACATTAATAGAAGTTGTAGATGTCCTTCTGATATATGGTTCTGTGGCTCCAACACTTCTGCTGTAATGGCTCCAAGTTCTGTCATGTCTCGAAATTCGTTATCGGCAGAATTTTTGAAACTTGCCAATATGTATGTTTTGAATTTGTCGCTTATGCTGAGATGTGGCGGTTCGAATACTGTATCGAAACGAGGCCATATCATAAACATTGGAGAACGAGTATGCGCTATTAGAATTTCAATTGGGCGCGAACTGGCCATCGAGAGGGTCAATGTCATAAAGGTGTCTCCAATATTGGCCACAGCTTCCGCGCGATCAGTTCCAAAACGTAATTCCGCCGTCTTATAATAGTCTACTGGCCAAACTGAGGCCAGTGGATCCACGAAGCGTGTGATTTCCAGTGCTGATGGTAGGAGCGTTTTGGGATCAAAAAATGCTTCGGAAGGACGGAGTATGTCAGAAAATGAAATTTTAGCAATGTCCTTTGGAGGATTTGAGCCACTGGGCTTGGGCCGAACAGGACGTACATGTTTTATATCGTCGACGTGTTCTTTAAGTTTTATCTTTCCATATTCTGATAAATTATCCGGCGTTGCAGAACATGCTAGAGAACGTGCAAAATTGGGCGACGCAAGCATAACGCTGTCAGGATAGTCAATTGATCTGAATTTTATGCCCGCTTCTCTAGGTACGAATAGCAAAGTACCTGTAAACTTCGTTCCTTTGGGGTTGGTAACGAAGAAGAATATTGTGGTTGCATGTATCCATTTTAGATTACTCAGATCGGTGGAATTTATTCCGTACGGCGCGCCGAGAACCGACGATACATGAATTGTAGATGTGCTACGCCCAGTTGGTCCACTGTCCGTTACTATTCCTGTAAAGGCATGGCGAAGAACATCTGGCGATATAACGTGATGAGTAAAGTTTAAACTCATATCTTCTTCCCCGACACCTATCCACGCCGCACTTACAACCTCAAAAACTATGACTGTATATATTAGCACCGTAAGCTGCGACATTCTAAAGTTGGCCGGTTAGCTTTACCTGGGACAGAACCGCGGCCGCGTAGAGAAAACTAGCTCCGCGGTGAGGTCCCAGAAAGCTCGCCTAGGTCCTCTCGGCGGAATGGCGCATTATATTCTCGCGTGAACATATACTAACTGTCTCCAAACAGTAAAACAAATAGGGAGTAGCGAAGGCGTGCATTTACAAATGTGGCAGGCAATAAACACACATATGCGTCATAGTTTCAGAACCGCCCATCAGAGCTTTATTTAAAACAAATATATTTATCAATTAATTGTCATCTCGGTATTGTATTGGTTAACAGCTTGTTCCAGATCCCCGGCCATGGTAAAAGATAGGCGCGTAAAGTCCATCGCGTTAGTTGCCTCTCGTACTTCAGCGGCACACTCTTGGGGGCTCTTGCCACTTATGTCCATAAAATATGCATTCAAATCCGCCAACTTAATTAATGCGCATCTCAGATTCCATTCATGGACTTTACGCAGTCTAAATGATTCGTCACATAGTTCAGGTACTTTGAACAGTGACAAGAGAGTCGTTGATGGACTTGGCCGTTTTTTCCCACCAACAATAGGCACTGAATCACGCGCTTCTAACATTTTCTTTCTATCGTCATCAAATATTGGGACCGAGCTCCAATCTTTGTCCCATTTATCACAGTCCCACATTATTGGTGCTTGTTTGGCATACCAAATTGTATTAACAAACATCTTATATATATTATGTAATACGCGCAAGAAGCGTACGTCAATTGCTTCGCCAGGACGTTGGCGAGCTCTCAATCGTTCAAGATGCTCATCTTCATTCAAATCCATTATCACTATATTTCCACCATGGGGTTCGCGAGGAATTAGGGATATCATAGCCAATAGAGTACTAAGGCTCATATCCCCCACTACAAAACGAGCTGCTGGGAAGCAAAGACATGCGGCGGTCGGGTGCCGATCAATTATGAGCGTAATATCTGGTGGTGTTCTTTCTGGCGCTTCGACTCCAAATAACGTCGATGCATATGTATGAAAGGAACTGTATGGTGCGAAAAATTGCAGTTGAAGAGCAGCCGTAATTGCTTTTGCGTCAGTTGTTGCTATGTCACCTCGAGCTTTTCTTTCCTGTGTTTCGTATACGCCCTTTATTACATCTTCAAAATGATTTCTCCAATACGCCATTGGCTCGGCAACATAAAGAGTGGCTGCAAGGGTATCCTCCGACAACAGTTTGCCAGTTGTGGTTTTGCCAGTTCCATACGGCCCGTCTAGGTATACGCGGACGAGGCATAATGGCATCGAAGGTACAGAAAAAGCGCGCCGGATTAAGCGTTCGCAAGAGTCGCGCAGTGACATTTGATCGGAAATGTATTGGCGCAGCGACGACAGCCGCACTTAAGAACGCGGAACAGCGGCCTTGTAGACGCGTAGCAGGATCCAAGAGACGAACCGATGCCAACACGTCCGGTTCAGTCGCACGTCGCCTCAAAGCTGGAGTGCGCTGCCACAATCGTTTTTATGGCGCCCTGGCTAACGATTTGAACAAATTTCGTTCAAATGGTGGATCGCCCAGTAAACTGATTGTGCGGCTATTCGAACACACTCTGTCTTTGCAGACACTTAAAACTGCATTTGATGTGAGGCTGACTTTTGAAGTCAACTTAGGAAGGCGCCGCCCAGATTGCATATGCATGATTAAGACAGGCGAGGCAGAAACTGCAGATGTCATATGTATTATTTTGGAACTCAAGACTTGCAAGTTTGTAAAAAATATGACAACAGGAAGTAAACAACAGCAAACATGGACTGGAATTAGACAATTGATGGAATCGGCCATCTTGTTGGAACGTATCATGCCCCCTGGATGCAGTCAATTTTTAATATGTCCGTTGCTAGTATTTGTAGCCCAGCGCGGTCTGGACATACTCCGAATTACACGATTTGCTCATCGGCGCGTATCCTCCAACTTTGCGGCATTATCAGCCTCTATTGCAGGTTTATCAGAATATCATATACCTACCAAAGGTAAGCGCCGGAAGGCTAAATGTATATGTAGCCAGTATGTTCAATTGGAGTCCGAATTATACAGTAAAGATGCGTGCAAAATTGTCGACAAAGACGACATCGATGATGCCATTATGAACCCGACATGTGCTCGTACACCCAGCGAAAATTCTTCCAGTCTTGCGAAAAAACGCTGGTGGGAAGAATTTTCGCCAGGCGTCGGGACGAGTTCTGCGGCAGGCGAGAACATACCACACGGCAATGCAACTGGGATCCATAGCGTACGACTATTGCGACTATGGGGTTATGGGCAGTTGGTTACACCACAGACAAATACAGGACTAAACAATACTGAAGAACCCAAAACGAATATAGATGGTATTAATGGAGAATACGGTTATGATGGCAAGCATGGCGTCGCATCAGACAGTGATATTAATTGTAGCGATACAGAGACACAAATAGGCGGTGGAGTATTGCGATTTGTAGCATCCATATTCAGACCAACTAAACACTAGTGCATTATTACAGAAACGCATATTACCATCCTATTGTCTGGCAGTGTTGATTATTATGGGCGGGAGTTCTGGTCGCGAGTGTTTAAAAAGAATTGTTTGACAACGGTTTTTGTTACTAGCTGTGCGAGGGTCTGTCGATTAGAAGTGTATTGGATTTCTTAAAACTATCGGCTTGTATAATCAACAATGGAAAGATTCTTTTTCTCCCCACTTGATATGTGCAAAGAACATAGCTCCGCGGGCTACATATCAGATTCTAGGAATTTTATAACACCGAATTGGCCAGCGCACTACTGGACAAAATCGCAGGCAAATCGCCATGAAGAAGAAACAGCGATACAGAAATTACGTATATTACAACAACGGAATACTGCGGCATCGGCGGCGTTGGATCATTTAAGCATCAAGAATAACTGTATATCAGCCGAATTAGAAATGCGTTTAAAACCTATAGAAGAGCAAGTAAAATCTGTAACAGCAGTAATCGCAGATTTGGAGAATGCTGCTGCTATGGCAGAAGCGACGGACGCGGCTGATGAGATCGATGGATCATATGAACGTAGCCGACAAGACGGCGATGGGGATAAATTGGGAGAAACAAGTGATTCTAATGATGAAAGGCGCGAAGTACAGATAGTTAAGAACGATACACCATTGCGCTATGACACTAATTTGAGTACAGACTTGTTAACTATTATTTATTCAACACGTGGTGGCTCTTCGGCTTCTGGTTGGGGTGTATTATTCGGTACTTGGTATAGAGCTCTCCAGGACGGTTTGATTACTGAGTGGCCTGTTGTGTCAAAACGGTTAGACCAGCGCGATGGACGGCAGTCCAAAACGTTTATGACTACTGCTATAGTATCACTACAGGCCACTGGGCGCTTGTATGTAGGAGTCCGTCATTATACAGCTCTAGAGTGCGCGATATTATGCCTACAGCTACATCACAGGATTACATCTGCCAAGACTAAATGCCAACCATTTAACTACGCGTCTAGTGCTATAGGAATGGTGGAGCAGCTACCTGCTTATTTGGATAATTTTATAGAACGTCTCGCCTCCGATTGCGGTCGCTTGTGTTATAGGTTTGATATGGATAGATTACCTAAGGGTCAGTTTGCCATCCAACCCAGAAGTGGGGAACGAATTGCCCTTTCTGGTCATTGTGTTCTAGCTATGCTTATAAAACATGGTGTGTTGCCGCTGTCTCCTGGCGTAGCCGCCCCAGATGGACTTGCGAGGGATGTTGATAAGAGTCAACGAGCTTATGTAGATGAGGTAAATAAAGCTGCCGGGGCCGTATTTGGGAGAGCCCAACCTCTATTTCTTATGGAGGATATAACTCAGCTACGCGCCACTATAAATACCATAACATCACTGATACTCATGCGAAAATTATTATGGAATACGAATGTCTATGCGGATCGCATGTGTAATAATTTTCAGATCGGAACGTTGTTGCCAGGTGCAGTACCATCTGATCGCTTAAATCGCGGCGCGTCCAATGGCGGGGCCGCGGGGGCCCAAACCATGAAAAGCGATAATCGCAATTTCGCGTTCCTTTGCGAGCGTTATATGGCTTCATTATATGCAGCTGATCCGCAAACTGAGATAACACAGATGTTTCCTGGTCTCGTAGCTCTTTGTTTGGATGCACGTAACATAAAAACACAAAATGCTACACGCCATGTCTTAGACGTGTCAACGAATAGAGCCCAGGCTGCCCTTTTGCGACTCATTGCGGTCGAATTGCAAAACAGGTCTAAGACTATATCTGTACCTATTCAAGAGGTACTAACGACACATGATGCGGTAGCTTTGCAGTATGAAGAAGGTTTGGCGACATTGATGCAACAGGCGCGACTAAAAAACACGCTATCGGACGGGAGACGTCTTTTACAATTCAATGTTAACAGTGATTATGATTTGATTTATTTCTTATGTCTGGGCTATATTCCACTTTATGCGTCTTCAATGTGACAGTGCACGAATGACTGTCACGGTGATTACTTCTTATATTGTATGACAGTAGGACGATCTTATACAAAATACGTGTCATGGACGACGATACTGCAATTAATTACGATATACAAGATGATCATGATCGTGGCAACAATTCCGGTGTCGAATCGACCGAAATTATTAGGGAGAATTTGTTAAACAGAACTGAAGGAGACGCGTCATCGTTTTCGAATAGTCCGGACTCGTACCCTCCGCTGTATGTTGCTGGCTATCTAGCGCTTTACGGGCGAGATGGAACGGGAGAGTTAACTATGGATCGTAGCGTCGCGACAGCAGCAATACCTATACCGGCACCACTCCCAATAAACATAGATCATAGGCAAGATTGTGTCATTGGTGCTGTATTGACAATCGTCGATGACCCGGACAAGGGACTATTTTTCCTCGGGAAGATCAACTGTCCAATACTAGCAACAATCCTTTTATCTGCGGCTAGTGGCGAAATTTTTGGAAACAAGGAGCTCTCCCTAACACCCGAGGAGCGTTTGTTATATATAGTTACAAACTACCTACCATCTGCATCTCTATCATCTAGACGATTAAAGGCTGGCGAGGAACCGGATACGTCACTTTTTTCTCATGTAGCGCTTTGCTTACTTGGCAGACGTGTTGGTACAATAGTTACATATGATATTTCTCCCGAAAATGCTCTGTTACCGTTTCGTGACCTTTCCGACGCGGCGCGCCGCGCCGTTTTGAGTGAATCTGCAGAGGCGGAAACTACATTATTTCCGTCACTATGGTCACCAAGTGATAGAGCTATATCGCGCGCATTATTGGGTACTGCCGTAAATACTATGCTTTTGAGAGATAGATGGCGTGTAGTTACGGAACGGCGCAAACAGGCCGGTATTCGTGGTCATACATATTTGCAAGCTTCGGCATGCTGCGGCTTCGGCGGTCAAACATCGAAAGAGGAGGAGTATAACGGCGTCTGTGAGAGACGTCATATTATTAAAAAGGTTGAGGCACAACTACCTGGAAGCATTCGTCAGTCGGTGCAGGAGGACGGGCAAGAAACTCTTTTGCCTGAGAATCTGGCTTTGAGTTCTAGCCCGTCTATCGTGCGCCGCCAACAATCTACTATGACGACAGATAGCAATATTATCCGTCATCCACCACAAATATCTCGCGGACAAAACGACGATTACATATGGGTGCCAGTATCGCAATATAACAATTTGGTCAGCAACCAACGAGGGAGCAACACTGGAATTAACAATCAAGTGTTACAGCAAACATCTCAAAGCCCATGGCAAGCACAAATGAACGACCAGCAGCATCATCGCTTTATGACAGCTGGTAGTATGCCCTATCCTGGACCGATATATGGACAGCCTGTTTATTTTCAACAGGCACCATTCGTCCAGGGAGGGCAGCTGCCTATACCATACCAAACTACGCAACCGAGTTCCCTCGAAACTCAGATTGCAGCGCTCATCGGAGCAATTGCTGCAGATAGGCGCGGACAAGCCGTCGAATCTGGAGATCCGCACCACGCAGGCGGTGTTGACCAAAGCCAGGTATTTATGAACCAGCGCCGCGGAAGAAAACGGCCGTATGCAAATGACGACCAGTTAGATGGTGACAATATCTATTATCCGGGGGAATCAGTTTATTTGGGACGCGGATCTATACGCGGTGGCCAACAACCATTGGGGCAGCAAACCAAACAATACATGCCAACACCCCCTCAGTATTCGGGGCCAGTGGTGCCTACTGGACAAGGTAACGATGACAACGCTACGTCTACTGGACCATTAGCTTTGCCATCGGATACGATTTGTAATCTACTAGGTGCTGTTGTGTCTCTCCATAATGAGGTCTCGCGTCTACGCCAAACGCAGGCCGTCCAGACCGCGAATGTCGCCCAACCTCAGCAAGCCGATCTGCAACCACAGACCGCGGTAAAATCTGTGATGCCATCGTATGAACAGATAAATGCCGGCCCACCACAACCAATGACAACTCAGCAAGCGCAGCCACATACAAAGAGTGCTACAACAAGTGATATGGTTAAAGCGGACCCGCCGGCACAAACAATTCAGACCGAAAATGTAGACGCGAGTGCGGTCGTGGCTATAGGAGGAACTACTGAATGTAAAGTTGATCGTGACGCGGAAGAATTTATCGCGCAGATGATGTGTAATAGATGTTGACTAAATTGTTAATTGTTACTTCAATAAAATTAAATCGATTAAATGGTTGCGTGCCTTTTCTTTTGAGCATCTTCAAGTCTATACATGAATATGCCGGCGTACACCGAGAGTCGCACAACGCCTCCGTTTGAACGTTCTGTACTGCCCGGCCGGTCTAATGCGGATTGCAGTCCAGAATGTTCAAACGGAGATTTTGTCAGCGCAATTCATACGGCAAGAATGCATTCGGCCTGGCAAATATGACAACTTTAGCAATTACTCGTGGCACATGAAGCTGCCTCCCGATTAAACTATACGCTCGTATTTAAAACACGTACAGTTTCGTTGGGCGGTTTCTTCGTGGGTCCAATAACGACCGTCGTGGAAAAATGGAAACACGGGGGAGGGAAGACAATAACAACAATGAGACGCAACAGCTTTGGGATAATTTTTATTGATACAAAGCATAATAATTAAACTCTGTCTGTGACAAGAATTTCGGTTTCATCTGCCGAATCGCCATCTTCATATTCGTCTTCAACTTTAGAATACTTTTTCCCATTTGACCTCGATCGTAAGTTAGACAGATGATTGGAAAGTAGTGCAGTACGGCTGTTTTTCTTACGCGCTTTCTTTTCTGTTCTCTCTGAGGCCGAAAGAAGTGCCATATAACGTACCATTTCACGTGCTTGTTCCAATTTACTTTCATCAAATTCATCTTCATCTTCACCATCCGCTTCACCCCTGGGAGTAAGTTTGGCTTCATTTTTTAATGTTTTCATCGTCATTGGGTATAGCGTCTTCATTGGGTCGTTACGCAGCTTACTGATGTATCGGTAAGCTAGAAATGCGACAACCAGACCAGCCACGACAATTAAACCTATGGCCAATGCGCCAAATGGGTTAGACAGTAGTGATGATATTCCAGACACAGTAGATACTACGGCACCAGCTACCCCTACCACCACTTTACCGATAGCCTGGCCAGCTTCACCAAGTCCCTTGAAAAAATTCGTCAGATCGGCCATGAATGCATAGTTTGAGTCTATATCTATCACTTTATCTATATCGTAAAACCTTAGAGAGTGTAGTTGGTTGCGACGTTGAACCTCGGCGTAGTCCAGCACGCCCGAATCGCGTATCTCCTCACGAGTATATACTTGAAGGGGTAATATTTCTCTATCCTCCAACATGGTGAGGTTTAATTCTACGAATGTACTAACCATTTGTATATCTGCCGCTTCTACTTGTCGTACGAATTGGTATTCTTCATATAGAACATAATTAGGTCCAAACATGAAGTACCGTTTGTGATTAGCTGCGCATGGTTCTTTATATTCGCGAGTCAGCAACAATTCATTATTCTCTCCTAACATACCGTCTATTGTACCGCCGTCTTTTTCATAAGAGAATGTAACCGGGGGTCGGCTGTAGCATGACGATCCTCCTGGAATGCGCATTGAGTTGGACAGGCTGATCTGCGACGAAGGTACTTCGATACATGAAGAAACGGCTAATACGTCGCCAAGCATTCTCGCTCCGACACGTCGTCCTACAGTCGTGCTTGCGATTAGACTTGGATTAACCTTACGCATCTCTGCCCATAGAACGCTCTCTTTGTTCTGTAACTCACACCAAGATACTGCAATGCGACTCAACATATCATTTACATGTGCTTGTATATGATCGTATGTATATTGAAGCATGGCAAACTGGGCCGACATTACAGACTTAACGACTGTAGTGTTCTTATATGGGTCCGCATTTCTGGCAACCCTTGCAGATCTTACAGTATAGTTTTTATACGGATCTATATTTCTTGCACCCCTTATTAGACCGTCAGGCCCTCCATCTACACTACGGGCGTGTCGACTCCTACCATCTTCGCGCGTCTTGTCCCCCCGCATTGCCCCCAAAAGGTCTAAAGCTAACTCTGTACGATTATCTCGGGTCAGTTCTTGAACATACATTTTCACCAGTGTATTGCTAACTACTGGCTGATAAGCAAGAATAAAGCCCCCTGAAGTTAGATAATACTCTATTGCTCCAGCTTTAACATGAGTAGATGCATACTGCTCTTCAAATATCCGTTTTATCGCTTCTTCCGAGTCTCTCTTCACGCAGTCGCCAAGATACAATCTATCCAAGTTAAATTGCGTCATGTTGCTGATGAAAGATGCAGAAAGTGTTTTAGATGCAAATCGGTATCTCGTGCCATATTCTGCCCGCATCATTTCATTAACTTCTTGCCATTTAGCCATAGAGCAGACGCGTTCGCGCTTAGGCATCCAATCCCATCCAACAGTATAATGCTCCGTAGTAAGAAAGTTCCTCTTAATTGGGGAAGCTAGGCGGTGGGTATCCAGGTCCATTACCTTGTATCCATCTAGTTGCTTATATCTATTTGATGAATAGCTGTTATGTTCTCTAGATTCGGTTGGTCCATAGCCATAGAATGGAGACATATTGACAACGTCTCCATTCGCGAGCGCGAAGTAGTCGTATGGAAATGCCGACCTGGCCATTACCTCCTCCACTATGCAATTGACTGACGTGGACGTACGGTATATCCATGGCGACCCAAACACTGTGTACGTATCGTTAGTCGTATGCCATGCCCTTGAGTCTGGAGTGTTGAAACGTGAAGCTAGTAGCGGTACTTCCTTTGCACTCTCATCTCTGTCAAAAGCATCAACATACACATTATTTCGCAAGTACTTAGCTGCAGATAGACATTTCCCAAATCGATCTATACGGTCCGTTATCTCATCGAGAGCAACAGGAACGCGGTCGGTATATCGATTAGTTATCTGTTTGTACCATGTCCCAGACCACGTGGTAGTTTGTATTACGTTCTTGTAATAGATCATTGCCTTGAACTTTAGCGGGTTTATATTTTCCTTGAATATGACCGCAACGCCTTCGGTCCAATTTCTCCCTTTGTATGCTTCAGGACATTTTCTAGATGGTTCGAAGCGTAGTACCGTCGTGCCAGTTGGTGGGGGGCAGACATAGAATTTGTCCTCTTCGCGCGTCGACTGCACCCCTCTGATCAATTCACGGGCCGATAATTTACCTCTTTGCAGTCGTTCACCATCTAGATGTGTATCTTGATCATTCATCAGTCCATGCGGCCTATCAGTTGCATTTACAATAGGTTGTGGTTGAATTGGTCTGAACAATACGCTTACCATGATTAGCGATAGAACAAACCGTGACCGGCGAGGGGCTGTCAGGTGCAATGCGGACACTCGGCGCGCGCGGTTCATTCTGTCGAACTCCTTTCTTCTGACTGCTGTTGTGCACGCTCCGCCGTTTCTGGAGCCAGTTGTTGAAGCACCGTATAAAGCATAGAGAAGACGTCCTTGTCTATCACAACCAACGTCCCGCGGGTTATTTCTCCATTCTGGCCCGCTCGAATTACAGAAATAAGCGGGCATTCTGTCTCGTAAGTAACATATAGTCCGTCGGTACATAGAGGAACGCCGTCAGTCCCGGGAGATGCTCGATCGGCACGGCTTAGCTTAACTTCTCCACAATGGAAGACTGATGAAAATAATGCCGTGGCTAGGATTAATTCCCTGATATATTTCCACGCCAGGCGCTGGGCGGCAGTAACGCCTTCAATTCCGCTAAAGTCGTAGAAGCCCTGAAATGTACTCGTTGTCCAGTCCGCCCCTCTGGGCGTTACCATAAATCTGGCCAACTCCTCCCTCAAGTGTGGCAGTAAACCTACATTCTCAACGCTGAAATATAATGGCGTATTCGGCGGTTGAGCGAATATGTGCCTATCGTGACAGAATAATGGACCGTTTACCAATTCGAAGAATTTATGAGTTAGACTAGGCAGCATTGCAGGGTCTATTGATTGTCTGAGTAAAGATGTGCGCATGAACCGATGGGCGTCAAAAGCACCATCCCAATTTCGGTTATCGATTACAGTTCCGGCGGCGTTTATGACTTTGGTCAGCACCCCAGCTCGCGAGCGAAAACCATTATACGCCGCTACGAAGGTGCTGAGTAATGTCTCGCCAAACACATTTATACGCAACGTCTTCTCAAGTTCGCGGCGCTGTTCGCGAACGCATCTATCTAAGCTCGCAAGTGACCGTTTTGTTAACTTTTCTGAATATAGTTTTCGTCGCTCTCTTGTATCTTCATCAACTCTTCGTATAAGATCTTCCCATGTATTTCTGATATTTGTATTCAAATCGTACCGCTGAGTTATACTTTTCCGCTGTTCATCCTCATCCGTATCAGAACTATCTGACGACTCTGTTATAATACCTAATGTATTCTTAGTTTGTAAGTTATCTCCTCCGCGATTAGACCCATTGTTTTGAGAGTTCATTTTAGACGCGCGCTCTAACACTTTACGCAGCGCATCTTCATTAGCTTTGTCTGGGTCAGCTAATCTACGTAACAACGGTGCAGACATATGGTGATCATAACATGCACGTATTAACGCCTCTATCTGGTCATCCGGCGAGGCGGACCTACTACCCAATAAAAGACAATCAATGACATCCAATTCTGCCATGTTATCAGCATATGCCTTATCAAAATGCATCATAGTCCTATTGAATAGTGCTAGTTCTACTGCTGCGGTCTCTAAATCGAGTCTACACTCACGCTCCGCCAACAAATCCAAATTTGCCGCGAAAGCACTAATAGTTCCGGACATCATAGATGTTTGGTTGTCAGTATTGCCGATAGACCCAGATGCGAGCCAATATCGAAGTTCACTGATAGCATATAGTCTTTTGGAGGCTGGTAAAAAAACGTTATGGGCTTCTAATATAGCATCTGCCGTATCGATTGTCGTTTGGTTATATGAACTATCAGTATTGCGCATACGCTGTCCTATGGCCTCTAGGGCTGCCAGAGCAGCCCTTTTTCGTTCTGGGTCTAGACCAGCTATGTACGGCAGATGGCGTAATATTTCTTCACGGTCAATACGTACCCGTATTTGCTTTGTTATATGGTCGCAAATTTTATTGGCCATGCGACGATGTATCGCCTCCCCTTGATTTGCAGTTACACACAGTTCTTCAAAGCATACCGAACATGGGTGAGATGGGTCGAATAGTTGAGGCGGCACCACGAAACCCGAACCGATTGTCAATGACAAAAAACCATCTAACGCGTCGAAAAATGATTCTGCTTCGTCTACTGGTGTTATTAGATGACAAAAGTTTAATTGTTTCAATATGTTTTCCACGTCGTGAAGAAATTTGATTTCTGTCCTAACCTCACCCCCATACGTACGCAGCGACACGCCGCGGTGATATGGGCAGTCGCCCGCCAGGCCCATTGTATCTGAAAAGAATTTTCTAATGTTCCCATGTAGACGATACGATTCTATAGCAGCTAGTACTGACTCACCTTCCTTTTTTGCATATCGTAAAGATAGATGAAGTGCGTATGTCATCGGCGTGAGATAAATCTCAGCTTGCTTTACGAATCCCGTGTTGATGTGTTTTTCCAGATAACGTACCATCATAGCATTAAGCTTTAAGTTGCGCAAAGTTTCTCCGCCGAGTATAACATCGGGGTCGCATCGCTTAAGCAATTCTATTTGAAATATGTAAGTTTGTAGTTGCCCAAATGTAGCTAGTAAACGTTGCCTAGCCGCAGCGGCCCCATGCTGCCTATCGGCACCTCTATTTTTTTCCATTTTCCAGATAGTGTGTGAGAACTGCAACGCACGCCTTTATTGAATCTTAATGTGTGTAGGTGTGACCGTACTTTTCAAGACCCTCCCACCTTAAAAATACAAACGCATGAAATTAAACTGTTTATTGATTAAAATGCAAATCGTAACATGAACTTTAAAGCATATCAACAGAAAGAGCAGTTTTCTTTTCATGACATGGCGGAAGGTCAAATAAGTCATCAACACATTGGCGCTTCTGGCCTATGCCAGCTTGCATATTTAAAGTATTATCGCCATCACAAGCGCCAAAATCGAACACAGCATCTCCTTCGTCTGCAATATTGGTAGATGATGTCGCCTCAATCTCTTTTGCCAATTCCATCCCAGCATCTACGCTCCATCCGCCTTCGCGTTCTGCAGTTCTGGTATTCATCGAATCTAACAGCTCAGATAGGTATTCATCCTCGGTTAGGGAAAGCCAATCCTGCCTATCCATACATTGTACGCGTTGCCCCAAAGCCTTTAAAGCTGCTATAAAAATGGTAGCTTGGGGAGTCACGCCACCTTCTTTCATAATGGCTCTCACTTGCTCTGCGAGCGTGCGCTCCCTCGCGTTGGCATTGAAACCGCCTTGTTGAACAGTTACGTACGCTACACGGGGACATGCCAACATGAAGCGTCTTGTTCGGTCAAAATTCATTAGCGGACACACGCCCTTACCGCCTGTCAAATTACTCCAGTTAGCTGCTTGAAAGACCCGTGAACTGCCGGCCATTCCTTGGTATTTGCTAATACTGATCCCTAGTACAACAAACGGTCTGGACGTTAGAGCCGCGCGTACTAGATTATTTGAAGAATAGGCCGTTGTCCACACATGGGGGCGAGTTGCCACAGTTTCCAATACCTCAGCCGCGGCCTTTTCTACATCATTCCCATCCGCCAAAGGGCGCTCTATCCAATGAAGTACGGCCGATGGGTCGCGCGGGCGTCTACAGGTAGCCATTATAGCAGTTATCGAATTGATGTAATAATTGCGGTGGTCGCAATATTTCAAAATGATATTTGATAGCATGAACTGGGCCAAATCGCCGACACATGTTGAGGCGACGTTTATATAATTCATTGCAGCGTACTCATCACTAAACCGTTTAACAAATCGTATTAATTCAGTATCCTTCGGCCCTAATAATTTGCCTGGCATTTGATTACGCTGAAGCATTGTCCAGAACCACTGGGCATTAGGGCTAACATCTCCAATTGGCATTCCTTTCGGAAATAGTACACCGTGTAACTGTTTGAGAGCAAAGCCAAGTGCTCCACCGAGAACATCTACGCGCCTATCCGGGCGCTGATAAGCTTCTGAAAGCCCGGCTACTCTAGATTTTGCAGCTTCAGACATGTTGGAAGTAGAACCAAAAAACAAGACACGATTTTTGATCTTCATTTCGCGAATTACTTCTGTGGTTACGCGCACAAGCTCACCATCAAATTCGCCACAATTAGTATCAGTCTGCGATTTAGTAGGATCAGGAGCGGTTAAGGTCGAATCGGCGAGCGTTACCGTCGATTGTCTCGTTGAAACAAACCCGCCGTTCATTAAGTCAAAGAAACGGCGTCTGAGTACTGGCTGAAATTGATTTCTGAAGTTTTTTGCATCAACTTGTTGTCCATTGAACACATAAGCGCATTGGCTGAGGGCAAGGTCCTGAACAACTGCTAGCATGGATCGTTTGCTGAGGAATGAAAGAACGGGGCATATTCCAATAGCATACGGATCAACAGAAAGCGATAATGTATGGGAAGATTCAGTTAACCCTTCGCGGATTTTGTAGTCACGTACATCGATTAGATTCCTCATTAACTGTTCGGCTTCCCGTTCAATAAGTTGACGTATGTTTGTGAATGTTGCCTGGAATGATTGCTGGTCTGTTACTATTGCTTCTAAACCGGCAGATGCTAGAGGATTTTCCTTATCAAATAGGCCCATACTTTCCAATTCAGTCATGATTTTCTCTGCTGTTGCGCGATACGTATCCTGCATAACTGCGCGTGCCATTTCTCCATCGCCTTTTTTAAGTGCGGAATATGGCGCAAAGTTGCCTAGAGGGTCAACATCACTATACGCGCTCGTTACTACACCAAAAACACCTATAGGACCTCGTATTGGCATACCGAAACGTGGCATTCTGTGACGAAGACGATGCAGCGTGGTATGAGAGCACACTGCTCTCGTATCGCGATTGCATAATTGACAAGAGATATCAGCTGTCATTGAACCGGTTACATATTTAATTATATCTAGCTCCTGTTTGTGGACAAGTTGGCCACTGTCGGCACGCTCTAGGTAATATAAAATACGTGCCAGCAATTGTGGACTGAAGCCACATGCCATAGCTAAGTGATCAATTCCAAAGTCTTGACCGGTTCCATTGACAGAGTTAACTTGGCGATCGCGAGTTTCTGGGATGATGCGTCCATCTCTGTCTGTTTGTGGGTTCGATGCGAGGTATGGAGCTGCTATCTGATAGAACCTATAAAACGATGGTTGTCCGCTGTCTTTGCCCGCATCTGGAGACCCGGCGTCATAAACTTCTGACATATACAATGCAGAGTTGGTACTAAAGACCATTGCACAAACAAGAGCGGCGCATCTGGCCATGTATGCGCCAAGGGCTTCTTGTTTAAGCTTTGTATCCTCTATGGACATAATTGGCCACTCGCCAATGCTAGTTGCTCCATCTTCATGTATTGCCGCAGAAAGCAGTGTATCTACCGTTAATGCTAAATCGGCAGACATGACCGATGCGAGGCGGCGTTCATGTCCATCGTTATTTTGATTCTCCTTTGATGCACTTTGTTGGGCTCGTTGACCGCGACCAGACTTATTATAGCTTTTGTCCACAATTTGATCATATGCTGTAAATGTTATATCGGCGGGCAGCACGGAACCGTCATGCGCTTCATCCATAGATAAATGAGCAGCTCCCCGTGCAACTGATTCGATGTTGCGTACACGCGTGGCCACCGCGAGTGGTCCTAAAACGGCCCCATGTAATAGACGATTAAGTTTCGTATTGTAGAAAGCGCGCGGCAGTTCGAATCCTTCACCTATTGATCTGTGTTTGCTATTAAATGGTTCGGGGGCCAAGCGATTGACATCGGGCATCACCAGTTGTATAGGATAGATTGGAATCTTGATGACTGAAGTGTTGTCAATATCAATGCGCTCAATTCCTCCATAATGCAAGTATGTATTGCACATATACACCAACTCCTTAAACATAGCCGTTATGACCAAGTAAATTATAGTTTTTTCTGGGTCAACTCCAATCGTTGTACATATATCATTGCCTGTAGTCTCTCTAGTCGCATCCGCTTGTTCGGTATACGATGTGAAACCAAAGCGCTCTCTGGCACTTTCGCATGCTAAGGTCAAATTTGGCGCGGCACTACTAGGAGAGATGCAGTTTCCTCCATGAAACACAAATACATTAGGGAAATAATGCGTCGGTACAAGTTTCATGGTTATTCCATTCCCGCCGAGGCCTGTTGTCCTAGAGCCTCCCACAGCTGCAACATTGGAGACGAACGCAGGTTCCACTGTCAGGCCGCGTATTAATGGTAGAATTGCAACATCTGAATCGGCGCTGCGAGCTGATAGCATTGATATAATGTCCACATTTAACGATTTGACGTCCCTGGCATATATATAACCTATAGGTCCAGGTTTTAATTGTATAGTCTTCCCAGCGCCTTCCATTCTTGAATAATCCGCGGTACACTAATACCTCGTCAGTAGATTACCACTCTTTCGAATGATAGCTGCCGCAGGCAATGTACAGAGAAAGAAGACATATACTTTTATGTGTTAAATATTAGGCAGGGCTTAATATGCAAATTACTTAATTACATTTATGTAAATGTGGCCAATAGAATGTCTATGCCGTTGCTATAAAAACAAACGGGCGACGGCCATACACTACGATTTGACACCGCCCAAAGAATAATTTTTATCTTTTGCTCTAAAACAATTACTTCGCGACGTAAATACATTCTGCGCATGTCTCGCATAATTCAATAACACCGAAGTAATTTCTGCGCTCACCAATGTGGATTAAACTTTGAAAATATAATGGCAGAGTCGGGTAGAAACTTCTTCAATCCATACTTGGATGGGTCAGCAGGTCGCGGCAATCGCAAAGGACCGGTACGTGGGAATAGATACAGCTATTATACAGACATTTCGGAATTCAAGTTCATTGCCCCACGATCACTCGACGAGGAGGCCGAAGACTCTAAACGCAAAGGTACCAACATAGGTGTCTTGCGTAGGAAACCTATAGCGTATTGCAATGGCGCGACATTCGAATTTCTTAACTACGACCAATGTATGGAATTATGGACCCAACGTACTCATGTATGGGGCGAAAGATCATTCCTTGCCAATGACTTTAACCCGCGGTTTGCACGGTTTCATGTTTACGATATGGTAGAGTATGTGGAAACTATATCCTCGTCTTCCGGGCGTGATGCGGAAAGGTTCGTTAAATTGCTAAGCCCAATGGGAACAATAGTAACAATGCTTGGCTTAAGCGAATGTGGTAAGAAAGTGGCAGTTCATGTCTATGGTATATGTCAATACTTCTACATGAAAAAATCTGAAACGGATGCTGCATGCGGAAGTCGATGCCCGCGCGATCTTGCCGAACATATGGCAACGGCATTACGTTCATCAAGTTGTGGAGGTTCTGATGGCCACTCGGGCGAATTTTCTTCAGCTGGAAAGGGTGGGCGCAATTTTGGTTATCGTAACGCCTCTCCGGAGTGCTTCGAAATAGATATAGTTGAACGCTGTGATATCTACTACTTTGACACGACACCATGCGAATTCTATCGCATCAAGGCCCGAAGTAGTAGGCATGTAAGCTTTTTAAGTGAAAACTTTCTCCCAAACGTCACTAAATATGAAAGTAATGTAGACGCAACGACGCGGCTCATATTAGACAATATAGGATTTAGCACGTTTGGATGGTATCGTTTGAAGATTGGAAACAATGGAGAGCGCATACAAGTACGTGCTCCAGAACACCACACAACTTCATGTGATGTTGAGATCAATTGCACAGTGGATAACTTGGTTGGTGACTCTGAGGATGGAGCAATACCAGACTACAAGTTACTATGTTTTGATATAGAATGTAAATCTGGTGGGCAGAACGAATTAGCCTTCCCTGTGGCATCAAATGAAGATGATCTGGTCATTCAGATATCGTGTATACTATATTCACTATCCACTAGGTGCATGGAACATGCATTGTTATTTTCTTTGGGGTCGTGCGATTTGCCTGAAATTGAATTGAACGGCAAAGATGGAGCGGCAATAAAACCCGAAGTGCTAGAGTTTGACAGTGAATATGAGCTATTACTATGTTTTTTAACATTCCTAAAGCAATACTCTCCAGAATTCGTGTCCGGTTACAATATCGTTAATTTCGATTGGGCGTTTTTATATAACAAATTGACCACTGTTTATGGAATTAAGCTCGATGGATACGGGGCGATGAACAAAGGAGGCATGTTTCGTGTTTGGGAGCTTGGCGGCGGCCATTTCCAGAAACGCAGTAAGGTTAAGATAAACGGTATAATTTCCCTGGATATGTATTCGGTAGCCACCGAAAAGCTTAAACTATCAAGCTACAAATTGGAAACTGTAGCTTCTGCTGCATTGGGCGAACATAAACGAGACCTGTCATATAAGGATATCCCCGTTTATTATGCTTCGGGACCTTCTAAACGTGGACTTATAGGTGAATACTGCATTCAGGACTCAGTGCTCGTCGGTAAACTATTCTTTAAATACCTTCCCCATCTTGAATTGTCGGCGGTCGCAAAGCTTGCTGGAATCCTTCTTCCGCGTGTAGTATTTGATGGTCAACAGGTACGCGTATACACTTGCTTATTGAGATTAGCTGGTCAGCATGGATTCGTTTTGCCTGAAAATAAGTCACGTTTTTCAGGCAAAGGTGGAGACAGTGAACATTTAGCTCCAGCGCTACAAGCAGAGGATCTAGAAGACAGCGATGAAGATGAAGAGAAAGATGAAACTGACAATACTAAAATGACATCTGGGTCAGCCATGAAGGGTGGCCGCAGTGTCGGTTATCGTGGCGCCAAAGTACTAGATCCGTGTACTGGCTTTCATGTTGATCCCGTAACCGTGTTCGATTTCGCCAGCTTATATCCAAGCATAATCCAAGCTCATAATCTGTGCTTTACTACGTTGACCCTAAAGGAGGAAGCAGTTTCCCATTTAAATGCTGATGATTATCTAGATATCACTGTTGCAGGGCAGCGTTTATTTTTTGTTAAGCCCCACATACGCGTAAGCCTGTTGAGCGTTTTACTGCGCGACTGGCTTGCTATGAGAAAAGCAATACGAGCCAAGATTCCAACTAGCACAGAAGAACAGGCCTTGTTATTAGATAAGCAGCAACTGGCTATTAAGGTCGTGTGTAATTCAGTGTATGGGTTCTGTGGAGTGAGTAATGGCTTACTGCCATGTTTACACGTCGCCGCGACGGTTACGACAGTAGGAAGAAATATGTTACTATCAGTACGCGACTACATCCATACCCACTGGACTACTTGTGATATGCTAGTTCAGGCTTTCCCAGAATTGGTAGATCATGTTAAAGACAAACAGGCATATTCTGCCATGGTCATTTACGGAGATACCGATTCCGTGTTTGTTCGCATTAAAGGAATCGCGCCGGAAGGTTTAGTGGCCGTTGGTGATGCTATGGCCAGTATGATTACCCGAGAGTTATTCACCAGTCCGATAAAGCTAGAATGTGAGAAAACATTTTTCAGATTGCTATTGATCACTAAGAAGAAATACATTGGGACTATTGTCGGCGGAAAGATGATGATGAAAGGAGTTGACTTAGTCAGAAAAAACAACTGTAAATTCATTAATTATTATGCCAAACGACTCGTCGATCTTCTTTTTGGTAATGATGAAGTAGCTGCCGCGGCGGCAGCGATCTCAAAGGAACCAGCCAAAACATGGCTAGAGCGTTCCTTGCCCCCTGGTTTGGGTGAATTTGGCGCTACTCTAGCTGAAGCATATAGTAAAATTCGTGCACGTGAACTAAATGTACCAGATTTTGTCATGACTGCCGAGCTAAGCCGCGCGCCAGAAGCATATGTCAACAAGCGCATACCGCATCTGACCGTCTACTACAAATTATGTATGCGCGAAGAGCAGCCTCCTGCGATAAAAGAACGAATTCCTTATGTAATTGTGGCACAAATCCCAAGCGTAGAACGCGATGCCGAACGTGTTGCTACTATGCGCGGCGACAAACGGCCAAGTAATTCCACTGGCAAAGCTGATGGGCCTGCGGCGAAGAGGCGCAAGCTATTGGTTTCTGAGTTGGCAGAGGACCCGGGCTATGTTTTAGCTAATCATATACCGCTTAACACCGACTACTACTTTTCGCATCTGTTGGGGACTCTAAGTGTAACTTTCAAGGCTCTATTCGGTAATGATCACAAAACTTCGGAAGCTGTTTTAAAACGCTTTATTCCAGAAACATACTGTGAGAGTGACGAAACCGCAGCACTGCTATCTTCGGCCGGGTTTGCAGAAGTGCGCTTGTACCCAGGGATGCCACTCAGCGAGGAGGAGGAAAATCGTCAAAAGCTGCGTAGAGCTTTCGATATTCTAGCAGAAGTTCCCCATCGAAATTAAGGTCGCACATTTTACAATAAATATCTTCAATACTTATCTGTGGTACGCTGTCCACGTCAGTTTGCCGTTCGCGGTCGCGCCTCACGACAAGTACGAATGTAGAATGCCAAACATGAGCCATTAGACGGTATCCCCGGCAAGCAGATTTAAGGCAGTCGATGAGACGATAGTGTAGATGTACGGCATTTCCAGTAAATGGAATGTACATTACATACCCGCCTTCGTCTACATCGCGGTAAAATAATACACGTATGTCACGCATACCAGCCTCACGTAAAACGTAATACGCGAAAAAGAATTCTGGCTGTTGACTAATGCAAGCCAGTATATTTTCCGTTTCTGATGCATCATCAGAAATGCGGTCGGATGCTGCTTGTATCGATGCGAGGAATGTACGGTACTGGTATAGGTGGTTTACCTGTTGCACATATGCAAGGATCAAAGTTGAGCGATCTATGCGATTCAAACGAGGTTCCCCCGACGATGAACATACTGGGCAGCAACCCCCGATACCGAGTTGATACCCCATGCCAGATAGAGATAGGCAATTGTCTGCGACGGCCATGTCCAGGTCAAACGGCAGTACAACAGTAGTTGATTTAATAAGCGGTACGTTTAGCTCCCGTACTATGGCTAACTCATCTGAAGGGGATCTAGAAATCATTTCAAAAAACCGTCTGTATCGTTCAACCGTTTCGCCGCGCTGACTTGACGGGCGAAGCATCGATCGTCTCCTGCTATACGGTCGCCAGTACGGTACGTTCGATCCAGAAGATCTGGCTCTCATGGGTCCGAACGAACTAGAACGTCTGCGCCTAGCAGACGAGTGCATAGTTGTGGTATCGTAGTCAGACATAGGTGCCGAGTGTGTGCTCTAATGAGACGAGCGAAATTGAATGCTTCCTTAATAGGAGACCAGCATCCCTTATAAACGAGGCCAATGCGGTGGGCTTGGGCGGGAATATCTGATAAGTCTTAAAAGTATAAGCCAGGGCCCATAAACCTGCGCATATCCGCCCCTCAAAACGGTTTTCGCTCGCCAAATGCGCCTTATATAGGTTCAGAGCATCTGGATCCGATTTGGTTGGATGGTCAAATAATACACGCGGATTGGTCTGCAATTCGCAAAGAGCGCACATTGGATCGCAAAAAAGATGTTTATAAACTGCTTCTGCGCCGGCAGCTTTTACCATGGCTACAAACCTACCGCCGTCGGCGATTTCTTCGTATTCGCCTTCAGACCAAGTGTCTATAACTGGTGCTATGCAATCAAATAGACCTAAGTTGTTCGCGGAATGTGCAACTATATCACGTTTAAGGCGGCGAATCGCCAACCAATACGTACGTATTGGTAATAGGTTGCATAATATACATTCCCCGCCAGTACGAGATTTGCATCTTGTATGTTTTAGTGTAGTTGCGAGTACTGGCCCGAGAGAAGTCACTGGCTCTGCATCGTTTTCTGCAAATCTAGAGAATTTGGGGGCGGTTTCTCGCGCCAGTGCACGTTTATGGTCTCGCCAGTAACGCGCCACCGCATTACGTCTTGCGAGTAATACGGTATTGGTCGTGTCGTTTAATTCCCAAATAGCCCCTGTTCCGACTAGTAGAAGCAATGTCAAATCTGCATACGCCCAGTCCTCTCGGTGGGCTTGTTCCGATGGTCCGGTTCCATGTACACGTGTTGCCCCATTTTCGTCTCGCGCAGGTTTTGACCTAGTCGCCAATCTTTTAGGACGTGCATACATAGAGTGAGATTTTGCTCGCTCGCGTTCCCTTTCCAAGCGCAGTTCTTCATGCATTTCAAATGCGTCATCGTCAACATACGCCAAGGTAGCGCAACTATCTTTTTGACCGACACCACTCCTAGAAGCAGCAGAACCGTGGCACTCTACATGCTTAGCACATTCCTTCCAACCTGCCAATGCCGCAGCTAACGATGGCTGGCCTGGCAAAGCTGTTAGCGTGCTATGATGACCAGAACTATAGTAATTTGTACGTTGCGTACCATTGTTCTGAACGTCGTTTGAAGAATTGTCGGCCAATGTCATTAACATCGTACGGGTGGCTGTCTGGGCCAAAAAGGAGTAGTTGCTGAATAACACTTTGGTAGACCTAGATGTTCTTGCCTGTACCATTGGCGAAGTAATCCGCGTATTTGTAGATTCTAACGGTTGATTCATTGAAGATGTAGAACCGGGTATACCACCATCTGTTCTACAACAACCATGAAGAAAAAAATGCCTCTGAACATCATTTAATGTGAGTACGCGTCGTGCAAACGATCCAGTAAGTGTGGTACGATGCGTCGCAAGGAAATGTTTATCCATGATGTACACTAATTCAAACGCTGCGATAAATGTAGTTGTCGCGCAAGGGGGCGCAGCTAAGCACTTGTTGCATAACATTGCATAATCAGCGATCCATTGGGACGTTAGACCGAATTTTTTCTTATACGTATCTATTAACCTACACACTAAGCATGAACGATCTAATGCAAATGCATCAGCGGAAGCCTCGACAAACGCCGCCAAATCGGGAACCAATAGATTATCACTCGCAGGGTTAATGTCATCCCTGTTTTCATCACGTACCTCAGTAGCGGTTTCATTAGGGACTGACATAAGATGCGCAGCAAACATTAATTCATCACACAAACGCTCATTAGTGGCAAGTAGTGAAGGATCAAACGCACAGTAGTCAGCGTCAAGCGCACCACTTGTCCAACCCTCGCCATCTGTCGACGGTACCTCTTCTGCAAATCTTGCCATGGACCGTGTAGAATCGACGTGTAGACTCCGCGATGCCATACCCAATGAAGACCTAGATGGTTTAACGCTGTCTGAGCTAGTTGACAAGTATATTATCGGTGATGATTTTGCTTACGATATTTGGTTTGAAGAGCTCGTACCTGTGGAGTTTGAGGCTATATTTCCCACTACTGACTGTAAGCTCAATTATTTGTCCTTTACTAGGAGGCTTGCATCAGTTTTGGCGCATGCACACATACGTGTGGATGGCTACAACAAAATGGGAAAAGAAGTTGACAATGAGCATGCAGAAGACGCCAAAGCGGTATCATGCTGCCATGATAAGGCACTTCATGACAAAAGGGAGAGATTTGCAGCGGTAATAAATCGCTTTCTCGATCTACATCAGATATTGCGCGATAGTTAGTTATGCTGCCATATAAATGTATGTTGCTTATCGGCGGCATATTCATAATGGGAGGTGCTTTGGTTAGGATTTGTCAGTTCGATCGTGGAAGTATGACACGTCATAGTGGAATGCTATAAAAGGCGGCAATGTGTTACTTGATCAATTATCGTGTACTAATACGTTGGACGATAAGTGATACCATATACAATAGTATATTACGGCGGCTATGGAACAGCTTTACCCATGTCCAGACGGTTTCAGAAGACGCGGTTATGGTGGTAGGGACCTAATACAGCGAATTAAGTTGGTTGCTGCTGGGGGCCTACAACCTTGCGATGGGGAAGCAATTTTATCGTCTTGTGGCGACAGACTCCCAACGCGATGTGTCTATCAATTTAACGGTCAGGATGGCAGTGATGGTACGTTCCCTCTGGAGTATGTAATGCGCATGTTGGCAGACTGGGCCAGAGACATACCATGTGATCCATTTGTGAAAATACTGAATACGGGGGTGTCTGTACTTGTACAAGGATATTTCAACCGACCGCAGGACTGCAGAAGTACGGCGATTACTGTAGATCGTAATAATATAATATTGAAGTCTACAGAATCGGCCGGCATAAGTCTATCTGCTATAGAGAAAATGAAAACAATGGCTGGAATCGACGCGCGCCCGCTTCAATCATGCATGTGGTTAGTGTGTTTTGTACGTATGCCTTGTGTACAGTTATCGTTCAGATTTATGGGCCCCGAAGATCCATCAAGAGCCGCGCGTATTCTAAGGATGTCAGAAATGATGGAAGCAAAAAAACAGTACTCTGATGCTACTGGACGCATACCTAAACCTCGCACCGAACCGGATCTTAAGAAGACTCCTTTAGAAGATTTGGACCCAAACAGTTAACGAAAAAAATGGTTTGTTCCATTCTCTACGAAACTGGAAGATCATTAGTCTATTGCGGGGTAATACGTCATTTTCTATGTGGGCGGTGCTAACACTATGTATACTGATTGTCATGTTTGCGTTAGTCATTTGGCCTTTTGGTGGCCGTATCTAGTTCCTATTTTCATTTCTGGCGTAGGCTCTACATAGGGACGATTTAAGTATAGAGAACGCTCTTCATACAACACCACGTCTACGGCATAACAACAATGTCTAATTCTGGAGGTTCATCTTGTCAGGCTACATTTGATCCTAGAAGGCCAGAGACCTACACATATGAGGCACTATCGGCAGTACCGTTCTTTGCGTTGCTAATGGAACTAAATTCAGTAAGTGGGCATGCTAATGTTAGGCAAAACACAGTTTCGGCGGCGAGGTTGGCTTTAATCAGGGCGTTGTCGGCTGGACTTACTACCATACGCAGAGCGAATGATGACGCTACTCTCAGCAGATACCCCATGTTTGGCAGAACAGATGGAGCATCGTGGGTACGACCGAGTTTTGGCCTCAAGCGCACCTTTTCTCCACGCATCATACGCGACGCGCCAGACGATCAGCGATAAAATAAATGAGTATGATTCAATAAAGATTCATAAAAGCTTTTATTGAGTATGTTATATTTGCGTCAGCCTAATATTAATTTTAATTTAAGTATTTCGAGCGTTATTTCTCTACTTCTAGCTATTATTGATGTGCGAACGTCAGATAGAGAACGTGTTATCTGTCTACATGCTTGTAGAAGTGAATATAGGACACTTCTCCCTGCCCGCCGGAATTCTCGGCGCGTGAGCAAGTGGTCCGTGGGAATTACCCTTCCGTTTTTACTAGGAGTTAATTGTGTTGTATCAGTATGTGATTGTTCCGGCGAATCCATGTCGCTTTCATAGCTCGACAAACTTATCTCTTCATCGTTCTCATCGTAATCCGATTCCGATGCAGATGAATGGTCTTGGTCTAAAGATGGATCAAAGGAAGAATATCTGGCCGTTTTAACATATTTGGGAGTAGTTTCAGTTTTGTTCCTATGCACCGACGGTGGCGGTGCTTTATATATACCAGATTTGGGCATTTTACGGCTCTGCGTTAAAACACCTGCTTCGAGTCCTCCGCTTTTATGCCCACCATCGGTTACTAGTTTGGTATGCGACGTATCGGATTGATGTATCTGAGCAGGGGAAGTATCGGGCGGTTGGACACTGACGCCCCCTGGTTGCTTATTACTCGTTACAATTTTATACTGAGGTGCTGTCGGCAATCCATTGCCGCATGTTAGGTCTGCCTTATGTCTTGTGTCATGCGCCGCACTTGGCACATCCGCTGGAATTGTGGTATTTGGACGATAGAGATATGTTGACGCTGCCATAGGTAAGTTAGATTTTGACGCCCAAGACTTGAGTGTCGCCTTTGACACACCACCATTCTGGCCGTCTCGTCTTTCGGTCAGAGTGTCGGTGAGTCGACGGCGGCACAACTCTTGTTTTCCAACTTTGCAACGCAGTTTTGACACATCAACACCACCGTCGCACACGAATTCTGATGTTGAAAAAACATCTGCGCTGGATTTATTACAGTTTCCAGTGTTTTCACGTCCAGCATGTCTAGACGTTTCCTGACTTTTGGGGGAACCGGGTTTTAACTGTTTCGGCCTATCATCAACACTATTCTGTATTGTACTCAGCGTACTATGGGATGGCTCTTTATCTGCAGAGGCGACAGGTACATGCGATTGTTTGCCCAAACTGCTGCGCGTATGCCGTTCTCCGGCCGCGTTTGGCGTTACCGATGGCCCAAACCCAACGCCCTTATTGTAGCTTTCGCGACCTTTAGGCGTAACAGACTTATTAACGTTTACGGAGGCCGCTGAATTGACGCTTGTATCACGCGGTATACCTTTTTTAGCGTTAGTATTCACGACAGATCCTCGTGGCCCATTAGTATCACAACATGTTTGCGATGACGGCGCATTTGCCCGAGAAGTCAACGATTCCGTCGATGCTGCCGCGGATTGCGGAGGTATATCGGCTGTCGGCTCGATTGGCCCTGCCGGTCTACTGTCTGTTGGAGGTATATCGGCTGTCGGCTCGATTGGCCCTGCCGGTCTACTGTCTGTTGGAGAATGTGAGACAGGTTGTATAGTATTGTCATCGGATACATCTCTGCCGTTGAATTCCCGATCGCGTACGTGGTGCGCCTTCCGTCTCATCTGTTTCTCATTGGTAGACCGTCCACTTGTAATGCTAGTGCATTCCTTCAATCCGGCAGAAGGTCGCGCAGGACTATGCGCGTGCTTCTCGTCAGTTGCGCATGCATTAGCTACGCTATTATTTCTGTTCTCATCAGAACCAGTTTGTCCATTATTTTGCTCTTGAATGCGTTCACCAATACGGCTCGGAGGCGAACTAGCAGCCCCGCTTCTGTTAACATCACAACCGACATTTGTTGCATCATCTACTAGAAATTTCGCCCATGGGGTCGACATGTCATCTGCGACGTCCTGCTCGTTGTTATCATTCGCGTAGGCGGCGCAGGTGAATAGGTCGTCTTCATTATAGTCTTCGAAGATAGACGGCCCGTCAATTGTTTTTGCATCTTCGGCGTCCTCAGATAAAGATGAGTCATAATCTTCACTATCGTATGGGTTATGCCGTGTAGATGAAAGATAACGGGGCATTGGATAACGTTGTTCAGGTTTTGAAAACGACGCATCAGCCGAACCTAAAATATTGACCATTAGTGGATCGTCCGATGTCTGCGGTAGAGTTTCTTCTTCTGTGTCGATATACGGCAGTTCGTCCAACACATCTGCCTTTTCAGATACTAAACGTATAATTGGTATTTTAACAGCCTCCTTGGGCCATAATACCTGCGTAGGGCGCATTTGGCCATCGACCAGAATTAGACACGGGTCGGCTTGTTCTAGGGGTTTTGATGCTATGATACCAGATAGGTTTTCAAGTTGTGCTATTAGACAGGAGTTTTCTATACTATTTGGATCAAGATCCAATAATTTTATACCCCATGACGATAGGTCCGTTGACACTGAAGAAGTATTTATAAAAGAACCTTCTGAATTATCACGAGAGTCAAACAAACGCATGCATAGGGTTAGGCCAGAGCCGTCCGAGTAGGCACCTGGATACTCTGCCGCTATAACTACTTTAGCGCCAAGGAGAGTTGCTGTAACGGCCATATCCATGGCATTAACGCGACTAACATTACTCGGTGGTGCATTAATTACAGTAAATGAAACTGTTGTACCAGTTGGCTCATACAGAGATTTAGGTTTTCCTGAAACATTGGTCCGTTTCGTTGTTGAACCATCCACATTATTGCAATGTCCTTCTATAGATATTGACGTTCCAATCATAGATGATGTGTCAAAACGGGCACGCAGTAACATATCATACGTGGATATCTCAGACCCAATATCTTCTGGACGCAACACTGACCACATCGCTGCTAGCGCCGCCGGTGGAATACACATGCGACCCAAAACGGTCATGGTTGTCAATATACGGGACGGTATGGAATTTCGTAGATTTGCAATGTCAGTTATCATAGTTTGGGAATTTGCATAACTGCTGTTTTCGTCCCATGGCTTTAATGGATCGTCTTCTGATAAGCGTCCGCGTCGCCAATCAATCATTCGAAGCGCGAATAAGCTGCCATTTGAAGGGTCATATCGGTTTCCGCAACCGGGTAGTACACGCGTGTGTTCATCATTACTGGACGATAGATCCAAAGAATTGATGAGCAATCTACTAGAGAACGCAGTCGCAACGGCTGTAGGTAACGTCTTTGACATATATTCATGCTGAAGAACTAGGTCGAGCGTTACAAACGTTAATATATGTTGCGGGGCCCATGCTATAAGAGTGACCATAACATCTCCAAGATCAAGAGAAACTGGTGCGCTACGTTTTGCATCTTTGGTTCCTATTATACTGTAAGGGGGTTCTTGTATAAGTGTACATGGACATGCTACCGGTCCAGTTGCTCCTTCTACAAATGATATCTCTCCCCAGCTAACGCCCCCTAAATGTCTACATAGTGTCGTGGCTATCAACGCTGAATAAGTTTCGGCGACTGCACGGTTAGCCTCTTCCGGACGCCAATCTGGTCTCTTATGCCGTACAAATCTCGCGAATGTGGAATAATCAGAGCCAATGGCTTTGTAATACTGAACACGCATATCCAATAACTCGCGCAGTATACTCGCAGCTTCTATTGAAGCGCCGTCGGATAAAGAAATACGTGGCATAGGAGGAAGTAGGGCAGTCCCATCTCCAAACATGTTAACGGCAATCTTGTCACATGCTGCTCTATAACACATGGAATAGTGTATAGGATCGTCGGTGGTATCCATATATGTTATGTGTATTGGATCTATATCAGATGTATATTCTCTAACTGTCATAATAACACGCGATTCGAGCCTCGCCGCCACACGACATTTCAATAGTCTATCTATACCCCCACCGGCGTCAATTTTCTTTTGTTTTCTTATGGGACTTTGATGGAGTATTGGATCGGAAACGCCAGCCCTTCCGGCACACAAATCTGCATAGGCAGCGTATAGAGTTAAACGTAGTTGTAGTAGGTGCTTAAATGGAGAAGCGTCTTCGGCACACCATTTGGGTAATTTAGAAAGTAGTTCCGCTAGCTGGGCCATTTGGTGGCGCAATGATCGCACATCATATGTATTCGGAACCTTCGTTAACAACGACGAAAGATGCCGAGAGGCATCATCTATATCACGAGTCCGTGTGGTAAATGCGTCTAAATTGGCCAGCCGTTCCGTATATTTCGTATCTAATGCCGAGGTTAGTTTGGTCGGAAGGCGACGATACTCCGAATCTGCGCGCAATGCCAATACTACACTTCCAGCGGCCTGGAGAGTATTGGCCCTGTTCATTGCCAAAGCATATCCGTCCGCATCTACATCGACTTTGTTTTTATCTCGAATATAATTATCCCAGGCGGCATCCCATGCCGCTTCGGAACTGGCAATATTATTTGTCAGTTCGTCCAGATGACTTCTCAAGGTCACAAGCGCGTCTATACGGTCGGCATAAGGTGCCATTGGACCGCTATCATCAATTAACACTGTAAGGGGATGAGAGTCTATGATTGCCTTAGCTTGTTGTAACCACTCGACGGCCTGAACATCTAGTTCTTCTGTTTTCTCTACATGCGCCAATATTAGTGCAGCTTGTGTTACAATATCATCTGCCGTTTCTGCCTTATCGATAGCTTTCATATAATGAGGAGCTAGTGGAGTTAGTCTTAGTAAGTTTTTAAGGTTAGATAATCCCTCTATTTTATCCTTTTCCAAGGCCTTATCGTTTTCTATTATATTATTGAGTAATGTTTTCGCCTTTGTTTCAGCATCACGATACATATTAAAGGCTGTATCCATTGCAGACTTTGCTTCGGAAAGATAGTGTTTGCGGGCGTTTTCTACATATTCAATGTAAGCGGTATCCTTAAGCGGTTGCGTGTCTAGATTTTCTAATTCCGATGCTATCCGTTCTATAATAGCCATACTCGGTATCTCTAAACGTACACTGTTTTCTAATATATTTCTTGCTGTGTTTACGCAGCGTATACGCGAAATGTCCTCCAGAACGCGATTGAGCTCCGAGGGTATTTGGCCCATAGCTTGACAAACGTCGGCCCTCATAGCATCCAATATTGGTACTATTTCCTTGAACTTAGTATTCCCCTTCCTGTAAAACTGTATATATTTTAAAAGTGGCGCATGGCGCGTTAAATCACGTTCTATATGCCCAATTAAATCATAAAAATCTACCGATCCGGCACTGGCACTAATATGTGCTAAAACAGTCATGGTCATCCGTAATGCACTTATCAATAACTCTACGTCAACTTCGAACAGTTCGGAGAAAGCTGGCGCGGCAGCCATAAAAGCATCTCCCCATGTAATATCGCGCAGCAGAGATATTGGCGGCGGTGCCTTTGTGCGCATATTCTCTGTGCTATATGGGTTAAAGTGTAGAACCGTATCCAAGGCTGTCGTTACCAATGATAAATGATTGGCTGCTACGGCCTCGGCGCGTTTTTTAATCCAGGTTGTCTTGTATCCATCGACCGCAGCAATGTCGCTTAACCGCGTGAGCTCTTGCTGATCAAATTCCGAGCGTGTCTCGGCCCTAACTATAGCTGCCGTTACTGAGTCTTTCCAAATTGCCAATGCCCGCTCCGAATTAACTGTCTGATGAGTCTTTGAGGCATCGCTCATTGCCGAATCAACTTCCGCAACTCGTTGCCTAGCTGCCTGTATATATTTTAATATGTCTGCCTCTTTAACATTAAATACCGACGCGGCGATGGTTATTGGCGTCTTTGCCAAGTCACGTTCAACACTATCGGCAACTGCCTTCGTTTCGTTACAAACCCGCTTTGCTTCTGCGGCCATTGCTGCAAATGATGTATCATCCATTATGCTTGGATCGGACGCCCGTATTTTTGAAGCTAACGCGGCAGATGTTTCAGATGCCGAGCGCAAGGCACGGGATGCTGCTTCGACATGACCAAGTTCATCGATTGCGATAAGATGTGTTTTTAATTTGTCTACTATTGGTCTCAGAAATGACATGGCATTCTTGGCTGTGTTGTCCTTCATTTTTGTTACCACATGATCCACCTCCCCGATGGCAACTTCCAGAACATTTATGGCTGCTGTTGTAGCGGTTGCAGATTTAGGGCTGGCGACCGCCGCCGTTATGGCAGCAGCAACGCCGTCTGCATGTTTTCCAAAGAAAACAGATGCCCCGGGGAAACCGCCGATATGTTCAGTAGTTATTTTAATGGCCAATGTAAAACAAGGACCCAGGCCCGACAATTCGGTAGCTAAAAATGTAGTTGGTTTTTCTAAAGCCTCGCGGTAATGCGAAAAATGTGTCCATAAGTCTGTACGCATTGCCCTCGAAACATCTTGCGGTGCATTGGCCACTACGGCAGATAGCGATCCGAGTTCTGGGGGCAGAGAGTCTGTTAAGGCTTTTACATTTTGATTGATGTTTCTAAGACCAATGAAGTTGTTAGTAGGTTTAAATATCATACGTAAACTTTCATACAGGCTACTAAGTACACCGCTAATCTTGTCCATTTTCCCGCGATATGTGTGTAACATAGATTCTACCTCTATGCGACGATCTCTTACAGCTGAGCGCTGTTCATCAGTCAAATCGCATGAAATGCGTGGAGATTCAATATAATGAGCACGGGCGACTAGTTCCTCCGCGCCGCGTATAAGCGTGTCTAATGACACTGCGGCCGGTCCGCCCCTAGCTGCACCATTCAACGCTTCTTGAACAGCTGCCGAAAGTGCCTCGAATCTTTGAAGTTCCGCTTCTATAGATGCATGGCGCGCGGCTCGTTCGTTTATGGTATTTATTTCACGTATTAATGCGGCAAGCTCTTTACATTCTATATAACCATTGATCTGCGCTTCAGTCATGAGAGCTAACCAATTTCCTAGTGTTTCGTCATTGGAAATATCTTGTCCTGCATTTAATAGATCTGATAGTAGTCCCGCTTCTCTACTGGATGATATTGATTGCGGAGAATCCACTCCGGCGCGCGAAGCCAGCATTGTTAATGCGCTATCAAATGCTGGTAGAGAGTTCACCATACGCGTAATAGGATCAATTGCAACGCTGGCTATTTTAAATCGCGTACGACCATTGCGGTCGGCCGATAGTGCCTTGGCGCTGTATGATGCTCCGTTGAGACAGTATTCCCGTATAGCATTTCCGAGTACACCTACGGCCTCCTCATAAATCTCGGAGATCTTTGCGGGTACATCATCAGCTCTAATTGGAGATAATGTTTCGCTTATCATGGGAGCCGATAGGGGATCTTCGTCGATATAAAATGTGTCATAATAATCATGCATTCGCCTGACGCCGGTTCCGATAGCAGCTAGAATTTTTGCTAACTCTAAACCGGTTTTCTTTGCTTCCAGTTCATTAACCCTAATGCTTTCGCATATAGCTTTTAAACGATCCGACAGTGAAACTGAAGGATGTGTGTATGTCTTCTCGGCATAAATACCAATTGTGTTTTTTGTAAATTCTTCTGATAATGCCGACGCCACTAGTTCATAGCCACCGGTGCCAGTCTTCTGAGCATTTTCTCTCAAAACATCTAAACGTGTATGTAGTTCATCAGAAGCGACAGCTGAATCTATCGCCATTAATACCATTTTAATTAATGCCAGTCCTCCTAGATGAGCACCTTCTGTTCTGACTGATGATATAAGTTCGGCGTGTATCGGGACGTTGAGGAGTATCATACCTGTGGATTCTATAAAAGCCCCAAAGGCAGTTTTTCGTGGGAACGATGCCGAGATGACAGGTATCAGCGGCGCAATTAATGATTGACGTTCTGGAACAGTCCGTGCACCATTTTCTATAATAAAGGCATACATGCGCGAATAAATTGTGAGGATGTATTGTTCCAATAAATCATCTTCGTTATTGCTTCCTAATGGCCGGACTACCCTTACTGGCGATGACATATCCGATTCTATTATCGTATCAATTTCCATTATTTTATCTGTCATATCTGTCACATCAATTGCATTCAAATATTCATCATTCCACCACATCTCAACAGAATAGTTTTCATCTTGCCTACTTTCATCTGTTATATTATCTGGTGCAATATTGCCCGACTGATGACAATGAATTGAATTGTTTTGCGACTCGCAAGACATGGCAATAGGACCGGGTGCATATGCAATATCCGCTATCATATCGCTCAGTTCTGTACAACTGCCCGATAAGCTCGCACTGCTAGAGGTATCTTGAGACCGTCTCTTATGCCTTCCGCGCTTTGTATATTTAACACGTGAATGGCGGTCTTGTGCCAATCCGCCTGTAAGGTTCTCTGTACTCGATGGCGGTGTCCATACAGGCCTTCTGCGCTTCGAACGAATGCGTGCCGATGGTGGTGGTACTGGTTCGAAGTCCGGTGAAGTAATTTGGCCAGTAGCATTATATATCATATCGCTTGTTGAAATAGCCTCTTCAACTGGAGACAATGTTGATATCTCATTTAATTCGTTTACACGGTCCTCCGTAGATTGGGAACAATTTTCCGTTTCCTCGAAGGCAGTTTTCCACGGACATCTTTGTTCTTCCCATGAAAGATCATTTACTGCCACACTATCACTTAACATAGATTCGTGGTCATGTTCAGATTTGGCATTATCTTCCTTTGCATTATTTTTTAACTTACCGGCGTCGCCGCATTCATATACATTATTACCTATATCTATTGGCCACCCCTGACTAGTTTCAAATGTAACGCATGGGGCGTGTGCATATCCACCGACGCCTATAGTATGTGTTGTTTTTGCGTTCAGTCCAATAAGACCGTCCAGTCGTGCCACAACTTTTTGGGTAGAATACTTGCTGCTCTCTAAAAATTGTGTATCCCCAGTTCCATATAGTCTGGAAACGGCACATGTCAACTCATCAGTAGTAGGTGTCCCCGGACCGGTAACAATAAAGTACACTAACACGCCGGACCAATATGGATTGGCGGAAATATCAGCGTATGTAGTTAAAAATGGATATAGGTTACCGATTGATAGCCTGGCCGTAAAAGCCTGAGATATATCAGCATGACCATGGGGATCGAATATAAACACGTCGTCATCTTTACGATACAATCCAAAACCCTGTGCTCCAATTATAAGTAAACAGTAGGTCTCTTTGCGTTGTGTCATGACCGTGTCTATAAATACGCGCGCGGAAATAGTTGTTTCCATTACCTTTTCTATTCCAGGTCCACCATAAAACGGGTAATCACCATATATACGTGACGTGACAACACATAAATCCACAATACCTGGCGCTGATGATTCTATGCGGCCCGGAAGTTCATTTAGTGAGCACATACTTGGCTGTTCGCCCCGCGCGGTAGTATCAATGGTCCACTCTCGACCTTGTCGCAAAAATACGTCAACCAAGTCGGCAGAATGTGACGATTCGATTCCAAAAATATATAGGGCTCTAAGAAATGCCAGCGACGAGCGCAAACACGAGACCGATGAACCCGGGCACAATTCTGCTGCATATTGGTTTCTATAACCCACGGCCGTAACGGTGGCGTGGGCTGACACGGATTTGCTTACTATTACAATTGGTTGATCCCTGTTAGTTTGCGCTACTGTGTCGGCTGCGGAGATGACGTTCAACAGATCCCTTGCTGTTGGCCCAGACCTTACAGATGCGACAGCTACAGAGACAGCTTCGGCTTGTACTAACACTGTAATTTGTTCTTGTGATCCACTAAAGTTCCTACATAGAGTAAAATCAGTCGTACCATAAAAATTGGCCGCAGCCGTAGCCCCTTCATACACAGACAAAGAAGAATCGCCAGATCTGAGAAAATATGCAAAATTCACGGCCAGCATATGCATACCAATGGTATAACACATTAACATACCCTCTAGGTGTTTGAGACGAACACGAAATATAGACGCTGGATCTGTCGTGGTTTTCAATCCACTGTATGTAAAAACTGTTACCCATTCTTTGGAAGGATCGCGCCACATTCCCAACACTGTGTTACCGACGGTTACATATAAGCCATCTGCCTTCTGGTGGCATCGGGACCAAATTGTTAGTATAGACGGAATCCCTTCGATCAGACGGGTTTCTGGTACATATGGTAATCTTTCCTCAAGATTTGGCGGCGTTTTTGTAGTCGTGATTATGAATGTTCCGGATACAAAACAAAATAGTGCATCTCCATCTGCCCCGCGAACGATATACGGAAGTTCATTTGGATGTACAAATGTTTTGGGCTGCTTGTTCAACTGTTCAGCAAAGCTAGCACCTTGGCGTAGAATTGCATTAATTACATCAGATGAGTAATCACAGACTCCTGACAGGAACGACGCGCGCATAAACGCCAAGGTATGTAGCGCGCCGGCCTTCTCGCCCCAAGGGGCGAGGTCGTATGAAGATTGGTTCGTTGTACCCGTGGCGATGATGAAACCTACCGGGTCGTCCCTGGAGCCGCCAGACCCAGACGTGCTATCTTGGTCGGCTGTCAGGGATGGCGGCGACGCGGACGGCTTTTCGGAACCCACACTTCCATCAAACCTAATATCCGCCGGAATAGAATGCACCAACGAAACTGCCGATAACGTGTTCCAAACATGGAATTGACTACTCCAATTATTACCCCTATACTCTTCCGAGACGGCTGCCAGGAGATCATATTCCATATCTTTTGTGCACGTGCCAGAACTGCGTTCGGCGCCTAATATCGCCATCACCTGTTCTGTACCAATCCCCAATAGGCAAAAGTGTGAAGAGTGTTCGTTAGTAGACGTCTGTTCGGCCATTGTAGTTAGTCACCTCTCCGATACGATTAATTAGCGAGCTCTATCTCTCTGGCTATCCTATGTTGCATCTGTCCGACGGGGCAGTTGAACGTGCATATACGTTGCTCACGCCCCTTTATATCCCCGTTAACGACCAAGATGCATTTGTTAGGCGACGGCCTATAAACCCCTATAAGGGTCTCCGTTAGAATGAGTTTGGTAACAGTCTGAGCACTTTCGCCTTTTACACTAATATCATGTCCGAGCAGTTCTAGTAATATCGACGACCGTCGCACTGTATAATGGAAAAGTCTTCATCATACCCCAAACAAATAACACTTTTATTAGGATTGTAAATCAACAGTATGGTGCTATAAACGGATATTGTTGTTTTAATAAACAAAAGCGAGGGGGTAAACACTTCGAGGGCCGTGTAAAGTTATACATGTTCAGCGTTGAAGATTTTGTCTACTATAGACAATAAATCATCCTGTGTCAGCCTCTTAGAATTTAAAAAGTAATCTAAATGATTATCCGGATCAACTTCCGGTGGTTTATGCGTATGCATTTCCAATGGCGCATAGTTTATATTTTCTTCGTCAGATACATTGCGCCTGTCCGTTAGAGGTGTCGATGGTTCATCTAGATCATTAATTTGTGTGTATTCTGTCATTAAACCGAGTACCGCATGTTCCAAGTCATCGTCCGTTGGATATGAACATCCCTTTGGCACCCCGGCACGATCGTTCTGTATCAAGTCCCATATAATACGTAGCGTTTCTGCCAATGTAGTAAATGTTTCATCCGTTTTTTTAACAAGAGCCGACCGATAAGCATTATAAATCTCCGTCCAACGTCTCAGAAACTGAGCAACTGGACGCAAACTTGGGGGCTCGGAACCTGACGTTATTTTTCGTATCCGCAGATCAAGTGCCGTTTGAACATTTGATAGCTTATCCAGATCTGATGCAATTGTGCTAAATATACGTTTATAAGAGTTATTGCCAATACGTGCGGCTAGTGCATCACAAATAGGAATCTTGGCATTAGTATCCGACAAAACATTACGTAACGCCATCGACTTCATACGAATATCTGCTAATAGTTCAACGCATGATCCATACGCGGTGTCTATAGCAGAAACTATATCAGATAGGCGCCATGAACCAAATTTTGTCGTCCGATTGCCAGCCCGCCCACTAATAGTAACAATTAGTCCATTGCCATTTGATCGTAATCTGCAAAGTAAAAATAGTCGCAGAGCCGATGTAGTAGATGCTAGAGAGTCTATGGCTATGAGTAAATCGTCTATTAAATGTATAGTACGCTCTCGAAGATCATCTACTGAAATACGCAATGCTGTAGCATGCATACTAATAAGAAGCGCACTGTTTGATATATCTGGTTTAGGTGGTATTGTTAACCTTGAATCATCTGGAAGGGCTTCTATAGCAGCACTTACTGACGACTGCAATTCGTTTAACAGTCGTTCTATATTCTCAGCATCGCGCGTTCTTGGCCTTGGAGGGTCACGGCTCGTAAAGGGCACAATTGCCGCCAATAATGCTGTAATTTTGGTCCGAAACCCGTCATAATTTGGTATTGTAGCTATACCATATTCTCGTGCCCATAGTAATACACGTATCGCAGTCTCTAGATGGTATACAGAAAATAGGGCCGATGCTAATGTAGAGAGCGCCTCTGCCCCAGCGGTTGCTACAACATAAGGTGCGAATGCTTCCGAGTCGATTATAGTCCCTTGGGGAGCGACGCTAGGGAATTGTATAGTTGCAGCTACATTCATTAGTTCGGACGCATTTCTAGAGGCTACAACAGGTGTTACATTCTCAGCTGTCTGACGTCTTCTCGGCACCGCATGACCTTCAGGAGTACATTGTTCATCGTTCCCCGGTGGCTCGATGCCCCAAATTTGCTTGGCTCTAAAATCAAACCACAACAATAACGAACCACGGACGCTGTTGTGGGTCGAAGTATGATGTGTTTGCAGTCTCGAAGAAAGCCGTCCTTTATATATACTAGACGCAGTTTCTATTTCTTGTACTAGCGCTTGGCGTGCGGCACGTATATAGTCTGTTATTGGCCGCGGTGCCATACAATGGCGGATCGTTTGTTCAATTCCACCTTTCGGTAGACCAATGGCCGAAAGAAAATCGCCGCTGTCAGACTCGAGCGATGACATCGCCTCTGCATATGCATCAATATAGTCGGCATCGCGCCCGTAGCTATCTATGAGACCAAACACAACATTTCCGACCATAGAGACACAACCTATCACCTGTTGGGTATCATTTAGCGCATATCCATTATCGGTAGTAGCTCGCGAGTACATTGAGGTTAATGCCACCTCATAATTACGGCAATTTTGTGCTACAAAACCCGTAGAAATTAGTGCATCAATTACTTGTTGAGGCGTATTGCTATGTTGTATTGTATCCCATGCTGCCCTTGCTGCTTCAGTAATTGTAGTTTTTGCAGCTTGATTCAGTCTGCCTAAATCAAACTCATCTTGCTTAGACCCAGAAATGACATTTAAAACAGCTGCCGAGTGTATGCAGAGCGCTGGCCCAAATACTGGACCTCCGCGCAATACCATATCGGGTGATGTACGAACGCGCACAGACGCCATTCCTGGTTGTACTTCTCGTACAAATGGGTCCTGATAAGCTAAAGCAGCAGATAGACGAACTTCCCATGATGTTCGTTTTGTTGAGTTTGCCTCACCCGGAGACATTAATTCAGCATCTCCTAATAGATCCGTATCTTTTACGAATTGATCGACCAGCCTCTTAGGCCTAGAACGCCCGGCCCCCCAAAAATACTGATCCACTAATGATATAGTATAAATTGTGCGCACTAATGGACTGTATATGGTATCCGAAGCACAGCGGGTCATTATTTTAAACGGAATCATCCAATTTGCATTCCTATGTAGAAAGCGTAACCCTTCTTGTACGAACGGAAAATCATATATAATGCGTATGTATCGGCTGGTAAAGGGTACACGATCTTTTCGGAATCCAAGACGTTCTGAGTCGAGTAAAACATCAGGCGTTGTTGCCAAAACTGTTGTAACTGCAGCCTCGAAGGTTGTTAACCAGGATAAAAGTATGCCGCGCATCGCAGACACGCCATAGCTAGTTGATAATCTTAAATTTTGTCGTGTCAGACTCTGTGTGACGTGTTCGGATGTCAGATCTCGTACAAGTGCCATAAGTTTTGTAACGTCCGCTTTGACGGTATTTCTGTCCCACGATACCACGAGTCGCCATATTACCAAACCTGTAAAATTCTCTATAATAATAGCAACTTCTGGTGTTTGTGTATTGGAGAAGGCCACGAGCAGCAGGTCGAATGCCTCTTTCCATGAATGCGAAATTTGCGGTATAGTCATTTGTTCTTGCGAAAGACAAAAAGTACTCACGATGGCCTTTACTTTTGACGCTTCAACTTCGGTCCACCTTGGCGTTGATTGTGTATTAATTATTTCCTTTAGTGCTACTATCATATCTTTAAGAAGCCATCTACCTACAGGTCTAGGCGATCTATTGTCGCTACATGTATTGTCCTCATCGAGGTCGTAATATTCATTATCTGATAGCTGGTCGCCAGAATCCATAACTACCTATGTAGTTGACCCGACAGTATTGGAGCCAAAAGATGTGCGCTCGTCTGCTATAGTATAAGATGAAAGAGTTTAGGCATTTGAAAAGTTGTTTTAGGGTATTCTGTAACCACGCCCATTGTTTTCGAAGTGACGTGTCTTTGTAATTGAATTTCACGTCATATGTGTTGCCTTATTTCACCAAGGATGTGGCGAGAAACTATCGTACTTTAACTTCGATAACGTGGATCGCATCTTTAAGCGTCTACGCGGCGATCTGCCGCAAGAAAACTACGTGACCATACATATTCAGGGTGTTTAATTGCTATTTGGCCTTATTAGATAAGTTAAAGTCCACGTACATTTCGCATCTGTTCTATTCACACAAGTGACCCGAAGGCAGTTTGTCACTTGTTGGTCGTTGCGCATAAAGGGAGATTCCTCTCATCGGAACACGGGTCAACACTATATGCAGTGTAATAAGTGAGCGCGGAAAAGGTACAGCTTCCAGCTACTCCCCGGCGATGAAAGTACCAAATGGAAATGGAGAATTTTCTGGCCACCGGAGTGTTTACTCCGTTACGTCAAATGACCCGTTGCGGAAGATAGCAACGGGAATAACGATCGACGGGCGTAGGAATGGAATGCGATCAAATGCAAATTGGCGATCTAACCCTGGTATGAAATCCGGTCTAGAATGGATGTTGAACACCCTGAAAGAATCGACAACAGATACTGCATTCTTACAACCAGCGGCAGGACCAGACAGCGTAACCGCTACTATTATGCACGCATTGGTACAATATGATCCATTGTTAGACACGCGCCGCAGTCTTACTTTCCTGGCCAGACAGGTGTCTTTGACTGATTTCTGCGTCCCTGAATCCGAGCGTCCTGGAATGCCAATTTTAATACTCCGTCATCCACTTGATATTCATTCCATGTCTATCCTATCGACACCCCCCGGACGTAATCCGACAGTGTTAGAAGAGGCGTGGTTGCGCCTTTCGGAAACGGCATCAGTTTCCGTACAACGATCAGGTGAGAATGGTGTTCGGGCATCATTGATTTCATTCTCCTTTCTTGTAGCTTCTAGAGCTGAAGAATACCCCGACCGCTCGGGAGCGGAGGCCCTGAGAGCGCATATCATTGCAACATATGGAAGCAGGCGCGTTAGCCAACGTTTGGATAGGTTTGGGGAAGCATTAACAGCTATGGTTAGATGTCACGTACACCCGCATATGGTTTTTAATTTATTAGGAGGATTATTATCGTACATATCACAGCGAGAAATAGCCAGTGTTACTGCAGTATCATCTGGAATACAGGAGTCTTATAAGACGGATAAATCTTCAAATCCTAGATCGTCCGTGCATATTCCAGCCTGTGCATTTCTAGATCTCGACCAAGAATTGAGAATTTCTGGCGACGGTGTTTGTTTTTTATATTTAGTGTTCGTCTACACTCATCGTTTGGGCCGTGAGGGTGTACGCGCGTACTTCATTAAAAGTACATTGAATGATATATGCATACGTGAGGGGCTTGGTCATGTTTATGGCCGTCTCCGAACAGAAAATACTATACGCGGAATGCAGGGTGCAGTTTGTGCTCCGGCTACAGATAATGCAATATTCCCACTATTACAGCTCTATTCCAATATCAATGCTCCAAGATGTCCTAGGGCGACATTGTTTGCTCCGAGAGCCACCGACGGTTTATTCAACTGGGTGCCGGATATACGTGGCTATCCGACCATTGACAGTTGTATGTATGCAGCCTATCGCCGCGTCGGAATAATGACGGGCGATTCTCCAAGGGCGGTAAAACGCACTGAACGTTATGGATCTATTGATGTTCCTGTTATTTGGCTAGAAGGTGTCAATTGGACTCTTGGTTCGCCGTGGCGTGAATGCTATTACTGATTGACGGGCAATTTGTAATCTATAATATGTGCGCCAGACAATTATAAAATATAACGGTTTAATAAAGATAAAGCTACTTTCTACTTCTTGTCGTATCTGGCTCCTTTTCAATAATAAACCACGCCTTATTGGGGAAACGCCACAGCCGCCCGTCTACATTGTAGATAAAAGGCAAATGAGTCTGTAAAGAACGCGCAATCTGTTCTTTGAACAATTGCGCTCCCGCCGAGGGGGTTACACAACACATATCTTTATAATCGACGCGGCTGGGAAGTTGGTACACGAACGCGGCGACATTATGGCGAATTTATCCTATTGGCCATCCATCGCATTTAATCAATCTATTGTCGACTCTGCAACATCTACTGGCGAATGGCGCGCGCGGCATTTAAGAAACATACAGCACCAATTAAGGGTAATAGAAGACCGGTTACATCAGATGGGACATCTGCCAAACGATGCATACTTTGGTTTGTATGATGATCAATCGATGGATACCAGAGAAAAACTAGATCGTATTGGGGAGCACATTACGGTCCTGGTCAACAAACTAAAATCCAAGACGCGTTTCGACGAACGCCTGTACATAGAATGCGGTCGTCTGATACATCTTCGTATATTTACTAAGGAAGTACCATTTAAGTGTTGGCTTTATTCGAAGGAGCTGGCATTGAAAACTGATGTACGTGGTGCTATAGAAGCAAACTTGGATTTTGTCGAAACGACAATCGTACGATTTTACACGGGTTCATTTAAAACATTTATGGACATTGGACTACAATCGGCATTAAAGTACAATGAGAGTTATTTAGCTGACCTTGAAGGAGGAGGCAAAGAATCTATAGGGCAATTTTTCGCCAGATTGGCGGCAGCTGCGGCAACTGTAGCGTTTAAAACACCAGATATGGTTAGAGTACTAACGCGCGGGAGAGCAACATGGAAGTCGGCCTTCGGAGTTTTTTTTTGGAGTCTTAGTTCACAATTAGTTGTTCCCGCAACACCGCCGATGATGTTCATGGGCCGTACTGTAGGTTCTACAGCCAGCTGCTATCTCATTGATCAACGCACCACGACAAACGATGATACAGTACGCTCAATTTTGAATGAGGTTGCACCTATTTTACAGTCAAGGGGCGGTGTGGGAATAGCATTGCATACATTAAACCAGAACGCACGATCAAAAGGACTCATGGCGGTTTTAAAGATGATCGATTCTCTCGTTATGGCAATTAATGCTGATAGCACACGACCTACTGGCGTTTGTGTCTATATTGAACCATGGCATGCCGACACGAGAGCCGTTTTGTCCATGAAAGGTTTATTGGCCCCAGAAGAAGCTATGCGTTGCGATCATTTGTTCAGTGCGCTATGGGTACCGGATTTGCTGTTCAAACGATATGAACGGTACCTTAATGGGGAGAAGGATGTAATGTGGACATTTTTTGACGACAGAGCATCAAACTTATCTAAACTATATGGCGATCGCTTTGAACGTGAATATGAATACTATGAAAGCAGCGGTTTTGGTGTTGATAGCATACCAATTAGGGAGATGATGTATAGTATTGTACGAAGTGCGGCGACTACTGGCAGTCCGTTTATAGTGCTAAAAGATGCATTTAATCGCCATTACCATCTCGATACACAGTTCGATGCACTTAGCTGTTCTAACCTTTGTACTGAGATAGTACATAAAGCAGATAAAGATTCCAATGGCGTTTGCAATCTCATGAGCATTAATTTATCGAGATGTATAGTCGTTGATCGGGCCGGAAGGGGACGATTTGATTGTACCACGCTCAGAAGGGCCGTCAGAACTGCCACAATATTTGTGAACGCGATGATGTTATGCAATGACTACCCGACCGAAAAATCGCGCGCTGGTATGGAACGTCACCGTTCGATCGGTATAGGACTTCAGGGGCTACATACAACATTTTTGCGTCTTGGGCTTGATATGGTATGCGATGAAGCCCGCAAGCTGAACAAACGCATCGCAGAATTAATGCTGCTGGAAGCAATGACAACAAGTTGCGAGCTTTGTGAACATGGCCTTCCAAAATTCAGCGATTTCGATGAAAGCATATACTCATCGGGGCGTTTTCATTTCGATGGCTGGGAAGATGTGGAGCTGACCGAGCAGTATGAATGGGATGAGCTGCGCGAGCGTGTAAAAACTAGTGGTCTTTACAATTCTCAATTTATCGCCCTAATGCCAACGGTGTCATCGTCTCAGGTAACTGAAGTGAGCGAGGGATTTACGCCACTGTTTAGCAATCTGTTCAATAAGGTTTCGACAACGGGTGAAATTCTTCGCCCCAATCCCTTACTGATGGAAGAGCTCCGCGCCATATACCCAGATGAGAAAGATAGGGTAGAGGCTCTGGAGGCTTTGGAATCGGCCCAATGGTCAACTGTCGCAGCCTTTGGGAATCGGCCGGAGTGCGCCAGCCTTATGAAATATAAGACTGTTTTTGAATATAATCAGATAGATCTACTCAACATGTGTCGCGATAGGGCGCCGTTTGTCGACCACAGTCAATCAACCTCATTATATATTACTGAAACGTCAGAGGGCGTACTCCCCGCCTCCAGCATTGTCAAGCTACTCCTTCATGCTTATAAAACTGGCCTTAAGACGGCTGCTTACTACTGCCGCGTTCGCAAAGCCACAAACAACGGCGTTTTTTGTGGCTTAGGAGAGTCTGTGTGCACGAGCTGCGCTCTCTAAATTTGCAACGGTTCCTACCGCAGCAATAGAACATAAGATGGAGCTTCAACAAAATGACGCTATTAGCCCCGTGCTTAACGCAAACCAATATCCCCCGAGCCCGGATTCCGGCTATGGTTCTGCATCTCAAGCTACCGAACCATCAAGACAATTAATGATGGACGACGATGATGACCTTAATTATGGACCGCCCGAAACATACTTTTATACAACCCAGTGCCAAGAGATGAATGAACTGCGCTCTCTTAGTATAGTTAATAGATGGCTAGAGTCAGAGTTAGTGTTTTTGGATGATGCTGCCGACGTGGATAAACTTACACCATCCGAACTTGATTTTTACCGATTCATTTTCACGTTCCTTTCTGCTGCTGATGACCTTGTCAACTGTAACCTCGGAAACCTGATGGGGCTGTTTGAAGAAAAGGACATTCAGCACTATTATGTTGAACAAGAGTCGATAGAGGCTGTTCACTCGCGCGTATACAGTATTATTCAACTAATTCTGTTTAAAAATGATGCAACGGCCAGAGCAGAATATGTCAAGAAAGCTATTCGTGAAACCTCGATCAGATCCAAGGTGAAATGGATTTCCGAACGTGTTGAAGAATGTGAAGATATACCAGAAAAGTATATATTGATGATCTTAATCGAGGGACTATTTTTTGCAGCGTCGTTCGCAGCCATAGCGTATATGCGCACACGTAATATTTTTGTGGTCACCTGCCAGGCCAATACAATGATAAGCCGTGATGAAACGATTCATACAAAGGCTTCATGTGTTATTTACAACAAACATCTACAGAAATACAAGAAGCCCTCGACATGCCGCATTTACAAACTATTCAGCGAGGCCGTGAAATTGGAGTGTGAATTCCTGCGCGCACGAGCACCTAGCGACAGTGCTATCATCGACACCGAAGCTATATGCAGCTACGTGCGCTTCAACGCAGATAGGCTTCTTAGTGATATCGGCCTGGCCCCGTTATTTGATGAGCCGCCACCGAAGCATGATTTCCCTCTGGCGTTTATGGCCACCAGTCAGCAGACCAATTTCTTTGAACGGCGCAATACAACGTATGCTGGTTCTGTACTCAATGATCTGTAACCCTCTATACGCCTTAATTTTCTACTCTTATATATTCGAATATGTTATTCTGTTCCCAGTAAACTCTTGATTACCAATCTATTAATAGTTTAAATAAAAACTCTTACAACAGTTAATCTTAGTCCCAATACTTTATTAATACAGTTCTATAATCTTGTGGGGGTGGAATGCGATTTAGTATTAAACGTGATAGTTCTTCGGCATCTTTTTGAGCTAAGACACTATATAGAAAGTCGAGAAGACTTTCATCGTTCCTTTCGTCCTGCGTTATTTGAATCCGCTTGAGTAGCTTCAAGTGCGGTCCATATTGTCTGGGGGTGACCAAAGACATTACATGACGTATAAATTTTACCTCCAACACTTCGTGACGGGTACGCGGCACGGGCATCATATCCAAAGCCGCGCGTACCTCAGCCACAATATCTATAGGTCGCCGGTTTTCATCCATATTTTGGTCATCATCAAACTCTGGATCATTTATAATCACGGGTTTGCGCCAGTTGGAACAACTACGCGCACTTTCATACTTTTCGAGTTTCTTTTGTGATGACGAATGAATGTATACACTGCGGTCGCAGTTTATAGCCTTATCTGAGGATGATTTTTGTGCCGACGTCTCACTTCTTTCAGCCATTGTTTCAATATTTCCATCGCAATGAGTAGGATTAATATCATGCAACACGGCATGAACAGACTTCAGTATAGGGTAGCGGTGTAAATCAGTATGGCAGCGAACAAATTTCGCTAGAAACGTAGCATAGTCAATCCCCATCTCATTTAATATATCTTTACAGCGAAGCGTTGGGGGGAAAATTTGACTCATATCTAGTATTACGTCGCATCCCATCAATAGAAGATCTCCGTCATTAGAGTATACGTATGGAACAGTCTTTGTATGGAATAAGTTTGCACAAACATCATCTGCTTCCATGGAACGCGCATCCACGTATGGAAAGCCGAGCATTTTTATAATACTCATGCATATTCCGTGGTTTAATTTGGGCATGTCAGGTCTTGTTCCATATCGCTTAGGCTTTTGTGTCACAATACGACCTTGCTTGTAAGATGTGTCATTATTTAAGTCGTTAACCAGACTCGGCATTATTTCATACTCCTGGCATACATCGCCTTCCTGTACGCATTCATCCGATTGACAATCTGTGCCGACGGGCGCTAATTCTCCATTAGAAATGATAGCTCCTTCATCTTTACATGCAGTTTCTAATGCTTCATCCTCATCGTCTAGCCAGACATCCAGAGAAGCCTCAAATCTACCAAGCCGGCCGGTTCCCCCCTCGGCTGCCATAGTACTGGCAAATATTGCTTTAGCACCTTTACATCCTTTCTTGTTGAAATAATACGCGCGATCAGAAACAAATATTGGGTAACAAGATCGCTTATGTAAAAGTCTAAGAACCATATACAAGCATTTAACGTTTAGTAGCGCGCTGTCGTCGCAATCGACCTGGCGAGAATAGAATTTCTCCATTAGCGTATACATTACATTCCATATATCTACGGCAACGGGAGTCAATACACCAGGCGGCATTACAAAAGCTTGCTTCTTCACAAGTCCGTGCGAATAAGCAAAGCTTATACAACCATACAGCCCCATTGTATTGTCGTCTTACGTTTCGGCGCTGTTGTCCCGTAATCGGATCGCCGTACTGATGTGTCTCGCGCAGTAAATGGTAACGGCCGCCGTGTAACCGAATGGCGCAGTTCTCAGCCGAATCGTATCGTTGCTGTCGTATGCAATATCGATTCAAATAGCCGGCCAGATTGATAGTCCTCCTAGATATAATGTGGATGGTTAAATAGCCAGAGTTGGAAAGCGAATACTAAGACTACCGGTCCGTGATAAGAATAAAGTACCTAGTAATGTACGTAAGACGCGTTTGCTTTTCTATTTCCTCCTCCCTAATGAGAACAAAGCGTTTCGAAAGCGAACACTACGACGCTTTCCATTGGGACAAAACAGGAAGTACTTAATATGCGCATGACGTTTCGAACCCGGTGGCGTGCGTTAAGAAATCTATCCGTCGATTATTTGCCCGGCGCTATAATAGGCTCGTTGGATGAGTTGTCCTAATGGAGTAAGCTCATTTCATCATGTCGGCTCATCGTCGACTTCATGCTTTATTCAATATAGGTTAACTTACGTTTGCTTTTGTAATATGCATATATAGTAGCATTTCTCCACGACATATATTGACAGAGATACACATATTCAATTAGTTATTGTAGTTTAAATGGTTCCATGTTCTAGAACATTCGTCCGAGTGCGCAGGCCCGATTAGTGTGCTTCACTATCTAGGCCATACATGACTATATGGAAAACGCTCATGTATTTTCATCGGACACTATCTAGTATTCGGGAACCATCTGTCCGCCTCTCCGTACAAAATGTTAATGAGACTTCTTGGTTCTTATGAAGCAAAACTTGCGCAGACGGCGAATTCGAGTTAAGCGCCTCCGCCTACATTTCATGCGGGTAACGACGCGTGGTATAAAACCCGCGGAAAATGCTTTTGGGGCCGCGAGCAGCCGCAGACGGCTGATTGAGAGGGAATTCGCTATTGGTATACATCGCATCTCAGCGATCGCATCTGCTACTACCACTACTAGAATCTCTAAGGGTTTCTAATAATGGCTACGCCCAAATTTACGCCAGAAAATCATGACGACGAAGGGGAAACATCGGCATCTGCCCCAACTGCTACAAAGGTGGTCGTCCATGGAGATAAGTTGCATGCTATGATAACTATGCTGAAGCCATTTCTGAGTACAGTAAAGGATCCATTCCTGTCTTTCGGGCCCGAAGGAGTAATGCTACATGCATCGGTTGAGGCACAACGCGTCTTCGTGCCGCTGTCTACAGCCAAGTTTTCAGAATATATCTGGAACGGACCGGCAGCTATGTTTTTGGCATTAGTAGATGGTCGCAAAACTCTGTTGGACGCATTCAGGCCAGACAAGAAAAAAGAAGTTATGAGGGTGGAATTTAACTTCCATGGTACGTACCCTACACGCGACATGGCCCAGACAATTACCTATAAAAATGTCAGCGACGGACATGTCTGGGATATGACAAACGTTAAATACGAACTGGTATCGTATAATTGTTTTTGGCCTTCACAAAATGCCGATACGACCGTAACGCTGTCGAAGTCACAATTTCAACGTGTTATAGGACTTTCGATGAAGACTCAACCAGAAGAGTTGGTATTTTGCCTGAAGCCTGAGGGAGGGTTGTGTATTGGTACTATGTATGAGATAATTCAATTCGACATAACGCCCGTGGATATGGATGATTATCCGTTTAGTCGTCCGACTTCCAGCACTAAGGCCTTGATCGGAAAGGTGACAAAACGTGCACGTTCCGATTGCTTATATGGAATAGGATCCGGGAAACCATTCTGTATGGCATTGGGTGACATTAAAGCATTCAACAGCGTGATGCAGAAAGTGAAGTCGGTCTCATCTGGTTTTACATTGGCCTTTTATACGTCGACCCAAACACCGATGCTAAGAGTATGCTTAGACGAACCAAGCCGCACATCATTCTTTTTCTTCTGCACATATGAGTGTCTTTCGATAGAAGAAATCGAGGAAGTTTGTGCCATCGATGGAACAATGAAACTTAATAAGATAACGGACTTGCCAGTGCAGAGAAAAAGGAAGGACACTGGCCTGCAACATAACTGTTTAAATGCAAAACGAATGAAGCCCTACCTATAATATACTTTGAGTAGAATTACAATGGAGATTGATATCAACAGTATGTAAATTGCGCATATTCAATGAGGGTGGTGACTAATATGTAAATACATGCTTTTGTAATAAAAGAGTTAAATTGAGAGTTGTCTGGAGCTTGTCTTATTCTTAGACTATTTTTCATTCAAATGGGACGTCTCTAGCGCTCGTATAAACTCTTGTATAAGATTATAGAATAGCGTTAGAATGAGCGAGCAGGCGAACGCGACGGAGCGTCCTGTCGTGGCCGAAGTGCAGCCTACGGTTACGGACACGACCGGCGAGACACCGCGAACGCCACCGCCTCCTTACGAAGAAGCGAGCCAACATGGCAATTCTGCATGCACCCTACCTCCATACAGCATGAATTTAGAGAGAAATGGGCATACTGCTATACCGCAAGCACCGATCGCCGCAAATACAGGGATGGCGCCGCTATTGACCGATGGGTCCAGACAGTTGATGACATCTAGTTCTATATCGAGATGTAGAGCATCGCGAGATGGTTGTGGGCCATGTACAATCGCATCTACTATATCTGTATTCATGATCGGGTTTCATGCAGCCATGATTGCTGCATGTACAACAACAATTCTTATGCCAACGAATCGCATTTCGTTGGCCGGAGCCACAATTGCGCTATTGGCTATAGCAATACTTAATATTTTACGATACTCATCAAAATTTATGAAAATGATGTGCCTAACGTTTAAGTTGTTGCAAATTTTGGCATGTATTTCCGCCTTGGTTATAGGACTGACAAGAACGGAGGTCAAGACAGAATTATTGCGGAATAAGATACCGATCGACTCGAACATGCATGCGTTTAACATAGCATATGTAACGGCGCTAGTATTATCTGTCGTATTCGGTACGCCAGTTTTCGCATACTACATTTCATGTGCCGCGACCGGAGCACCGCCGCATATGATAGCTACATTTATTAGTGCCTCTCTTGGCATTTCTTTGGGAATTGTAACCCCATTAATTAGAGGTAATGTGTGGATAGCGATTGGGTTTGGAGCCGCTATAATGATCTTGGGCTGTTTGAAGGACTATGGCGCAAAAATGCGTGACACATGTCATTACAAATTAGCGCGTTTTGCTACGATGAGGACATATGCGGATATGGGTTTCGGAGTAGCATTTCAGCCCGCTTCAATTCCACCAAATGGCGATGGACTACCTCGAATGCACATTGGAACACACGAAGAGGACGTGTCTATTTTTGATGTCCTTAAACGGCGGAAAAGACATTCATGTTATACACTATTTTCAATCCTAACAATTCCGTTTTTATACGGAGTACTTACCTTCCCATATGGTGGTACGATACCAATCATTAAGTTAACTGAGACTACTGCATTAGCAGTTCTGTTGGGGCATCTCGTAAATGTGTTTATATTACCACATAAGACATGTTCCATGGCCATTTATGTAGAGCGTGTACTTATAATAACATATATACTACTACAGGTTATCTCTACCATATTAGTGACTAGAGGTTATGAGGAACTAATATATAGTTACGTATTTTCCGTTAGTTCACAAGTAGCGTTGTGTATATTATTGCTGCACCGTCGATGCGTTGGACTCAAGGGGCTGGCATTTTCAGTAGTAGCACGTAGCATGTTTGCATTACTTTTTTGTTCAATCGCGCTAGGTCTTGGAATTACCTACGTTCGCCGTATTTACCAAATGAGTTACTAACTGTAACTTACAGCTCATAAAAAGCGTGTCCGTCGGTGAATAAAACCATTACTATCGAACACTGACTGCAACAGTACGGTATAACATTCGTTAAAAATAAAGACATGGATTGCACATAAAAGTGTCGTGTTGAGCTTTTTTCCCAATTTAGCCGACGCACATAGTCTTCGGCCGGTGTATCCTTCGTACATCATCAAGTTGTAACAATACTTAACGATTCTATATCATGGGGCCATTAGTGATGGTTGCCTTCTCGGTATCGCTACTGTTAACAATAACAATTACAAGATCGCAAAACGCCGCACAGATGACATGTTCGTCGACAAAACAACTGGCATATCATGGGGAAAAGATAACATTCGGATGCGAACCTAAAGGAAATGCCACCAATGCTAAGAATTGGACAATGGTCGTTACTTTTTATCACAAACCAACACAAGCAGTCGATTTATTGTCTCCAGTCGAATGGAACGGAATGCAGTATGATCCCGTCGGTTCTAAGCAAGCTCAACCTAGAATCATCTATACTGCGATGCCAAGTAATGCGGATAGTGGCCTAGGCGAATACGATTTGCATGGACTGGATGAAAAACATTATGGGTTTGAACCGACCGAAGACTCTAGCTTTCCATTGACTATCCTTAAGCCGACTGCTCTAGACGAGGGATTGTATGAATGGGTGTTGTCTACGCCTTTTGTTGAAAGTAATACTAATAAGACAAAAAGACGGACAGAAGCAATCGGAGCAATAACACTGAAAATTATAAAGATACCATCCGGCATCTCTGTCATTGCTCATCCGATGGTTTATGGCCAACGATATCGGGCAACGTGTATATTAGAAAATTTTTTCCCCCCCGGCTCAGGCCGTATGACGTGGGTAGTTGATGATTCAACCAATTTGCCTATAAACTCAGTGCGGACTTATTCTACCGCAAAAAGTGAAGAAGACACAGTGTCTTTGATCGGTTCGCTTCTTCTCGGAAGTTCTATTGATTCTATGCCCCCAGAGATCACATGTAAAGCTATATGGAATGGCGAAGGGGAGACGCGAACATTTAATGCTTCAGCAGTTCCGGTTGTTTATTCTAAGCCAAACGTTATCTTAACATTCGAATCGGGCCATGCAGTATGTAATGCAAGATGCGTCGCCGACACAGCTGCGGTTGGAATTAAATGGATGGTTGGAAGAGAGCTAAAAGAAAACATTTGGAAGGACGGAATGGTGGAAGTTGTAGGCCAATGCATCGATCATCCCGGAACTGTCAATATTAGATCTCGTTACCCGCTTGAATACACTGGCACGGTGACACAGTACACATGTCGCGTAGAAGGCTATCCGGAGGAACTGCCTATATTTGAAGATGCGGCCCTTTATGATTCGTCCCCCTATTCCGAGGGGAAGCCTATGATCATGATCATAGTTACAGTTTTAACGGCTGGAATTTTAACCGGCGGGATAATATTAATTATGGCCGTTTGTTTCTATTATTCGCGAGATAAAGCAGACAATATTATTTGAATACTGGTTTAATATAAAATGTTTAATAAAGCTTTTGATAAATAAACGACGTTTTAAATAGCATTCATTATATTCGGGACGCTAACAATGGTAGTGTAGTTCGAGCGCTTCACAGTTCTACAGTCATTCAAATTAATTGAGTTTATAGATAGCACAACTTCAAAAATGATGGGGCAGTGTCTATACAGATTGTTCGGCACGTTCAGTCCAAAGCTTCATATAGTATCCGAACAAAAGGAATCATAGCCACATATTGTTACATCGTTTGTTCTCCAATCGTTTATTGAACGGGCAAAACGCCTAAAGACAACCTTTGGGTATACCACCATAGTAGTATTCATCGTCGCTTTGATTGTGCGCATACATTCACGTTTACTAGACGCGATTGCAAGTCCTATCAGCAATGCTAAACGATCAGCAAATACGCCAAGTCGCTTTGCGCAATAATGTGCCAAGATTCCGCCCTCGGTCAATAGCCATCCAATGCCATATTTATCGCTGACGTGCATAGTATCCACATGCAACAGCGCAGTCATATGGCCATTAAATACGACCAATTGTAGGATATACGGACTGATAGGACAGCAATCTACTTGTATCGTAAAATGCGCTGATGGACCGCGTCGAAGTATGTCCAACGCCGCGTCTATGCCGCCAAGCGGTACGGGTGTCATTGAATAATTGTCCCCCCAAGGACAGTACGGCTCGTTTCTTAACTTACGTTTTTCTTCCGATGCAGCTAAACGAATACGCGATGATAGATTTTTCTTGATGAGTTGCCATGGAACGCGTGATGTAGTAAACATTGGTACAGCGTTCCTCTCTAGCGAAAAATGCGCCACCAATCCGCTGACGCCGATCGAATTACGTGTTACACACGAAGTAATTAATTTCCCGAACCAATTGACCGGCCATTGTCGCTTTACAAATTCTCTAAGCATCCGTCCGTAAATTAAATCCGCATCACAGCCAATCGGCGAAATACATTCTTCGCAAGCAGAACAATGAATGCTGTACGCTTTGGGCATATCGAAGCGAGGCGAGATAACCTAAACTCTCGTAAAAGATAGGTTCTCCCTTGCTTTGACATGTCCTTTGGTGATAACACTGCCCCTTTAAATAAAGGTCCGGTGGAAATATACATAATGGGGCAACATTACTGAGAGGCCATTCATCAGTGATGTCATTTTCCAACCCCATTATTAAGATAATCTGACGCATTAAATCATAATATTACTAAATAACTAGAATGACACGTTACCGACCGTTGTGGCGCTAATTCATCACACAACTCATCGATTAAACCTTATGTTTAGGATACATAACTGGACACTTGCCCGTCAATCAATCCATCTGGCTAATCCGTGTATTGCGGGCGGATCACCCTAACAATGATGGCGCCCATGTCGGCCGAAGAACTTGTTGTGCATTCTAGAGACGAGTTTTCAGTCTCCGAACCGCGCGAAAGTGCTGTACCGCAAACCGGATGGAATTTTGGTAATGGCGAGCCAATTAACACGCGGCGAAATAGCTGGTCTTTGGGAGAGGAAAGATCGCGGCCAATTTGCTATGACCGCCATGGAGTTGGGTGTGCTAAAACAGCACGCCTAATCACAATCGGTATTGTCGTGGGTATATTAATTGTCGGATTGGTATGCTTTTTTGTCGGCGTATTTGCGATACCGACTACAGCGTGGGATACGAGCACTTGTCACCACGGTTGGATAGGAATAGACACAGTATGCGTGTATGCCGTCAGGCTTAATACTATTGCAAAGGACGTCATAGGACTATGCGCGGCCGTTGATGCCGAACCAATTACCGTTGCTAATGCAAAAACATTACTAGCAGCCATCGGCGAATATGCAAACAATACGTCAATTGGAGAAAGCCTCCCCCCAATTTGGACGAATTTGAACGGACTACATTGTTTAAGAATCGATGCAGCTGGCGCCAAAGATGATATTTGTTCACAAACTGCGACGACTGTGTGTCAGAAACCAAGACCACTTGGCTCTGTGGCTGGAATGTTTCGCTATGTCCGGCGCGTCTTTGGTTTGTCGTAAGACTTGTTATTTGTATGCGTGTTTCTACCCATCTTAATAAAATTACTACAAAACTCGAGATTTGGATGAATCAGATTGTTTATTGTTTATTATTTAAAACTAAATCAATTATTACCAATTTGTTAGATTTAAAAAGTAGGATACAACTTATGTTTGTATAAACCAGATTTAAAAAGTAGGATACAACTTATGTTTGTATAAACCAAACGCCAAACCATCAATTATTTCCCAAATGACAGTCTATTCATAACTCGCTGCACTGCAGCTAGTTCGCGCTCTCGATCACGTTTACCGAGGCAATATGCCCGCGGTCTGAACGCCGCCGTCGTCTCTCCAACTTGACATTGCACCGTTTCATCGTCCCCGAATTGTACAGGCGAGCCGCCGTCTGTTCTCGATCCGTGGTGGTAAGAATTCAACACGTTTGGGGAAGCGCAACTCGTTCTAGACATTGAACGATGATTCCTTCCCAAATCAGAAGCAACGGTTGCAAACTTAGTTTCATTCTCATAACTGTAGTTAGATGAAGCGCGTTCTATAGTCTCATAAACATCGTCTGGTGACTCGCATTTAGGACCCGTTGCGGTGTCGTTATTAGTCTCGTATTCGAAGCAATGGTTAGCGTTTTCCGAGTAGGTTGTCTTGGTGGTAGCGGTAGTTGTATCACATGAAGCACAGTTTTTGCTTCGACTTGCCCCCTGGCCCATATCTACATATTCTCCATCAGCGCTAGTTCCCGGACCAGAAAGTGGTCCGTCGAGTGTTGATGTGTTTAATTGTCCGTTTAATGAATATGTTTTCTCCCGAATACGTCCATGACCATTCGATGCAACGCTGAATAGATTATCGCCGTCTGCAAACCAGTATGAGGGGTCATTGCGCGTTGTCTTAGTAGATGATGACGAAGACGTGCGCCTGTGCCTGGCCCTTGATTTAAAAGAAGATATAGACAGAGGCGATTTGGGCGAATCCATATGTAAATATGGATTCAAATCTTCTTCACTATCCGTCTTTGATTGTTTGACCAGTATTCCACGATAAGGCCCACCAGGTCCACTCGCTCTCGATGACCGTACGATGGATGATCCATATCGTGTAATATATCCATCGTTAAGAGTTTCTGTGTCATCGTCGTCGGAGTTATCCACCGTATCTGCAAACGGGTCATCAACTGACCCTACTGTGGTTAGATAGTGTTTAGTTGGTTTACCATGAGTAATAATTGAGCGAGCGTGAGCCATTTTGAACCACGCTCGCGTTCCCTTTTCCATTTCAGACCACGAATGTACTGTCATCGTAGGGGCTAGTCTGCCAATAAAGTGGCAAAAACGTCCTTGGGAACGCAATGCAGATTGTAAAACAGTATCCTTCGCGCCGCCCTTAATCCAACAAATGTATCCTGCCATAATCATATTAACCAGATATTGACAATGATGGTGAACCATTGTAACAAGTTCAACCGCTGCAACGATGGCAGATGACACTCCATTTGTTCCACTATGCCACTTTGAAGATGACCATAACACACTTATCTTCAGCAATGAAGATAATACATTATGTGTAAACCAAGTCAAAGCGACGGCATTTCCAGATGTATCAGTTGCGCCTGGGCCACTGCGTAGATGTCTTCCAAAAAGCATCTCAGGCTGTCGCGCTTCTCTCGCACCGTTGGTACCGGTTACATATCCCATTGCGCGCAGAACGTTACTGTCAAATAAATCCATGAACCATAAGATCCAGCGGTATAGTATACTGTTATATGTCATAATTTCCCTCAGTCGTATGTCCGTTGAAATGCTAGCCTGCATCGGATCTTCTGGACGCATGTAAAACATGTATCGTTGGACTAAGTCGAAATTAGACTTTAGTTCTGTTAATTGTTCCAGATAAGACGCTGTTACCTTTTTCCCCTTAAGTGGTCGTTTAGATAATGGTTTTGGCTCGAATGTAGATCTGAGGATAAGTATAGGTGTCACATTCCCCAACAATGCACGTGTACTTGATGTTGAGCTATTAACGACGATGTCTGCACCACTGCTGTGGCGGAGATATTTCCAATAACGTGCCAATATAACGCTCCACGAAGCTCCCTTATTTAATCCAGTGTCCTTTATAGTCGCTTTGGCTTCGGATGCATAGTTGCTTATGTACGCTCCGTTCGTATCGGACATAACATTCGAGATTATTATAGACTCCGGGACGTTGTTGCATCTTGTTTTTAGTAATACCTCCGTACGTTGTGTGGCAAATAGCTGAAATGGTAGTATTTTCTCCGCTTCCGCCTCCAATGCTCGTAGAGCTGATAAAGATACATCCTGGGGCCTATGAATAATACAGCCTTCGCGCAGCCTACGTGCTATTAGATCGCTCCCAGATAGTCCACATCGCGAGCTCCGTAATTCAGGGATACGCAAGGAGTATGATGGCGCCCTGGACGACATCACCGTAGCCAATATTGAGCGTGGAACTAATAGTATCTAGTTATATGGCCTAGGTACTTGACGATTTAATGTAACTCTCTCCGCCCAGATTTTGGTACCCTCCCACCAGTCAAACGTCGTTTTAATGCTTTTGATGTTGATTTGCCAAGTACGAGAATTCGCTGTTCATTGATAGCTTCTTCAAACGGAACGGAGACACCAAGATACTTATGGGATCTGGAGCGTACTCTTCCATTTCCATGACCGCGTAGTAAATCCAGTGTAGGTGTATGTGGGAGAATTGTAATTGTTCCCTCACCGCGTCCGGATGGTGTATGAGAGTTCGGAGAGATAGAAAGTTCCCTCATTGCATCTTCGTAATCCTTCAAAAATTCTTCCATAGTAACATGTCTATATAACGATGACGTGACTGTCATCAACCATTTGTATCTAGACAATGTGTTTTCGCGTATAGTAATGTTTCCAATACCACAATTTAATGCATGATGGGCGATGAAACAGAGTAGGAAATTCAAGTGCCCTAAGTAACGTTGTAATACAACTGTAGTCGCCAGTATACAATGGATGGCAGTTGCAGGAACATCGTAACTTTCGATGGACCCATAAGCCTCTATATGTTCTCCAAGCAACTCCGTTGTTGACGAACGAACTGCAATATATGTATTTAGTGCCGCAGTTGCAAATGGAATGTCCTCTATGTGCACTCCATCAATATCATACAAAGCATCTTCCTCAATCATGGCAGCAAGCTCGGTGCCGAGGGGGAAAAGACTCGTTTCCATTATTTCTGTAATGCTCTGGAATACTTTATCATCGCCATCCCGGTGTAATGCACGCCCAATGCCAAGATAAATAAGTCTGACCATTGCCTCAGCGGCCATTGTGCCTAGAGTTAGACATAGCGAGGCTACTCGCAACTCATTTACTGACGCAGACTTGTCCAGTGGGTTGAAGACTGAGAATAAAAATACGTCCCCATCGAGCATTTTAACGAGAGCATATCTACATATAGGTCTTACTACCGGTTCGAACGCAGCACGTATGTCGGGCCAATAAAGAGCCGATCCATATGAAGAGCGTATAATAGCAGCAGTCGGCCCATTAACTGGACTTACTGGGCCGCCATGCAGTAACGTTGATACATGTCCTGGTAGCTGCTTCAGTAAGCTACTTCCACGATCTAGTGACCTAATGGTGGCATGACAATTTTTTGCCACTAATACAGCCGCGTCTAATAGGAAAAATACTGCCGATGGAGCGGTAATGGCCGAGGCTTTCACAGAATAGTGTAATGACTCATCAGTTAAACTGTGGACTAGTAAATATGCCTGTATCAACGTACGCTCGTACATTGCACCTGTTATTGTCGGACGTCCAAAATACATAGCCCCTGGTAGGTTTTCGTCGCTCTTGTTATTAATCCATCCGACTACGTCACCATATTGCCAATTCCTCATAAAAAACAATCTGTCCTCTCCTAAAACTATTGCCGGATTAACAGGACTAATTAATTCTGTAAATGGTAGACGGTTGAGCAAATCTCCAAGCAATATACGACCGTCTAATGATGGCAACATCTTAGGCGATAACGTATGACTATCAGATGACTCGGCTTCGTATCGATTAAACATATCCATGTCAAGACTGCCTTCGGTCTCCTCTAAAGCTAACTCACGCGGTTTAACAAACCGCCTACTTGACCGTGTCCCACTAGAGCTGCTGTCTTCCATTGGAACGCTGTCCATTTCGTCATTGTAATCGTTCTCGCTTACCTGTTCGTTTGGGAGTAAACAAGAGTCTCTATCTCTACAACCACATTTACATGATGCTGAATGTCCTATTAAAAAGGTATCATCTGTCCTATCGCCCATCCTAAGGCGGTGTCTGTAGGCCGGGCGAGATTCAGTTTGTACTGAAGGAGCTTTGTCAAGTACTGGCGCCCGTTTAGATGACTCGCGCCTAGATCGTGATATATTGTCACTAATGTCGTCTTCTTCTTCAGAATGTGTATTTTCTATGGGCACATCTCTGCAAGTTCTAATGCGCCGTCTTCTCTCTATGTATTCATCGTCCGATGAACTAGTATGTCCTTGACGTTGCTCGTAGCCAGAGGAGGACGCGCCAAAGGCATGGCTGATAAATTGCCACAGGCCGCCTGCGGCGTCCTTCGAAAGCTTACGCGGCTCAACGCTACCAGAATCTAACTCCATAGTTACGATCTCATCATCGTCAGACTCAAATCCATGTCTGGCGTTTTCATCAAAATAATTAGGCAGTTCAGTCCTGTCAAGTGTACGTCTCTTACCACTTCTCCTTGACGTTCCGACACCGTAAGGATCGGTAGAGGTTCTACGATCCTCCGATTTCCTGGCCGACCTAATTGGCCCATTGGGCGTTGATGACCTACGGCGCTGTCTTCGTGATTTATCCATTCTACTTGAACCTATAATCCTCCTTTCTCTAGTAAAATTATCTATACAGCACCAACGTTTTTAACCTTGATAGGTGCGGCGGCTCTGGAGCCGTCTGAACAAATAAAGTTACCGCGACGCGTCGCTCCAAATAACAACGCTATTGTCACCCGCGCACTTTAGAAACGAAAAATAACAGAACACGTATGAAATGTGATTTACGCGTTTATTTAATTCGTTAGCAAATAGCATTGAATAATTGGATCTCGTGATTAGTCACATGTACTTAACTATTATGTAGGCTAATTATCTGGCGAGAACAACGTTTCCGCTGGTAAATTTCTGACAGAAACGGACAGTGCTGGTATAGGGTCCCCTGGCAACGGTCCCTCGGTGTCTATAGTATCCAATATTGCTTCGCGGGTGCTTCCAAAGTTCACTTTATCAAGTTGTTTAGCATATGTATGGTCATTAGAAATGCTAGAAGGGCTTGTTGGACGAAGCTCTGAATACGCTTCCATCTTGCTTCTAATTAGTTCAGTCAAAAATCCGGAAGAACGTGGCAAATTGCCGTAAAAACGCGGTTCTTCGACCAGTGGTTTATCATGTTCCTCGACAAGTCCACAACGTATGACAGGCAAACCAAGTTTGAACCGTATGTAATTAACTTCCCTCAATTTCTGCGCCTGGAGAGGTTCTCCATTCAATAAGACGACGCCATGGTTGAACATTATAGGATGAAATAAGCATGTAAATTGTCTATATTGCTGCCATTCGTATCGCATATAGACAAAGACGTTCTGAACTTGCATCTGCGTCGCGCATAGTCGTGATGATATTTCCCGCGCGACTGATAGGTATAGGTGCAAGTACAGAACTTTAGCCAGGCGCGCTGCTTCCCTGTAATATCTATCCGCAATCATACGACGCATTCTCTTGTTCGCTTCAGATTTCCGATCCATTATTCTACAGCCCCTCACGCCCCTGGTTGCTGCTGACTTTATGTAGTTTACTATAGCTCTACAGTATCCGAGAAATAACTTCAAATACGATTCCTCTCTGGCGCGTAGTTCACTAAGAAAGAACTGTTGCACTGCTTCAACATAATTCGGTATTTCCCATTCATTGGACGGCGGTATAGGTAATTGCTTAGATCCATGCGCATTTAAGTCTATTTCTCCGTCTATAGGAATCTCAGATGCTTCTATTACCTCTGTAACAGATCCCGATAGTAGGGCAGCATTTCTATAAAGGTCTTCGTTGCGGGGCAAACATGAGAATAAGTCCATGTTCATAAGTTCAAATGTTGATAGTATTGTAGACGCTTCAGGAAATTCAAGTTCGCGCAGTAAACGTACGTATAATACTCGAGGTGCCGACGGCCGTGGTGGGGGTAAGGCGATGCGCTTTGAAAACTGAGCCGGTGAGACTGGAACGCCAGACGGATATTTAAAATTATTCGTACCATTAGCGTAACCCATAGATGTATCATCTAACAAGGTGTCGTCGAAGTCGTCTATAAAGCGCTTCCCTTCTAAGCTTAGTTCTGTCATCTGTGTAGTATAAACGTCGTCCAAGAAGCTCCTTCCTTCTGCACTTAAGTCCGTCGCCTGTGCAGTATAACCTTCACCCGCACAGCGCTGCTCTTCTACACTTAGATCTGCCATCATTGCTGAATACGCGTCAATATTAGCCAGTAGCCTGTCGAGTTCATCAAATGTATCCATATCCATACCCACACCTATTTACCTAATAATACGAACACGTTAATAGAACTATTCGGTCCTCCCTCCAAAAAGCACAAAGGAGAACTGCAATTTTTAGGTTCAGAGGTTTATTTTATATACAGCTCACACCCAATTTTGGCACTTTTGTCATCAACACTTTCACACTCGTGATGCTTGTTTAGGTTTCAAATTATTGTGGTCTTCTTGAACTGTTACGGTGGCTGGACGGAGCCCTTGCATGCTGTGCGTCTTTTCCCCCCGGGGCAACGGAACTACGTCGGCCACGGCCCGTAGTCTCAGTATGGCCGTCATCCCGCCGTCCCGCCGCTTGACGAGGGGTCTGGCCAGAAAGCTCATCCGAATGGGCCTTTATGTATTCATTGGCAATCTCCAACAGCTCTAACCCCTCACATACAGTAATCTTGACCATAGCTATTTCCAGTAGAGCGTCAAGGCTCTCGTTATTGCGCGGAGAATGGCGATCCCATAATGCAGCTGCAGCAAGTCTCCCCTGATGGGCCGCGACAGCTCCTATTGCCTCGCAAAATATACGCTTATTGAATGAGATCGTACTTGTCTTCCATTGAGTTGTACTCGTTTCGGGAGTATTGCTGAAAGCCAGGGATTTCTTTAGCACGGTAGTAGCGCCAGGTGGTGCGCGTTGTCTGCAACTATCGGTCGATGCTTGAGAGGAAGAGCTAGCCGCAGAAATGCGCCTTCCAGATTGCTTATCAGCCGATCTTCCTATAGACACGCTGCGTCGTCTTGCTTCTCCGGCAGTTGGTACATGGGGGGTAGTTGCATCGGCTCTATGTCTGCGTGGTTTATGGTCTCCAGGGTCGGAGTATTCTTCTGGAGTGTCATAGTCATAATCGTCTAAATCATATTGGTCATACACATTACGATGATTCCTACCAGAGTGCTCAGGCCGTCGATCTATTCTATTTGCCATTTCGTAGTTAAAAAACAAAAGAAAGCGTAGAACTTTCACACAAACCACCAAACGCAACAATGACCAGTAGCTGCCGCCCTGTGACTTATATACCGGTCTGGCCGCTACGACCAAATCCTGCTATGTAATTACCAATCTACCCTAAACATGTCTTTTGTGAACATGCGGAAACATGCGTGGTAAGCGCCAGCCAATAGGGAAACGGCAACACCGCCTAGAGCTACGTAGAACATCAGAGAAAAGGGTGACGAGAAGGCAACTGACACGCCAACGGCAGAGCATCTGGGCGACCAGAAAGTGTCTTCGAACTCTTGTTCTCCACGCGCCCCAGTTATAAGTGCGGCGATTATCAACGCGGCGATAAGTATAACAGAGGAGGGTGTAGCCGGCACAGAAGCTGTCTCCATAGAAGCCATGGCAACTGGAAATTGTGGAGCTCCAAAGCGCGTTATACAAGATCTGCGCTCCAACGAATCCACAAGTCCGACTGGACCAGTTTGCTTCTGTGTGGAGGAAGCTATAGTTTCCCACGACAGAACCGGTGAGGGCGGATACTGGTTTTGTGGCGTGGATAGGACGGATCCGCGCTGTCTCCGTCTGGACAACACTAAAGCTATAGACACGCCCGACAGCTGTCGTCCTGGGGAGATACTTGTCGCTCTAATAGAAACTGGTGTACGAGTAGCCTTCCCTAACAATTATGTGGTTTTGGTGACAAGGCTCCTCCTTTCATCAGATTCTATAGGAGGCGGTTCTCCTTTCCTGCGGATCGCCAACGGCGTAGTCGATGCGGGATACCGCGGCACCATCCGCTTAGTTGTTTATTACGATGGCTCTATAACCAAAATACCCCCAAATGCATTGAGCGTTCGACTAGCATTAGTCAAACTATCGGACGACCAGGAAATACAACGCAGGATTTTGTTTGACCTCTACGATGCGAGTAATTATTACGAATGCGGCGGCAAATTTATCGAATCCGTACGCGATGCTACAGTGAACTGTAGCCCAGAAACGCAATTAAGTCTGCTACGTTTGCCACCAGATAACGCAAAGATTTGGCCCGGGACTCAATGCGAGTCCATGGTTGTGATAACAAGTGATGCAGCAGCCGCTACTACACAATATATCGCCGACCCCAAACAAGTATCGTTTGCGGTAAAGCATTCACGATATGTTGTTTTGGGGTTATACAAAGTCCCAGATGATAAAGAAGCCAAACCTAGCATTATGTTTTCTTCATGTGGGAAAATGTCAACCCTAAGACCTTTTTTTGACACTTTCAATCGTAAACGACTAGAGGATGCTGGATATGATATACCGTTGCCGCGAGACCTGGAATTACAGCCTAGAACATTTACCGAGGTGAAAATACGTCAAATTTATAACTGCAAGACGTCCGACGTCTTGCCATGTATATTTGGGCGTTCCTCTATGAATGCAAAGGGCTTAACGGTATTGCCAACAAGATGGCTCGAGGGAGAATGGTTAACGTTCCTCATCTACAATTTTACTCGTAAGACCGTGTTTCTAAATGCAGGCGATCGTGTTGCCCAGTTAGTTCTGATAAGTCGCGATGCTAATCTATGGATACCGCCCCACCACAACTATTCAGACCCATGCCCGCCTGCCATGCTGTCGACAAGCGCTCCGTATGTAACATATCCATCACCGGTTTGGCGTTTCACCCTTCACTACGACACGGAGGCTATGACAAGCGAGAGAAGAGAAGGAGGTTTCGGATCAACTGGGATATAATGTCAAACAGATCACAAAACATTAAATCGCACGTCTTTTTAGTTTTCCTTTATTGACTTTAAAAGATCAATAGTAAATAAATTGCAAAAGTACATTTTGTGTGTCTTTTTATTTAAAGTACGACAACCTCTTCATATTAGATAGGTCTTATTAGACGGCTACCAACGTAGCCGTTTGTAACTCTTCGGGTTTCTCCTTAATGGCTTTATCTCTGGCAACAGACATACGCGGTGCCGGGGAAGGAGCAATTGCACGCGGCGGTTTCTTGATAGTTGCATACTCTACCGATTTGCGCATAGGCCCGTCTGGCTGATCTTCAGAAGTGCATTCAGTCCATGAGGCAACCGGCGGGTTTGGAGCGCGCCTCTTTTGGGCTTCGTGTTTTCCAATAATCTCAGTTTGTGCCTCGTTTTGTGCCCCATTAAGACCGAGGGCTTTCTCGGCAACAGCTACATCTGCCATCACCAGTTCTGTTTCTGCAGCCATCTTAATTGCACCGTCCACTAGTGTATCACTCACATCCGAACACCCGACCGACATATATAGTTGCATTAGCGAGGCGAAACATGCATCAGCAACGCGTTTGTTATTAACGCGATGTGCATTCACAACTGCATCCAGTCCTGGGTTGTCTGTATTCGGAGTATGTTTTGCAAGGCATTCTAAATTACGCTGGCATATATGGTATGTTCGTGCGAGCGTATTTCCTCTGGCGAGACGTTTTATAGTATCCGCAGACGTTACTGCATCTTCCAGCGTAATTGGCGATGGTAGCATAGCGTTGACGTTTTCTAAGGCCTCTTTTAGCCGGATCAAAGATGGCCCATCTGCCACACCCATTGAGACAGGCTCATACGTTTCTTCCGCCCCGCGCCTTAGACCACACATGCTGGAGATAAAAGCTAACATAATCAGCTGCTTCTTCACCAGACCAAACTTCGTATCACAAAGGAAATATGTTCCGCTCGTCTTCAATCTAGCAGAAGACGACACTGCTCGTCTTCAAACCAAACGGAAAAACATCTTCCCGGCAGAGCTCTATATACCTTTGCTACCGCGTGACGCGATTAGGCGTTCGTGTGGATGCGTGCCCTGATACTGATGGTCTGATGATTGACAGTAACTTTTAGACGCTCTTAAATATAATGGCTGTGCAAGGACAGGACGTCAACCTCGATTTTTCTGACAATGAAGATGATATGGATTTTGTAAAAGCGAGCATCGAAAACGACCCCATACGAGTGGTCTATGCAACTGATGGGTGTGTCATCACCCATTCACTCATGCTAATGGCCGGGCAGGTAAATTTGGGCGATATCTATATTGTCAGTTATTATGAAAGCGGTAGATCAATACTAGAACATGGGTCAAATGGTGCCAATGAAACGTGCCAAGATTTTGCTGCTCCACCAGAGGGCATATCGTCAATACTTGTAGATTTTTGTTTGCCATGTCCGAATCGTGTTTGTGGTAACGCACGTAAGGATCGTGTGAGACCGATGTTCGTATGTCGCTTTACGACCGAGCGCGGACTCTGTTCTATATATGCAGCGTTGATGCATGGAAAACCGTTAAGTTCTGAAATAGTGGCGGAGGCATTAATCGAAGACGCTACATATGCACTTCATCATGCACTGAATGTAACCCTTTATGTTGCGTTTGGCGGAGCAACTTCTAGAAGAGGTCGAAGCGCGGATTCGGCCGAACCCCTGACTACAAACTCTGTGAAAGCTTTAACGAGCACTTATCCTGGCGGCCAACGTGGATTTGCGGCATTATATATTCAGCATGAGCAGCGCGTTCTGGCGGCGTATCGCAGGGCCTTCGGGGGGGTAGTTACTCCGTTCTGGTACGTGTCTAAATTTGGGCCCGACGAAAAGACGCTTGTACTGGGAACGCGCTACTATTTACTACAAGCACACGAATGTGGTGAAAGGGGTTCGGATTACGATCTTCAGGCAATAAGGGATCTCTGTGGAACATACAATGTAAACGTTGGTACTAACCCAACCGGTCTTGTACCATCAGACCTTACCTCGTTTGCACTCCTTTCGAAATTCTGTTGTAGTAGTAATTATGCTAGAGGGCGCATCGCATCGATGCTAGCCACATATATAGAGCGACGCATTGCTGCAGATATGGCCGAGGTTGGAGCCTTGCGCGAATTCTTGGTGAATGATCGGGGCTGTTTACGTATATCTGATAAGGATTTTGTTACATATGTATATTTAGCACATTTTGAATGTTTTAATCGCGAACAACTGACGAATCATCTTAATGCTGTGACAGTTCGAGAACCTGAGGAAACTGAAATGAATATTATAGGAAAATCTGGCATGGGGGAACGAGCTGTAGAAAGTTTCTTCTCACATGTTAGAGCCCAGTTAAATATAGATGATTACATTAAACAAAATGTGGTGCCAAAGGTATTAGTTTTAACGCCGGATCTGGCAAAAATGTATGTAAACTCAAAGACTTATCACAAAGATACATTTAAACAAACCCATGGCAACACCGTTGTCGGTATATGGGATTATGCAACGCAAATTGCACGAAGATTAGATAAGGTGGAGGCAGCTTTAGTTCGCCGAGGTTGGCCAGAGTCCAATCCGTCAGCCCCATCATTACACCAGACAGGGAATCGTCAAAACGACCCTTCTGACAATTCATACAACCGTGACAATTGCGACGAGTTACAGTATGAACAAGGTGATTGGATGCCATCACAATTTCAGATTGGTATACAGGGCTCCGGCTATGGCATCGTAAAACGGTTACTAACTATCGCAGCAACAGAGCCACCCGCCGGAACTATGGCGCCAGCATGTCTATTTATCGGTTCCAAGACGAGCAATATACCACTACCATCTTATAGGATTGGTATGCCCAATGGCAAACAGGCATTTGGAATTATAACCGGCGATGTATGGAGTCGCATAACTGGAAAAAACGATACATTTGAACCGGTAATACAAACATCACTGGGCATGAGAGAACAACTATCGCTATCTGACTTAGCTGCAGTCGATATGAAAATAACGTCTATCGTAACTAGCAGTTTTGAAAACCAACGTAGTATATTCATCGCATCATCAATAGTAGGCGAGCAGATGTATGCAAATAGGAATGAAATATTTAATGGCTCCTTGGCGATAGGAAATATAATCCTAGATGTGGATATGCATCTAAAGCAAGCAGTACCATTGATTGCACTGCATACAGCTATGCGTGGGTTTAGAAAGGGGGCGCTCACCGCACTATCGCTTATAATGCCTAAAACTGATGTAGATTGGTCTTCTTACCCATGTTATTTTTATAAGAGCGCATGTACTAACGATGGGCGTGTAAAAACAAGTAAAAATGTAGACAATCAGCATAGCAGTGGATTAGAGACAGACGAGCATTATGAGATGTTAGAAGACCCTAGTCTATATCATGACGCCTCGCATATCTTAGATGAACCGTTTGATAGTTATGACAGCGGTTTTGAGGGCTATAATGACGAAACAGCGTTATTCGAAATGCTCGATAGCGCGCCAAATGAAGAGTGTAGTGAACAAGAGGAAGAAATTGACATTAAATCCGAACTAACGAACCGTTTAGATACGGTGGCATCAAACGTTACATGTGATTGCGTTAAAAAGATAGGTATGCGCATTTCCATTCCAGTGCCAACGCCGTATTTATTATTTGGTTCAAAAACAATGGTAGGTATAGCGCGTCTTATACAGCAAGCGGTGCTGCTTGATCGCTCATTCGCAGAAGCCATAAGTATCTACGTGAAAGACTATAACTTCATTGACACGGGTATATATGGCAATGGTAGAAGTTTGCGGTTACCATTTTTGGGAAAGGTGACAACAGAAAATAACATTGTCGGAAGATTACTGCCATTCATCGTAGTTCCAGAATCATGTAATGATGTGAACTCATTTATATCTGGCCATTTCGAACCACGCAATTTCCATTTTCATTCTCTTCCTATCGTGAATGAAATGCCTCATCATGTTATATACAGCCTCGGTGGAGACTATATCAGTTTTTTCGATGCAAAGACTAATCATAACCGCGATAGGTTTTTCGCCCCGCGTACATCTCTCGTTGAGGCATTGGGCGTGTTGGGGGTATGTGCAACAGATAGTACAGCAGTGGAGGAATTTGCCACGTGTTTCATTCTAGAAGAGTTGATACGCTACCTGGAAAATCACTTCGTCGGGTACGCCCATGAGTATAAGAATGCGATCGCGCGCTGTAGAATTTTGAAGGCAGATTGGCTTTTACTACAACTCATTCCTTCACGCAGCTCACATCTCAATGGGTTTTCTTGCGTGCGCTATAAACATACACGTACGACGAAAGGATCTGCGAGAACATTCCTTGCGATAAGCGTCGACGCGCATGGCCGCCTCTGCGCATCACTTAGCCAGCAGTGCTTCGCGACCAAGTGTGGAAGCAATAAACTAAATACCCTGTTTACTGTAGACATAGGAGGAGCAATTAACAGCAAAACCCGCCAATAATGTTCTTAGGCGGACGCATCGTCTTCATGGCGCTACTGTTACTCGCGACTACCTATACTGTTTTCTTGCTATGGTTTGGAACTAATGGAATGGTAGGAAGACATTGGTGCGTCTACGCCGTCTCGCCTATAGAAAACGCATCTTCCGGCGCTCTCAATGTGACATGGGAAGCGTATAACGAGACACAACTTTTTATTTCTTCACCTAATGGGGCCAGCATGACCAACAAATTTGACGCTATTTGTGGTGTTGACGTCTTGGATAAAACGGCAGCAGCTTCGTTAAATCGCAACCAAGCCATTCGCAATAGAATACGTATTGTATCTGCGGCTAGAAATTGCGTCGCTTCTATCTGGACAACGCATTTTTTTTTTGCTTCCTTAACTGTTATGTTTTATGCCACATTTATATGTATGCGACAGCATCGTCGCATGTTCGGAGTCTTTAGAGTACAAAAGGAGTTCATTTCGCCCACTCGCTATCCTCTTAGTTATGCCGTACGTGTAATAGCGAGCAACGTTGCCGGGTGTAAATATTCTAAGATGGCACGCTTAATGTGCGAATTGGCTACAATCAGATCATCTTTCAGCCGTGGATTTGTAAATGACCCAATAACATCGTCAGTACGACATAAGACAACTGCAGTTTTATTTTTATTAGAAGTAACGACACATGGTATAGCTCAATGTTGTGTTATGATGGCATTTTCCGCGCTGCATGGACCATGCGCCGCGGCATACCCACTGTATTTTAAGGTTATAACAGGCATTTATGTAGCTATAGTAGCTATTGTAGAGCTATTTGTAATGTTGACCCCCGGGCCTACAGATAAAAAGATAATGGTAGGGGAGACGACAGAACGTAAACAATCCCGTGTTATGTCTGGACTAACGTCAGTCTGTGCTAATTGTTGTGCAACTCTAATGTCTGGGCTGTTTGTTAAACTATTGCATTTGGCATCGATAATAGGGCTGGTATTCCTTTTTTTATGGTATGAGAGAAAAGTACAGGAAATGTTGTTCAGTGCATAAATTTGCATTTTAATTTGAATAAATGTGTTGTTCCACGCCTACTTGTAATACGTGTGGTGTTTGGGGAAAAGTGGGCCGGCATATTGATGTGTATATATAGTTTGGCCAAATGTTAGATTGACAAAGTTCTAGAAATAAACAATACTAGAGGTAACGAACCTGCCCAACGTCATGGCCTGCAGTGCTAAACCCGCCCCAGGCTACAAGTATGATGAAGATGATGCCATGAGCCTATTGGATTACGACTCCGGAGCAGAGACCAATAGTTTTTCTGGCGACACGGACGAGGAAATGTTTGCTCGACCTAAGACAGGAAATGTTATAACGACGGTTTAAAACCAGATATCAAACAGAACAAATACGAGGACGGCACTGCCGAGACGCAAAGCAACGACTGGATTATACTAGACTCTATGGAGCCCGGCAAGTCTGAGAATCCAAATGTTGCGACAGACGAGGATCGCGGAACTACTGCTAATGAAAAGAAAAAACCCTCCGATCATGATACTGGGAAATATGTTAAACGAGCGAGGGCTAAGCGACACAGCCCCCGAAACCACGGATCGCCTTATGGCCATCACGGCAATAAACGACGTAGTTCTGATCACGACCAGCGCCATCAATCTAAAATGCAATCTGATAATGAAGCAACAGTTGGCGACGCTGACCGCTCGCCTCCAAACCGAGACAGGCGCCGAATGTCAGATAAAAGTGATTTTAAACAAAGCCGTAGAAGTCAACGCTCAAGCCCAGCACACGAAGGCCGGGACCAACGAGCCATTAACCGACCTACAATTCAGCAACGCATAAATAGTATATTTGAAAGATGCCGTGCCACACTTTCAGGAGGAGTGCAGAATGGAGGCTTCCGAACAACCGCCGAACACCCATGGGCATCTGTACTATCTTTTGATAATGCGAATTCAGGACCCGAAGGTCGTAGAGTTTCATGGCATACGCTATGTTTAATCGGGAAAGAGTTGAGGCGGATGTTTGAGATTAGACAATTGGCATCTAGTGCGGCTATTGGCCTGCGGGCTGCAGTTCTGCGCAATGAAGACTTAATAGCTGCATTAGCGTCATGCGATGAGATTATGGCATGGTTAAAGATGCATGAGTTTTATGGCCTACCATTGATTCCTAACGATCCGATTGTCGCGACTGTTAACTCTTTGCTGGAAAATCTGAAGTTAAAATTGCGCCCCATTTTCTTATGCCGCGAGATGAAAACGCGCAGATCATTTGATGAAATGCTGAAGAGAGGAGACAAGGGCGATATAGTCGACCTACCGAGCTTTCTTTTCATTACCCTCGTTAAGTTGTCCAGGGCTCTTAAACGACCATCGGACTATATTCCTCTTGGTGACGTCGATCCTTTAGGATTATTAAGAAGCTATATACCCGGAGCGTGCATCACTGGTATCTTGGAGATGATAGACGAACATTTGCACGATTGCCACGACCAACAGTGCAAATTGTATTCGAGTTATGTAATCTCGCCTGTATTTTTGCACGGGAAGTACTTTTATTGTAATGAAATGTTTTAAGAAATAAAAAGAGCAGTCCTTAAATAGCTATGACTCTAGTTTCCGTCATTTTGATGGCAATAGAATATTAAATATCTTCGATGCTTAACTTTACTAATTAAAGAGATAATTCTTTCTTTCTATCTGAGCAACCGTCTATAATAACAACACAGACGCGGTAAAGTTGTTTTGTGTCTTTATATATGTCTTTTTTACAACCATGTTAATAGCTCACGAACGGAGATAAACAAATTGAAGATTTACATAGTCGTTTAGTGGTTTAGAAAGCAGAAAGATAACACGAAGGTATAATAATTTCTTTATCACTCATCCGAAGAGTTACACGCATCAATAGTCTCTATATTCATGGTACCCTGGCCTTTGTTTGTCAAAAACTTCAACTCAGTTATACGACCATAAAATAGACATTTGGGCGTCTTTTCGTGCCGTTTATAACGTTTGGGCTCAAAAGACCATAATAACGACGGTCCCGCAGATACCCAAACGACTCTTTTACTAAAACCATCGGAATAAACAAATTGCATACAGGAGTACTTAGGATTCGCCAGTTCAGCATTTATAGCATTAACCATGATAGATAGGAAAGTAGAACATTGCAATCCTCCAGGCGAATGGCAAACGCACGGTAAAGTTAAACCGGTGGCACATGGCCACTCGGAAACAACTGTATCATAGAGCATTATTGATCCATTAGGGTGGCGTTTGCGGTCATGGAATGTATAATCGGATAATACAGATGGCGTTACATTAATAAATCCGGGTTCTAAACCTGTATGAAGCTCAAAAACACTCTTCAGTTCTATATTCCCATCGGCCGCGTTGCATATATCTTCAATGATTTCAGTGCACCGATCGGCAAAAACCATTAATAGTTCATACGGGAAGGCCACTTTCCCAACGTACCACGGACATCCTAGTGGCAGAAACCATGCATGCGTTGTCGGATTACCCATTTGTCCGCCGAAAAGATCATTCACGTGGGTTTCACACCTAGACCGCCGCCATAATATTGGCCGCGATCCGTCAGCTATAGTCACGCGTCTCCCTTTGAATGAACCAGTCAGACGCGCGGAATGTAGTTTTTCAGGCGCTGTCATCAAAACAGGTTTTGCGACGATAGCATAGGGTGCGCTCATATTCGGGTCCACCGGCACGTACCATTTTGGTATAATTGCATCAAATTGATTAATTCTCGAGCGTCTGCGCATCTCATCTATGGCGGCCAGAGCTTCGGCTCTTGGCGTACTCGGACCTTCGGTCTGCGTGGCCATCTTGCTTATCGCTTTGACTGTCTCGTTGCGGAGCACCGATCAGTTCTGAGGGGCCGTGTTTAAATGAGTCGCTAATAAATAGTAACGCCCATTGCATGCAAATTAGTGGGAGGTACGTGCAGACAACATGATTTGCGCATGTGCCATGAAGCGTTATAAGATGCTATGCTGCTAATACGAACGGTATTGACCGAGTTATATAGGTCGGAAAGGCGGTTGGAATAAGAGGAACGAGGCGGTAGACGTGACCGACAACAATGGCCGACGCGAAGGCGGTAATAGATTCTCTCGGAGGCGAGACTTGTGTAAGGACTATGCCGCGCGTAAGTCGCATCGTGACGCCATATGCGATAGAGATGTTTTACATGCCCAAGAAGAAGGACCACTGTGTTACACCAAGACCAGAGGTTGTTCTAGAGAGCGCGTCGTTTTTTGAACAGCGTCTTTTTTCAATGAATATACAATGCAATATGGAAACAGAATCACATATATTCTTCTGCGGGCTCATTTTATGCAATAAAGAAGAGCCAAGCGTCGGGGACGTGAAACGTCTTTGCAGAGTTTTCAACGATCCGATGGCCGTCGCCGGAATACGTACGGAGCATCGTCTATGCAACGCGCCATATTTCGCATGTGTACAAACGGATTCTTCGATAGATGAACCGGAAGTGCTGATCATAACTGGCCTTGGATATCATTGTCATTGCAAAGAACCATTTTCAATGAGTTGTTGGCAGGGGGTCGTATCGGCATCGGCTAGAGCCGCTGCATTATGTACCGAAATACGGAAACGTGGAATTCACAAAGCTAATGTATGAGTCTTGTTACACTACAATGTAATAAAGCGTTTTATTAAAACCATAAGAAATTGATTTTTTAATAGTAAAGATCGAACAGTACCGCCTGGAAGTGCTCTAGTCTGATCTGAATTGGAGGTAGAGTTAACACTATTGTGTTAATGGTATATTTGTAGTTGCATTGGTTACATTTGGAGAATTTCATTGAAACGTAGATGATATCTGGACAATGTTCCGCGCAAAAAGTAAAGACCCAAGCTACTAACAGGGTATTTGGGTAATAAAACACGCTGAACAAGCTAGACAATCTCGTAATTGTCCTAGCTTGTTCAGCGTTCACTGGCAGTCCGTCGACTGTCTTTACATAGTCTGCTTCCCCACTATAACTCAAAACAAGAGTCAAGAGCCGAGACTGATTCGTTTAATCATATTTATTTTATTTAAGTAATGTGAAAGACGTCAAAAGTTAAAACCGGTATATTAAATGCTAATAGTCATCTCTGGTATATCTATAGACATTAAACCATGTAGAAGTGGATTTATATTTCTGTGCATCTTCAATAGCCCTTCGTAGTATCTCCACCACTAGTTTCTCGCGCCGCTGACACGGTAAACAATGAAGGTGAAACAAAAACCCATATTTGAAATAATTACAGTTCATGACAACAAAGATCAGACCGCCGCCTATAAACTCAGTTCTAGTGCACCGTTCGCGGGCTCGATCATATCTATATAATATGCGCGGCAATTCTACATATGGCGGAGGAGATTCATCTCGTCGATCGGATGAACTTTCTTCATACATAGGCGGATGGATCAGTAGTGATGTGAAATAATCCGGAGGCCTCTCTACGTTCTGCCTCCTAGGGTGGCCATTGGCTATGTAGTAGTCACGTCTTGATAAACTTTCACAGTGTGTTACACTTTCTTCAGTTCTATCGTGGTGCATGTCGTCGGAGGTAGACAGGATAGATAGTTCGTCATACGCTGGTGGTGGAATACCGCAGTCTCTTCGATCATTAGTCCAGTCATCTCCATCCGTCGTCAATAATGATATGAATTCAGTATCACTTTCATCTGATGAGTTATCATACAACGTTTCATTGCGGCGATTAGCTCTTCCTTCTACCGTAAATCTTCCATTCTCCACCGAACGTTCAAATATAGCTGCGCTTGAGGTACTGCGTGGACGATTTGGCTGTGCTGTAGTGTTGTCGTATCCCATTAAATCATTATGTGGAATCTGTCTACCCAAATCCCATACTTCGCAATTAATATGATCTATGTACCGACCATACGTATTATGAGATTCCATGAGTACTTGAGAATAAGTACCTTTAACTGACACGAGATGACTAAACTGGTTTTTAGTAATACAGTGTTTTTGTACTGTACGGTAAGATCAGAATACTCGCCCTCTCGCAACATTTTATATACCAGTCCGGACGGATATAACTCGTGATGCATGTGATGTTCAGATAACATGTCTGTTATGAGTCTGGTCTTAATTACATGAGTCATTTAGCTATTGAACAATGAGCGGGATGGTCCAACGCCTCTCCCGGCCGCGGCCGCGCAGAAAAGGCCAGTCGTTTGATTAGAAATGTGCACCTTTTCGAGAAGCGTAACTGAAAACGAACCTACGTATAGTTATATAGAACAATACATCTTCCGAGAAACACAACAAGCGGTGACTTTCTATTCCAGTAAGTCATGATACGGAAATGATTGTTCTCGTGGCTATATAATACCATCTGGCACAGTTACCCACACATGGTAGGCATTAGGGAACAATTGTCTTCTCTAGTTGCTAAAAAAAATGGCAGCATTAAGGCCGTTATGCATGTTAACGTGTGCTATCGTTGCCATGTTCAGCCATCATACCTTGTCTTTATCGATCGATAGGTGTAAGAGTAAGGATTCGCGGATGACGGGTCTTCTGAGGGAGGGAAGAAGAGTCTTTAATGAACGCTTGAAAGACGAATATGTGAGTATGGCCATCTAATAGTACGTATGACTGTATCATGCATGCTTGGGAATGGCGGAAGAGCAGACTTGTATAAAAATGTCCTCTTGCGCGATCCCCACGTTTGCGTGATATTCAATAACACGGCGTTTAATTGTGTTAATAGTTTCTGTTACTGTTATATAGCAATCAAAGGACGATGCGCTGGACGTACAACTGCTAGATAGTTCTGTGGTGGACGCAATAAAGGTATTGTGATGGTATGACTGTAATTATAACAACCTCGAAGTAAAGCGGACTAAAGCCATCTGTTATCGTTACAGGGCAACGGAGGATGTTTTGTAGTGAAAAAGATCGGAGATATATGGCTAGAAACCATATCGAAATTCAGGGGACGGAACCAAAGCGAGGATTCCACAAAAGATCTCGACGTCCTCGGTCAATCAGTACACGGCTTGGCGGAATTATTTCTGAAATGTGTAAGTTTGATAACTTATTATAATATACTATGTGTTTGCTGTGCGCATTAATTGTCCTCTTTATTCTTTTGACGATGCTGCGCCATATGTGTTACCTTCGCACGATGTAGCAGTGTGGTGATGCTGTAACAGTAACTAACAAGATACGGAAAACTATTAAGACGGTAAGTTGGAATTTATTATAGAAGGGTTGACACAAAAGTCAGTAGACTGCGACGTATGTGGGGACCGTGTATGAGATGTCTGTAATATGTGACCTCTGGTGCGGTCCTCATGTTACGTAGTAAGTCGGCAAGTGTTCGGAATTTGTATCTATGCTCAAATCAGTAATTCAATACAAACAGTTGGAAGATAGCGGCACGGACAACGGTCACAATAAAGTAATGGGGGAGACGGACGTGTGGTTCGACCTTTTGGAGGAGGCGATAAATGCCGTATAAGTGTATCCAGGCGTTGTAGTTACTACAGAGATGGAGATAACGAACTGCCGTTAGAAGAAGCACTTATTCCTTTCCCCTTTCCATGTATAATAATAAAAATTTATACCAAATAACAAGGATGTATATTGAGTTATTCCCGGGAGAGCAGAGATGAGACGTGACGCATTGTACTTGGACCGTTTCCTAGTAACTTTAAGTCTTGGCAATGTTTCAAGTACCATGTAGTACGTCATCGCCGGCGGCAGCTGTAACTCCGAAACAACAGCTTGCTTTTCGGGGAACTGCTTGGCGATGCAAAGCGAGTTGGCACGCTGCCAGGGCGTGAAATACAAACCTGAGTTTTGTTGGCAAGTAGCCAAGTAAGGGCCTGACCGCTATGTGTATGTGCGCAAAGAATGTGAGTGGCCCATCCCCCAACGCCCTTCCATAGCAGTGCATTGAAGGCACGTCAGGCAAAAATTTTTTTCTGCGCGGCCGCGGCCGGGAGAGGCGTTGGAC